TAAGAGTGCAAATTACGCGTGCCATGGTCCCCTCCTAAAATGGGTTATAAAAAAGCGGCCCCGTTTCCAGGGCCGCGGCTCATGATATCGGACGATTACTCGGCGGTGAACGGGCGCCACTGCGCGGTGGACGGCAGGATGTTCTTGATCAGGCCATGGTGCTTCGGCTTGGTCACGCGCAGGTAACCGAACAGGAACTGGAACCAGCTCATGACCGGCATGCCGCCCACGCCGAAAGGCAGGGGAATTTTCGTCATCGGTTGAAATTGACGCCAGCCGATCGCATCCGCCGCCGGCGCCATGTTCAGCAGCGGCACGGTGATCGTGCCCGGGATGTCGCGGTTCAGATCGGTGAAGGTGGTGGTCGCACCAGTCTTCTTGACGATCTTCACCAGGCGCAGGTCGCTCGAGGCGTTGGTGCCGTTCTGGCGCGAGCGGTAGATGGCGTAGCCGCTCTCGGTGCCCGAGGCCGACTGCGAGATGGTCAGCACGGCCTTGGTGCCGTCGGCGATCGCCACCTGCGCGCTCTTGGTCACGGCCGACAGCTGCTCGCCGTTGGCGCCGATGCCGGCGACAGCGTAGTAGTAATTGCCAGCGCGGCTGCTGGTGAAGGTCGACGACGGGTCGGTCGCCGAGACATCGACAGCCAGGCCAGCCGGCTTGAAGGCAGCATTCGCGGCCGCTGCGGCGGTGTACTGGGCGTTCGAGCTGCCATCCCACGGCATCACCATCGGGTGGTTGTCCGCGTGGATGAAGGTGTCCTGGTTGGTCTTCAGGACGCCGTTCTGCAGGCGAATGCCCTCGACGTGCGCGCCGATCTGCGGGGTGTTGCTGTTACCCGGCAGCCAGCGGAAGGCCGGATCCAGGCCCATGTTCAGGTCGTTCTGCACCGAGACCGGCATGAACACGTCGGTCGAGCGACCCCACGAACCGTAGTCCATCACGGTCGAGTTGACCTTCGAGAACGGCTCGACGCTGTTCAGCTTGGCGCCGTTCATGTCGACGATGTTCTCGTCCGAAATCTGGCCGGCCGCGACGCTGTCCTCGATGATCTTGATGATGCCGTCGAACTGGGTCGGCGAGGCATCGGCGTTGCCATGATACAGCAGGTAGTTGGCGTCGGTCAGCAGCTGCAGGGCGCCATTGCGCTCTTCGGTCGCGATCGGGCCGACCATGTTCTTGCCGATGTTCAGGACGTAACCGACCTGGCGCATCGTCATGAGGAACTTGACCAGACCGACTTCACGGCTGTAGTCGCCCTGCGCCGCGCGCACCACGCCCATCTGGGTGTTGGTCGAGCCGCCCAGCACGCCGCCGATGCCGTTCTGGCGGGTGTACTCGTCGACGATGTTGGTCGCGTTGGTCGATGCCAGGCGGTTGAACAGCACGAAGTGCTCGTTCTCCTGGATCGTGGTCTTCATGGCCGTGTCCAGCGACTGCACGCCCAGGGCGCCGCCACCGGTCAGGTTCGAGACGTCGGTCTCGTAGTTGCTGGCCTGGAGAGCCTTCTGCAGCTCCTCGGTCAGCGCGCCGGCAGCCGAGCCACCCAGCGAAGCCGCGCCGCCGGGAGTCATGCTGGCGAATTGCTTAAAAAAGTCGTTCATTTTTTTACGGTTCCCTTCGGGTGGTGTGGTTTTACTGCATGACCTTGGCGGCGAGCGCCTGGTCGATCGGCACGCCGGCACGCATCGCGACGTCGATCGTGGTCAGTTCGTGACCGCTGATCTTGCCGGCCGCGAATGCTGCGTTCGACTTCGCCATGATTTCTTCCTTGGTCGGACCCTGCGGCTGCTGCAGCGACTTGGTCATGGTGGTGACCTGCTCGTGCACGTTGACCAGCGTCTTGCGGCCGGCGCCCTGGTTCGAGAGGCGACCGACGGTGTCCTGCAGCGACTTGATCAGCTCGCTCTGCGCCGTCAGCTGTGCGCCCATGGACTTGACGAGATCCAGAGTGCCGCCAAGGGCCTGCACCATCATGGATTCCTGGTTGTCGACGCGTTCGAACAGCGACTTGACGAGCTCGGTGCCATCCTGCGCTTCGACGACCGAGCCGTCTGCCAGCGTCACCTGGAAGGACTTCGCCATCGACTCGTCGCCTTCAGCCGCAACCTTGTTCTTGTCGTCGTCTTCCTCGCCTTCGCTAGGCTTCTTGCCGTCATTGGCTTCAGCGGGCGGGGCAAACGACTTCGTCATTTCGCCGAGCTCGCCGAGCAGCTGCTGAAAGCTGTTCGGCTGCTTGTTTTGTTCAGTGCTCATTGTTTTCTGCTCCGTTGTTTAAGGCCTGTTTGCAAATCGCGGTAGAACCGCTCTACGTTCTCGGCCGCGTCGTCCTGCGACAGGCCAAACGTTTGGGCGCAATAGGCGACGAGGTCCGCCGCGCCCGGGTTCGGTCCCACCTCCCCGGCGCGCAGCGCCTCAGCCAGCCTGTTGCGTAAATCGAAGTAGTTGATCGGCGCGCCGTCGAGCGACTGCATGCGCAGAGCCGCGCCGCCGGTCATGTCGGCCGGGTTGGTCGCGTAGCTCGCCTCGAGCGCCTTCTGCATGACCCAGCCGCCGAGCGACTTGGCGAACGTGCCGACCGGCGTCGTGGAGGCGGGCGCCAGGCCGGCATGAACCGGATTGAGCGACAGCGCGAGGTTGTTCCAGCGCGTGCCAGTGATCACCGGAACCTTCGCTTTCGTCAGCGGGTCGATGCGGATGTCGCGGCCGGTCACGCTTCCGCCCACAGAGGCGTAGTAGCGGTCCGGCGGCGAAACCTTGGTCATGCCATCCCACACCCTGTTGGCGCGCTCGGCCAGCGGCGAATCTCCGCGGCGCAGCTCCGCCTTCACGATCGTGGTGTCGCCGTTGAATGCGACATCGACAGGCTGCCCGATGACCCAGCTTTCCGGGTCGTCGATGCCGTACATTTTCGCGACGGACGGCATGGACTTGTGATCCAGGTCCAGCACGCCGAACTTCTTGAAAACGTCGGCGGATTCGCGCAGCGCCTTCGCCAGGACGATCTCGCCCTGCTGGTCACGGCTTTCCTTGCTGGCCTCGACATAGATGATGCGGCGGCCGCCTTCCTCGCGCGGCGTCGCTTTCATGAGCATACCGAAGCTCACGAAGTCGGGAATTGTGGCCAGCAGATCGTTATCGTCCATGCCGCCATGATGTTGTCACGACGGCCGCTGGCGTGATCTAGGCAACAAAAAAGCCGCCCGAAGGCGGCTTTCTCGTAGAGTTTTTTGGCGGGTCTGCGCCTATCCGGACCGAGACGCAGCCCGCTTCATGATCGCCACCATGGCGGGAGAGCCGAGAATCGAGCAACGGCCGCCGTGGGCATCGCCCAGCACCAGGGTTCCGGCCTGATGCCTGGCGCCGCGCGCTCGATCAAAAGGGAGATGAGGAAGGCGAGCACGTTACTGGGCCCCCAGCACCTGGCGCGCCTGCGCGATCACCTGCTGCAGCTGGCCGCGCTCCTGGACCAGCGCCATGTACTTGTCGCCGCCACCGGTCAGGGCATGGCTGCCAGCCTCCTTGAGCTCGGCCTGCACCTCGTCGAGGCGCTGCGTCGCGCGCGCCAGGATCTTGCGCTCGGCCGCCTCGGTCTGCTGCGCCATGACGGCCAGCTCGCCAAGTTTTCGGTGGGTGTCGTCGATGTGGGCTTTCATGGGCTCAACTATACCTCAAAAAAGAGCAGTTTGTGAATCATCTTCTTGCGCCTGCTGTTGCTTCAGGTAGGAGGCGACGCCGGTGTCGTCGAGCCCTTCCATCGAGCTCGTCATCATCTCGCGCAGGCCGTACTTCTTCGACAGCCGGTCGCGTGCGGCGCGCTCCTCCGGGTGGTCCGCCACCAGGTCGATCAGCTCGACGTTGTTTTTCTGCCCGGTCCGGAAAATGCGGCCCTGGCGCTGGGCGTGCGTCATCGCAGTCTGGGGCGTATCCATCTGCACCAGCCACTGGCCGCGCTGGATGTTCATGCCGGTGGCGCCGGCGTCGGATGCGATCAGGATGTCGGCCTGCGCGTCGCCCTGCTCCGGGTTGAACATCAGGCGCTTGCGCTCCTTCTCGGTCGAGGAGTCGGCGCCCGTCAGCGCAACCACGCGGTGGCCTTCCTTCTCCAGCCGCTCCTTGATCGCCTTGACGGCGTCCAGCGAGTGCGCAAACACGACGCCCGGCTTGCCCTTGCGCTCGGCCGCGACCTTCGACAGGTGGTCGACCTTGGCGTTATCCGGGTGCGTGTTGATCACGCGCTGGGTGGCGGAGGCCTTCAGGATGCCCAGGTTGGCTTGCAGGTTGCGCGCGATCTCCTCGTGCTTGTCCTCCGGGGCTCCGGCAAACGAGTTCGGCGAGATGGCGCGCATGGCGACCACGTCGACCTTGCCCTGCATGCGGGCGATGCGCGCGCTGCTGAAGTGCTTGTCGAGCTCCGACAGCGCCAGCTTCTGGCCGGCGGACAGCGCGATCTTTTCCTCGCGCCGGTCGGCCTGAACGTCCGGATCGATCTTCGATGGATACACGTAGCGCGCCATCTCGCGCTTGAGCGCGTTCTTGCTGGCCAGTGTGTCGGCGCCGTAGCGGCGCATGAAGGCGGCCCTGTCGCCGTAGCGCGCAGGGTCCATTTTTCGCAGCAGGTCGAACACTTCGCTGGCATCGTTCTTGACCGGATCTCCGCTCGCCAGCAGGTAATTCGGCGTATGGTGCGACAGCGCGTCGACCACGTTGGCCAGGCCGGAATTCTCCTTGCCGGCGCGGTTCAGGGTGTTCTGGCTCTCGTCCACCGTGAGGTAGTCGAAGTTGATCCCCTCACGCTTCATCAGATCGCCCATCCAGGCCTTGCGCTCGTCGTCCGTCATGGCGTTCAGGCGGTCGGCCATTTCGCTTTCCGGGATGCCGGCGTGCTTCGCGCCCAGGTGCAGCATGTCGTCGCGGAAGGACTGGTGCGTCATGACCGCGAAATCGTGCTCCGGGTTCTTGTACGCGGCAATCCGCTCCTCGCGGCTGGAGCCGGGCTGGATGTGCCAGTTGTACTTGCCCGGCTCAAGGTAGCGCAGCGCCTCGCCGGAGAACTGGCCCTGCACGATCGACGGCACCAGGAACAGGCCGCGCTTGGCCTGGCCCTTCTCCTTGAGGTGCGTAAACGAGGCCAGCTGCAGCAGCGACTTGCCCGAGCCGGTGCCGAACGCGGCGACCACGCGCTTGTTCGCCTCGACCAGCTTCACCAGGCGCTGGCGCGCGGCGTTCTTCCCGCCGCTCATGGTCGGCGCCCAGAGCTTGGTCGGGGCGCCGGGTTTGAAGTTTTTCCCAACCACGCCCATCATGCCGGCGATCTGGCGCTCGGCCGCGTGGCCGATGCTGTGCCGCTCGTCCCCCTCGAGCTTGATGTCCTCGGTGGCGGTCGGCGGCGCCTCGTCGGCGAAGAAACCCATCTGCGCCTGGTTGAACGCCTCCTGCCGGTCGCGCGCGGCGTCCAGCTTGTCGGAGACCGAGCCGCTGGCGTAGCGGCCCTGCACGCGCTCGCGCAGGCTGTCGGTCAGCGCGCGGTCGCGCGCCAGCCGAGCCTCGCGCGCTTCGTGGTCGGTCGCGTCCAGGTGATTCAGGTTGTGGCGGATCAGCGCCTTGCCGACCTTCAGCGGCGCGCCAGGCTTGAGCTTGTTGTGCGCGTCAACGAAGGCCCTGCCGACCTTCGAGCGAATCAGGTCCTGCACCGCCTCATAGGCCTTCTCATGGCCGCCCATCGTCTCGACGTACTTCGCCCAGGTCAGCGACGAGGCGTTCACCTGGCTGGCCAGCTCGTCACGGCGCGCACGCCACTCGCCGTGCTCCGGGTTCGGCACGGTGTCGCCGAACATGTCGGTGGTCTCGGCCTCCGGCTCGGCCGCGGCGTGCTTCTCGAGCTCCTGGCGCAGCTGCGCAGCCTCCGGCGATTCCTTGGCCACGTTCCGGTGGAAGAATTCGCGAATCGCGCGCTGGTCCTGCGGCTGCAGCTCGCCGATCGGCTTGTAGGCGGCCGTGCCTTCAGGGGTCTCGGCCAGCGCTCGGTGCAGCGCGTCGACTGCGTGCTGGTCGACCTCGAATTTCTGCTGGTTGATGGTCGCGCGCGCGCCGCCGTAACGGCGCTGCACGAACGCGTCGGCATACTTCTCGAAGGTATCGCCCAGCGCGTCCGCGCGCTGCATCTTGCCATCCTGGCCCTTGAGCGGCGCCACCGCGTCGAGCGCGGCGCGGTATTCCTCGGCCCGGCCGGGCCCGGCCTTCTGGAAGAACTCGGCCGACTGGATGTCGGCGACGATGTCGCCCGGGGTGTCGCCGTCGGCCGCGCGCCCGCCGATGTAGTCGCGCAGGCTCTGCTCCAGATCCTCGCCCGGCTGGAACGGCTCGGCCAGCTGCGGCGCCGCGCCCGGCTTCACGTCCATGGCCAGGTCCGGACGATTGGCGACGCCGGCCGGCAGCCAGCCGTCCTCGTCGTGGTCGCCGCGGATGATGGCGAGATTGCGCTGGACTTGCTGCACGTCGTCCCGGCTCACCGGCTTGGCCAATCGGTCCAGGCCGGAGGCGTTGACGGTCAGGAACCGGTCGCCCGCCACGTCCTCGATCGTGTAATCCCCCTTCTGCAGGCCGATCGCGCGCACCTGGCGGATGGCGTCCTCGATACCGACCTTTCCGAGCGAGACCTCGAATTGGTCCTTCTTGCCCTGCTTGAGGGCCGTCACCAGGGCGGCGTTCGCCTCCATCTCACCCAGAGCCTGGCCCAGGATCTTCTGTGCGTCCGTCACCGCGCGGCGCCGGCGCGCGTTCAGCTCCTGCGCCGCCTGCAGGTCGGCGCCGCCGGCCAGCTCGCCGAGCTCGATCTCCTTGGCCGTCTCCATCAGGTCGCGCGCGTCAGACAGCGCCTGCTCGCTGGTGGCCATGTAGTGGTCGAGGTGAAAGGCCTGCATCCCCTCGGTGATGCGGTCGACGTCGTCAGCCAGGTCGCTGTGGATCCGCCGCGCCAGCACCTGCGCAGCGCCCGCGACGCCCAACACGTCGACCACGGACCGGTCGACCAGCGCCTCGCCGCCAACGGCCAGCGCCAGGCTGTTGATGCTGTTGTAGGCGCCCACGCCGATGTGCTTGCCCAGGCTCTCGCCCGGCGCCTCGCCGGCCAGCTGCTGGAATTCGGACAGGAACGCGCGCGTCTTCATGGTGCGCAGGTCGCCCTCGATGTCCGCCTCGACCTTGGCATCCGCCTCCGGATCAGCCGTGTACTCGATCACGTAGGCCTTCGGCTCGGCCGCCGACTTGTCGATCTCGCGGTTGGCCTCCTGAGCCTTTTTGTGGAGCTGGCGCAGCTGCTTCTGGGCCTTCAGCAGCGCCACTGCCTCCTTGGCGTCGGCCAGCTGCACCTTGGTGTCCTTCACCAGCGGCTCGCGGATCGACTTGATCTCGTCGGCGACCATCTTCGCGGTCTCGCCGCGCGCCACCGCCGCCTGGCGCTGCGCCGGCGTCATCGAGGCCTGCTTCGCCTCCTTGGCCTTGTCCGCCTCAGCCTTGAGCTCGTGCTCGGTCAGACCGGCATCCTCGGCACGTTCCTTGTAATCCGGCGAGAAGCCCAGGCCGCCACCTTCCGCCTTCACCGGCGCGATGTCCTGTACCGACAGGGTTTCCGGGTCGGAGGTCTCAAGCGGAATCTCGCTGATGCCGGCCTCCATGCGCGCACCAGCGTCGTCCACCAGGCGCCGGCGCTGGACATCGACCGCCTCGTTCGCGCGCGCCAGCAGCTCCTGGTGGTGCTTCAGCCGCAGCTTAGCCTGCGCGGCATCCGACAGGTGCGCGACGTCCTGTTCAGGAAACTCCAGCGACTTCGGATCCCAGCCCATGGCATCGGCCACGGTCTGGACGAACTTGCGCTCGTGGTCACGCACCTGCGTGCGCACGTTCTCGCGCGCCTTCTTCTTCGACTCGACCAGGCCGTTTTCCTTGTCGCGCTTGCGCTGCTCTTTCTTGGCCTCGGTCGCGGCTTTCTTCTTCTCGGCCGCCTCGCGCTTGTAGTCGGATTCGGAGCGGACGGCGCGCAGCTTCAGGTAGTTGAGCTTTCCGCCGGCGCCGCCGATCACGTGCGCGGAACCGTCGGCGTTCGGCTGGATCAGGACAGGCTGGCCTTTGGAGTCAGCACCGTTCGGGTGCAGTGTAATCCAGCGACTTCCGGGCGGAATCGACTGGGCCTTCAGGAAGAGGATTGGCTTCATTCCGCCATGGTAGGGTCACGACGGGGCGGCCTTGCAGGTATCCATGGGAACCAGTTGGGAACCAGACTCGGTTACCGATAAGCCTTTGATTCTTATCTTCTTTTTCTATAAGTAACCAAGTAACCATGTAATATTAGATATAGATACTATAGGAGGATAGTGTTTCTTATATGAAATACTCCTACGTATTGTGTGTGTTATATATGTTTCTCGCGCTGGTTCCTGGTTACCGGTTACACGCATAAAATCAATGACTTGCAAAGCGCCGGTAACCAGGAAGCGGTTACCGCAATAAAAAAGCCGCCCGCAGGCGGCCTTGATGGCGTGGCGCCAGGTCAAATCCCGGCATCGGTATCGACCAGCGTGAACTGCTCGCCCTCCGGATCGGTGACCACGTTCGAACCCAGGTTGAAGCTGGCGTTCTGGCGGTATTCCTCGATCGCAGCGGCCAGCGCCTCATGCAGGTCGGCGTGCGGCGGCATGCGGTCGATCACGGACTGGTCCATGTAGTCGCCCAACAGGTGCAGGTTGTCCTGGGTGTAGAAGCGCTTCATCAGCGCCTTCACCAGATACCAGTAGACGCCGAAGCAGCGGTAGCGCCGAGGGTCCTGCTGGAGCAGCTGCAGGGTGCTGGCCGCGAATTTTTGTGGGTCGATCATGCGGCCTCCTTTTGTTTCTGGATGTATGCCTGGCGAGCAGCGATCCGCTCACGAACAGTCTGATTGCGGTCCGGTGCCCATTGATGGGTCGAAAACAAGCCGTCCCGGAAGCCTTCGAGCTCATGCACCTTCTTGTCGGCCAGGCCGGTGCTCTCGGCCAGCATCTGCATAACCTGGAGCGCGTCCGGGTCGCCGTTGCTGTACTGGGACAGCGAACGCAGCTCGGCGACCTTGTCCAGCCCGTCGTGGTGGCGGATCGCCGACGCGGTCATGGCATGCGCCAGGTCGCGGTGGCCGGAGCCGGCCGCGATGTCGCGCAGCGTGCCATGCACGGTCTTGTCCTCGCCAGCGTAGCCCGGGCGGTGATGCGCGTAACTGTCGTGCTTGGGAAACGCGCGGCCGCTCGAGCCAACCGGCGCCATGGGCAGATGGTCGCTGACCTGGCTGCCCAGCAGGCCTTCATGCCGAGCGCGCGCCCACAGGATCGCCAGCGCTTTCTTGTTCCATGTAGGTTTCGTGCTATCGGTGCCGCCGTATTCCGGCAGCGTCGCCAGCGGGAAGGCCTCGGCCAGGGCGTCCTTGAAGGTCGGGGCCCGGCGCACGCGCTCCAGCTGCTCGCGCTCGAACCGCTCGCGCGTGGCGCGCACGGCCGGGTGCTCGGCGATGCCGGAGACCTGGTCCTTGCCGTGCAGGTCGCGCAGCAGCCCGGTCCAGGGGTTGTAGTTGCGGTTCGAGTAGCTGGCATCCGGGTACACGACCTTGTTGCGCCATTCGACGCGGCTATTTTTCCGGGCCTGATGGCTCTCCTTGCCGAACTTCTTGCCGCGCTCGGACGCCATCCAGGCCTGCGCGACGCGCTCCTTGGCGGCATCGGTCGGCAGCAGGTAGTCGTGCGTGTCGTGCAGCTTGGTGTGCTCGTAGCTCTCGGCCATCTTCAGGTCGCCGGTCTCGCGGTTCACCATCGGCACCGAGCCATACGGCATATGGAAGGTGTAGGCCTTCGAGCCGGCCTTGATCTGGCGCTGGATCAGGTCGTTGTTCGCCTCCAGCACCGACGACGGCAGGTTCTTGACGTCGTCCCAGTTCTTCAGGTTGTTGAGCTTGTCGGCAGCTTCGGACTCGAACTTGGCCTTCACCTCGTCGGCCTCGGCCTTCTCGTCGAGCTCGAACGGCTTGGCGTCGCTAGTCTCCTTCAGCGGGACGGTGACCGGGCGCGCGCCGGCGGTGTCGGCGTAGCGGCGCATGGTGACCGTGCCGGCGCGCATGTTCACGCCCGTGACGACCATCTTGCCATCGGCGCCGAAATCCAGCGCGGCGCCGGCGGTCAGCACGGTGCCGGTATCCGGGTGAATCAGCACGTCGGTGTCGCTGTCCAACGCCTGCTTGGCCGGGAAATACTTGTTGCGGAACAGAGCGTTTTTAGACGCCTCGATCTTGTCGTGCAGGCGCTTGGCGCTGGCGCTGCCCTTGTTCTTCAGTGTGCGGTAGCTGCGCTGCATGTCCTGGAACCGCACGAATTCGGCCATGGCGTCGACGCGCTGGCCGGCTTCGTAACGTTGCATCGCTGCGGCCTTGTCCTCGGCGAACTTGGCGCGCGCCGCCTCCGGGTCGGCCGCCAGCATGATACGCATGTCGTCGAGCGAGAACGCGCCCTCGCGCGCCAGGTTCTCGACGCGGTCGCCGCCGTTCCACAGCAGATCCTGCCAATCCTTCTTCGCGGCCACGGCCTGGTAGCGGTAGCCGTCGAAGCTGCCTTTGGACAGGTAGGAGTGGATCCGGACCGCCTCGTTCAGGTTGCCCTGGCGCAGGCCGCGGCCGTTGCGCTGCTGAAGCGTGGCCGGCTCCCACGGGATATCCAGGTTGTGGATGTCGGTGGTGGTTTTCTGAAGGTTCAGGCCCTCGGCCATGGTGCAGTTGCCGATCACCACGTCCAGCTTGCCGGCGTTGAACGCGTCGGCGATGTTCTGGCGCTTCACCGCGGAGCCGGCCACCTTGGCGTTGATGATGCCGATGCGCTTGCGGTCGAAGCCTTGGGCCACCAGGGCGTCGACGATCTTCTCGTGCGAGTCGATGTATTCGGAGAACACGATCTGGCCGCCGTCTTCCTTGCCAATCGCGCACTGCTTGGCCAGCTCGGCATACTTCGGGCTAACGGCGCCGGCGTGCGCGGCCGGGTCCAACAGGGACAGGTCCAGGGCCGCCTTGTTCATCTTGTCCATGATGGCAAAGATGTGGGCGTCGCCGGTGGCGTCCTTCTTGCCCGACGATTCCTCGGCGAGCTCGCGCAGCGCGGCATATACGTCCTGCTGCTCCTTGGTCATGTCGACCAGGTGCATGCGGTCCTGGCGCTGGGGCAGCTGCAGACCTACCTGCTCGGCGGTACGGCGGTCGATGAAGCGCGACATGATCTCGCGCAGCTCCGACAGGTTTTTAAAACCGGAGACGACGGTTGCGTCCTCGATATCGCCCGAGGTCGAGAGCACCTTGTCCTGCTGGAACTCGCAGAAGCGGTCCAGGAACTCCTCGCTGTTGCGCACCTTGATGCGCTCAAAGGCCTCCGGCGCGATGTGCGACAGCATCGAGTAAATCTCGAGCGGGCTGTTCTTGGTGGGCGTCGCCGTCAGGCCGAACACGCCCAGGCCGCCGTTCTGCTCGCGCACCCAGCGGGTTTTCAGGTTGAAGTCCAGCGCGCGGTTCGACAGGCCCTGGCCACCCAGGAACTTGGGCTGCTCGCCGAAGCGCGCGCGCGCGGCGTACAGGTTCTTCTGGTGGTGCATCTCGTCCGCAATAAGCATGTCGATGCCCAGGTCATTGAAGTAGATCGCGTCCGTACGGTCGGAAAACTCGCGCTGCGCCAGGTGCTGCTCGTAGCGCTCCTTGATGGCCTTGCGGCGCTTGTCGCCAGCATTGCCCATGGATTCGCCGCGCTGCACCCAGAAGTCGTCCGAGTAATACTGCTCCTTCGTCACCGGATCCAGGTCGATCTCTTCGAACGCCGGCTCGCTGATGATGATGAAGTCGTAATCGTTCTGGGTCATGTCGTGGTACTTGCGCTTGCGCTCGGCCGCGCTGTCGTCCTTGCCCACGAGCTCGCCATTCTTGATCTGGAAGTTGGCGCCGATCGTCATCACGCGCGAACCCGGGAACCAGGCCTGCGCCTCCGAATACCAGTTCGCCAGCACGGATTTCGGCACCACGATCACCGGCCGCTGGCTGCGGCCCTGCACCTTGGCCATGCGCGCCAGCAGCAGGCCGCCCAGCGTCTTGCCCAGGCCGACGTCGTCGGCGATGATACCCTTGCCCTGCGCCAGGCTGCGGCGCAGGCTCGACCAGCGCCAGTCGCGCACGCTACGGTCCGGGTTCAGGCCCGGCACCTCGATCGGCGCATCCGAGAAGGTCGGCGCCACGTAGCCGCGGAACGCGCGGTTGTACAGGTCCTCGACCTGGTCGCGGTACTGGGAGCCGCACAGCCATTCCTTGAACTCGGCGTTCCAGTCCTCGATTTTCGGCAGGTCCTCTTCCTTGCGCACGCCCGAGCGATTCAGGTACTTGTCGAGCAACTTGCTGTCGCCGTACTCGTTGCCGCCCTTCACGGTGTAGACGCCGTTCGCGAACGTGATCACCACGTCCGGCTGCTTGCGCGTCCAGTCGTTGGCGCCCGGGCCCTCGTGATTGCGCCAGTTGAAATAGGCGGCCACCACGTCCAGCGGCAGGAACGCGCTGTTGAGCTGGAAATCGACGTCGTCCAGCGACTTCTGATCGATCGCCTTCTCCAGCGCCTCGACCTGCGCCTGCAGCTTGGCGGACAGGTCGGCGTGCTCGCCGGACGCCAGCGCGGCGCGCGCGGCGTCCAGCTTCGGCCACAGCTCGCCGGTGAGATAGGTGTCCATCGTGGTCCAGCGGCCGTCGCCGGCCCAGGCATAGCGGCTGTCGGCCGCCAGCTGCTCCTCGACGTCCTCGACCTCGCGGCCCAGGCGTTCGGCCAGGTCGGCGGCCGTGAATTCGCCCGACTCGATCGCCAGCAGCTGCGCGGTGGCATCGAAGCCACCCTCGACCTTGCGCGGGGCCTTGCCCAGCACGGCGTCGGATAGCTGGCCCTCGTGGTTCACGGCGCCGATCAGGCGGTACAGCGTCTTGTCCACGCTGGCGGCCGTCATCAGGTTCGGATCGTCGGCCGGGATGCCGAACTTCGCCACGTAGGCGCGCACCGCGGCCTCGATCGCCGGCCGGTCGACCGCGCCGCCGCCGGACAGCAGCAGGTCGATCTCGGCGGCGATCGCGGTCGCCTCTTTGATGGAATCGGTCTCCATGAACTCGTCGACTCGGTGCCAGCGCGGCGGCTCGCCCTGCAGCACATAGGCTACGCCATCGACGATCTTGGTATCGCCCACCTTGGCCGTGTTCGCGTACGGGCGGCGCGCGGCGCCGGAGACGGCGCGGTTGCGCGCGGCCTCGTCGGGCAGTGCGGCCAGGATGTCCTGCACGGTGACTGGCACGGCGGACTTCGCGTCCGGCTCGAAGGCGGCGATCGCCTCCGGCACGCCGATCATGGAGCCCTCGACGGTGATGTCGTTGCCCATGCTGGCCTTGGCGCGCCAGCCCTCGGTCATGGTGCCGAGCACGTTGTCGGCGCCGCGGCCGGTGAAGTACGAGCCGGCCAGGAACTCCTCGTCCCAGACGCCCAGGTGCTGCAGCGTGTCGCGGTCGACCGTCTCCAGCGCGCCGGCGACGTCGTCCGCGCGCTTGCGCAGGTAGATCACATCCGTGGTCACCTCGGTGTGCGAGTGCTCGAACGCGGTGTTCGGCATGCGCTGGGCGCCAAGGAACTCGCCCTTGCACAGCATCAGCTCGCGGAACGACCTGGCCGACTTGCTGTCCATGATCCCGGTCGGCACCACCAGCGCGACGATGCCGCCAGCGCGGCACTTGTCGAGCGCGGTGTCGACGAAATACTGTTCGGCGGTGCTGATTGAGACCTTGTCGTCCTTGGCCAGGAAGCCGCGCGGGCCGTACGGCGGATTGCCGATCACCACGTCGAACTGGCGGTCGTCCGCGGTCGCGAAGCGCTCCAGGGACGCGGTCACGATCTCGTGGCGTGCGCCGTGCAGGACCTGCGCCACCTTGGCGCTGACCGGGTCGAGCTCGACGCCGGTGACGCGGAAGCCTTCGGGCGCAGTGTGCAGGAAGACGCCGGTCGCGCACGACGGCTCGAGCGCGGTGCCGGTGCGCGCGCCCATGCGGCCCAGCGTGGCCCACATGGCAGCGGCCACGGCCGGGTCGGTATAGAACTCGTTCAGGCTGTCGCCGCAGCCGCCGTTGCCGCTGTACTGGCGCAGAAGGGCCGGGTCCGGGTGTTCGGTCTCCAGCGCGGCGATCACCTCGGCGTTGATCTCGCGGCGCTTTCCCTTACTGGTGCCGGCGGCCACGCCGAACGGAGTGCCGGGCGCCGGCGGCGCAATCACCGGAGCTGCCTCCGAAACCACCGGAGCTGGCGCGGATACCACCGGAGCTGGCTTGGCCTTCGACTTGCGCGGCTTCTTGGACCTGGCTGGCTTCTCGACGGCCGGCGCTGGCGCTGGCGCCTCGGCCGCCGGCGCGCTGCCGTACTCCTCGGTCACCTCGGCGACGGTCTTTCCGGAAAGCTGCGCCAGCATGCCGAGTACCTGGCGGGCTTCCTTGATCGGCGCCGTCATGATCAGCTTGCGCACGCCCTCGCGGCCGCCGTAGCGCGCCAGCACCTCATCGAGCGTCGGAGTCTTCGGCGCCTCAGGTTCCTGCTTCGGCAGGTTCTCCGGCGCGAACAGGTCCAGGGTGACAGGCGCGGCCGGCTTCGGCGGCTTGATCGGCTTGGCGGCTACGGGCGGCGCCGGCGGCTCGTCGAAGAGCGACGCCTGGCGCGGCGCGTGCTGCTGGTGCAGCGCGACCTTCTGGATGCGGACGTGCGGCTTGACGACGACGCCGTCCTTGCGCACGTGCGCGCCGACCTGCACGGGCGCGTCGAATAGAGCGAGCTGGGACTTCGAGAAGAGGATGATCATACGGGAGCCAGGTGAAGGTCTCCCGCTATTCTCCGGTCACGACGCGAGCGTCGCTTTCCTCAAAAACAGGACCGCCTTGATCATGGCCGGCTTGTCCTTAGTGGCCTTCACCTTGCGCACGAACTCGTCGACCGGCATCGCGGTGATCGGGCCCAGGAACCTCGGATCATCGTAGTGCTTCAGGTACGCCGCGCGCGCGGCCGCCTCGCTGGGGAAGCCCAGCATGCACTTGTCCTCGTCGTAGGCCTTCCAGTCGCCGGCGCGGCGCTGGTGCACGACGTAGACCGTGGGCGCCGTGTCGAGCTCCGGGCCCAGGTAGACGTCGACCTCGTCGCCATCGACCGCCTCGCTGCGGCAGATGTAGCCGTAGGCGTTTTGCATCACGGTGCGCCAGCCCTTCCCCTCACGCACGCTGCCGACCGGGTTCTCGATCGCGATCTCCAGGCCGGCCCACTGCACGCGCGGCTTCTTGTAGTTGCCAGCCTCGGCCTGAGCCGGTGTCGGCGGCGCCAGGTCCTTGTGGCGTGCCGCAGCCGCGCGCAGATCGGCTTGGCTGATCATCCTTGAGGATTCGACGCGCTTCCGCAGCTCCGCATCCTCGGCCGCCATGGCGGCCCGATCACCACCGTGCCGGCGCGCCAGCATGCGCTGGTAGCGGTCCTCGATACTGGCCTTCAGCAGGAGCATCATCAGTGGTACTCCGGGAAGTCCGGCAGTTCCACCGTTTGGCCAGAGAGCGCGTGCGTGCTGTCGCCCAGGAACTGGATCATGCCGTCGGTGACGAACGAGTGGCAGACGGTAGGCGCTGACTCGAACTGTTTCCCCTCAAGCGGCGGGCAACCAGCCGCATACCATGCGTCGTATTCCGCCTGGCCTGCAGGCGTGAAATCCTGACCGGTGACCAGTACCGATGGCGAGAAAGTCGGGCTGTGGACGTCGTTATTCCAGGCCCAGCCGTTCGGGCCGGTGTTTATGGTGTGTCCGCACTCGCAGCCCGGGCAGTAGAACGTCAGCCCATGCTGGTTCGTGCCGGCCCAGCCGCGCAGCTTGTTCGAAAGCTTCATCATTTCTCCGGTTTGGCCAGGGTGGCGCGGAGCCAGTCCCCGAAATCCGGGTCATCGCCCGGGCGGTCTTCGATCACCGGCAGCCAGCTGCCGCGGCAGTGCGGGTGCTGCACGCCGGCTGCGATCCAGTACATTTCGTCCGGCGTGCGGTCGACGAGTTCGCCGCCTACGCGCTTGCGCGGCGCCGCCGAGCGCCCGATATTGGTCTTGCCGACCCAGATTTGCGTCTCGCCATCCTTGTCCGGCGCGCCGGCGTCGACGACCTCCATGACTTTGCCGTCGATCTTCCGACACCACGGGCACGCGTTTCGGTACTGCTCGAGGCGGCGCACCTTGGCGCCAGGCTTGAGCGACGCGACATAGCCCTGGTTCTGGTTTTCCGTCGCTTCCGTAACCGCAATCCTGCGCCAGTCGCGGTTCATCTCGCCCATGGCATCGAGCAAGTCCGACTGCAGCGATGGCCCGGTGGTGTCGCCCAGCGCGCGCGCTTCCTGGTGGCGCATGACGATACGCTTGACGCGGTGGCGCTCGACGGCCGTCATCGAGGTGACGTTCTCCGCGGCGCGCGCGCGGCCGAACTCCATGACGGCGCGCTGCACGGCACTCATGCCGAACTGCGCCGCGGCCTGGTCGATTGTGTTTGGCATGGCGGCCAGCAGCCGGTCGGCCTCGACCAGGGTCGTGTTGGCCATATTCGCCTGCACGCGGCCCATCAGGCTCGAGCGCACGGCCAGCCACTCGGCCTCGGTGCGCAGGTCTTCAGGCGAAAGGTAGCGCTGCGCCAGGTAGTCGACCACCATCATGTGGTCGTCCAGGGTGAACTCGTCGGGCGGCAGCGTCTCCAGGTACAACTTGACCAGCTTGAGCTCGCCCGGCGTCCAACGTTCCATGGCGCCGTCCGGGCGCGCTGGACGGTTGCCGGCGCGGTGGCGCTCGCCCTCCTGCCAGGCCTTCAGCTCGTTGATGAAGCCTTCGATACGCATCAGGCCGCGCTGGGTGAACAGCTCGACCAGGCGGCGCAGCAGCGGTGACGGATGCGGCAGCCAGATGTCGTCCGGCTCGCCCTCGACGATGGCCTTGTGCAGGTGCTCGAGCGCGTCGTTGCTGTGGTGCTCGCAGCAGGCGCCGATATCGATGAGAAGAGAGTGCATGCGACCATGCTATGGTCACGACGCGGCCTGCGAGCGGGCAACAAAAAACCCGGCGCGTGGCCGGGTCTCTTGAAGGCAAACAGCTGCTGTAGTGGGCGAACCGCAGGCGTGCACACCTACGATCCAGCATATCAGCCTTAGGAAGCTGCCAGCCGGTTTGCGGTGTACGTCTCCCGCGCGGGCTTTCACCGCCGTCGTGCTTCGAACGTCCGCGAGGGGAGGCTTTCGCCAACAAGTCTCGCGGCACACTCATTTTGCGCCCAGTCCTATCTGGAAAGTGGCGCGGTGTTGGTTGCCGGCTCCACCCCGGCTAGGCCCACTTACTGCTGCTATTGTTTGTCGAGGGATTCAAGGGCCGTCTTTCTCCCGCTTCTTAGTGGCTTACCACACGGCTGGCAGCTGGTCCCAGGTTATCCAGCGTTGTTGCAGTGGGAAGGATGCCAGCCGTGTAGTTGCCGGTTACGGTTCCGGCGCTGCCGTCGCAGCAGACTCATTCGAGATGTCTAAGCTGTCCCATGGCCGTCACCATGGTTAGATGCAGTCTTTCGCGATGTTTACCTGCATCAGCAAAGGCCATTTTCTCGTCGCTCACGCGCTCGGCCTTGCTTGAAGCTGAATTATCCCACAACTACTCAAATTTGCGCAACTACTTCCGCGCCGGCCCATCCCACAGCATGCCCCATCCGAGCTGGCGCCGCACCTCCTCGGGCGACGGCGGTGGCGTTTGTGCTTTCGCGCGCTGTTGCGTGTACGCGCGGACCTGCTCTTTCGTAGGACGGTTCTGCTGCATGATGGCTCCCCCATAGTGGACTGCGATCAATACTGCCGTCGGCGCCCGGTGGCGCGGGTGCTGCCCATACGACTACGGCCATCGGCCGCTGGGCGCTGCGTGTCTCTCACACCAGATCAACCCTGTGAGCTCAGGGTAGAAAGACCCGGCCGAAGCCGGCCCGCATCTGGCTGGCGGGGCTTCCCTTATTCGGGCGATTGAATGAAGCGATCACTGCTTCGGCGCCTGGCTCCTGCCCTTGCGCTCGGCGATCAGCTTCTGGATATAGTCGGGGGTCTTGACCGGGTTCTTGCCTTCGGTCGCCTGGCCGCCGTCGTAATCGTCGTAAAGGTCGGGCCGCTCCTGCGGGCTTGGGATCGGTTTTTTCACTTGTTCGGTTTCCATATGAGTAAGATACTCCATTGCTCAGATTTGGTCAATCTTTCGGCTTGACTTTCGCCTTTTTCCGTGTCGCCCGACCCATCTTGGTTACCGCTTTCCGAGATCAGGATTGGCTGGCTGCCCTGCGGCACGTTGTTGTCGCGGAACGACCACCTGTCGGCAAGCTTTTTGACCTGCTCGAACGACTCTTCGTTGGTCGTGTTCGACAGCACCACGTCGACCGGAACGTAGCGCTGTGTCTTACCCAAGAAGCGGGACACGGCGCGTTTCGCGGCCTCCTGGCGCGGTAGGTGCATGTAGTGCGCCTCAACGCGGAAGCCCGCTCCCTTGAAGTCGTTGACCTTCTGGACGGCGCCCTTGGCCGTCTTCATGGTCGCGTCCAACACCACGTTCACGCCGAGCTGGCGCGCGGCTGACAGAATCGACTCCAGGAGCTGGCTCGATTCCTCATGCACCTGCGCCGCGTTCCATCCCTCATACTCCGGCAGCATGCCCTTGATGTGGTCAGCGTCGAGCACGATCGACTTGTCCGGATCGTAGACCTGGCCCTCGAACCAGCTCTTACCGGAGCCCCCTCGGCCGCCAAGGATCGTGAAGGTTGGCTGATCGCCTTGTGCCGGCGTGGCGGCATTGATGCGATCGGCCGACAGCAGGCTCTCGTAGATTTTCTGGTGCAGCGCCGTTCGGTCGGCGGTGTACTCGCCGCCCTCCATGAACATATCGACAGTTTGCTCGATCGACTGCAGGCGCTTCTGCACGTCGGCGATCTTCGACGAGGTATCGGGCGGGAACTGCGCCAGGATCTGCTCCGGCGTCACGTTCGCGTCGTCGTGCGATTTGGCGTACTCGGCCGCGTTGAACTGGTCGGCCGGGATCGGCTCCTGCTTGCCGCGCACCTCCTGCTGAACGGCGGGCTTCTGCGTGCCGGCGGCCGGCTTGTGGCCGGTAATCTGGGCGTGCAGCACCCGGTGCTCGCCGCCGGCGGCGTCATGCACCACCGCGCCGTGCTCGCCAATCGCGTGGATATTGCCCTCGCCCTCGTGCTCGCCGTTCTTGAAGGAGACCGAGTCGCCCGGCTGCAGGTTGTGCGTGCCGTAACCGGCTTCAGAGCCAGCCTCCGGCTTTCCGTCCTGATCACCCTTCGGCAGCTCCTTGTTGGAACGAACCCAGTGCTTCGTCGTCTTTCCGGTCTTGTCGGTGACGTCCTTCAGGCTCAAACCGGCCTTACCCTTGATCTCGCCGCTCTTCGCGAAGATGATCATCCGGCCGGAGCCGGCGCCAAATGCTTTGCTCAGTACCATTTTCTCTCCGCGTGCCTCCGGCGGCACGGTGATATAGCGGCGCTGGCCATCCTCATCCTGGACGATCAGCCCGTCTTCGCCTTCGTCGATGACGTCGTATTTTTGCGACTTCCGGGTCTTGTGCCCAAGCACATGCTCCCACTTCACTTTGTGGTGCTTGCCTTCATGGTGCACGGTGATCCCGTGGCGTCCGGTGGCCAGCACCTCGGCCGCGCACGGGCCCTTCGGGTGGCGGAAGTAGACGTGATCGCCCTTGCACACGTCCGGGTTCGGCTCCGGCTCCTTGGCGGCCGGGCGCTTCGGCGCCGCGGTCATGTCTCGACCCTGAAGACCGGCAGTCCGAACGATTTCGCGAAGTCGGCCGGATCGCCATTCGGATCCGCCGGCACGCTGCCGTCGCCGGCCGGCGCGTCGCCGAAGTCCTGGTCGCCGCCGTCGCCAAAGTCCGGCGCGCCGCCGCCCTGGTCATCCTGCTGTTCGCCGCCGCCGTCACCGGCCTCGGCCTGGCCATCAGCACCAGGCTGGCCATAATCCTCCTGGCCCTGCTGCTGCTCGGCCTGCCACGGGCCGATGAGCGACGGGTTGAGCGGCGCGCTGCCCCACTGCTCTTCGATCGGCTCGAGGCTGTCCATGGCCCGCAGCTCGTTGACCGTGAGGATCAGCTTCTGGCGCTCGAAGCGCTGCTTCTCGTCCTCTTCGTCCAGGCCGGTCCAGCGGAACACGAACTGGTCCGAGAAGTCGGACACTATGTAATCGGTGAACAGGTCCTCGAAGTAGGACAACAGCGGGCGCAGGCCCTTGTCGGCCGAGTGGGCCAGTTTTTCCTCGGTGTCGTTGCCACTCAGCCCGCTGTTGCGGGTGCTGAAGGCCTCCATGTTGATCTCGTCCGGGGAAATACCGTAGATCGCGCAGGCGATCGAGGTCAGGAACGTGAGCCACTTGGCGAAAGCCATCTCGTCGATGTCGATGCCGAATTTTTCAAAGCTCGCCTTGCTCTCCTGGTCCTTCGAGACCATGACCGGCATCGCCCAGGAATTATTGATTCCCTTAACCATGCCGTTCCACTGGCGCTTGAACGCAGCGAGATCCCGCTGGTCGTAGTTGCCGGACAGGTGCAGCAATCCTTTCGGGATGCTGTTCGAATCGAAGAACTTACCGTTGTAGGTCACGGCATTGAGAATGTTCGTGACCGTCTTGATCAGCATCTCGGTCTCGGACATTCCGTAACCGCCCACAAGCACGTCACTTCGCGGGTTGCGCGGCACATAAATCAGGTCATCGAACGTGTAAGCGGCGCGCAGCTGGCCCTGGACGACTTGCAGCGCGCGGATTTCGTCGTTGTCGCGGTAGCCGAGCTCAGTGCACAGGCGGATCGTGGCGCCGTCGACGGCGTAAATGCCGTCCATACCCAGCTTCTTGTCGCGCTTGAACTCGGTCTCGATCGGCGACGAGTCCATGGTGAGGCTGTCGCGAGTTAGCTTCCCCATGAACGAGGTGAAGTTGTCTCGCCTGAGGCGCGCGCGCTGGCGCGGGTTGCTCTCCATGCCGCAGTTCGAGAAGAAGTCTTGCAACACCTTGATGGTGTTGGTTTGCTCGGTGCTGGCGTTCGCATCGCGGTCGCGCATGCGGATCTCGAAACCGGGGCCCTTGCCGTTCTCTTGCTGACGGCAAAAGCGCTGCACTTGGCGCACACGGGTAAGGACGATGGCGCTGAGAATATCGGTCCCAGCGACCATCTGCCTCATGAAGTCAAAGCTGAAGGCCCCAGGCTTCTCATAATATTCGCCATAGGCTCCATTTACGCCGTCGTCCAGATAGACGGATTGCATGCCTGGTTGACGCTCTCTCGCGGCGCGCGACGGGAACGGGATAACCTTATTTTGAGACAGGGATTTCTGAAACTCCTGCTCCTCGTGCTGCTCGCGAATGAATTCGATCAGCGGCATAAGATGCGATTGGGGAATCAGCTCCGAAGACAATGCCGCCTTCTGGAGCTCGGCATGCGCTTCGGCTCGCTCCTCGGCTGGCGCGCGCTCATCTCGCGCTACGTTAAAGGCGGTATCGGGTGTCATGCTAAACAGGGTAGCGTCACGACGACAGGCGGATTGTTGCGCTTGATTATTTTCCTAGCGTTGATTATTATTGATACATCGTAGCGCGACGCCTGCCCTGATTTGAGGTCTGGGCGTCAGCCAGCGGAACCCCAACACCAGCCGGCCTTTTGCCGGCACGCCAACCAGCCCGGGCGCGTATAGGGCGCAATCAAGGAAAACGTGGACACCAATATCAAGGCCAGCACCACCGCCGACCGCATTAAGCGCGTCATCTCCGAACAGCTCGGCATCGCACAAGCAGACGTGAAGCCGGAACAGACATTCGTCGACGACCTAGGCGCCGACAGCCTGGACGAGGTCGAGCTCGTCATGGCGATCGAGGACGAATTCGAAATCGAGATCCCGGACGACGAAGCTGGCGGCATCACCACCGTCCAGCAGGCCATCGACTACATCACTGCCAAGGTGTCGGCGTGAGCGGCCAGATCGCCACCCTCGAGCAGCGCGTCAAGGAACGCGTGCAGGAAACCATCGCCAACCTGATCCCGGAAGACGAGCTCGGCCGCCTGGTCGAAGAGCAGGTCGCGCACTTCCGCCGCAACAAGCTGCAGGAGATGATCGCCAACCAGATCCGCGAGCAGTTCGAAGCGGTCGTGAAGGAAGAGCTGAAGAAACCCGAGTACCAGGAAACCTGGGGCATGGGCGGACCTGCAGCAAGCGCAATCGTCCAGCAGGTAATCAAGGAAAGCGCCGGCGACATCCTCAACGCCATGATCGGCATGCACGCGCAGCAGATCGTGAACCGCATGCGCACCGGCTATTAATCAACCCCACCACAAGGAAAACCATGTCCCACAAACAGTCCAAAATCGCCCGCCGCGCCGTTCGTGCCATCGGCAAGCACCCGCGTGAAGTCGAACTCGTGCCCACGAAACCGATCATGCTGTTCGACCTGTTCGGCGCGCCGCGTGGCCAGTTCCTCGGTCAGCGCAACCTCCTGCCAGCATGCGGCCGCGCCATCTACCGCATGGCGAAGAAAGCCGACCGCAAGGGCCTGATCCCGGTCGCCGCATAATGGCCGCCTCCCTCTACGTCTACGGTCCGGCCGGCTGCGGCAAGACCACGAACGCAATCCGGCTGAAGCGAAAGTTCGGGCTCGACCAGATCATCGACGACTATGACGGCTTCGGGCCTGAGCGCGCCAACGTGCCAAAGCAGGGCGCGCTGGTTCTCGGCAAAGGCCGCCACAATGGGCCGCCGGGGGTTCGCGCCATCAGCTACCTCGACGCGATCACGTCGCCCGAAAAATAACCCCGATGCGCCCGGTCCGCCGGGCGCGATGAAAGGAAGGTATGAAATCCACCATCATCCTGATCGCCCTCGCGCTCCTGGCAGGCTGCTCGAAGGACCCGGAGACCCGCCAGCGCGTGAACAGCGAGTTCGTGGTCGACACCCTGTTCACCAAGGACGGCTGCACGGTCTACAGGTTCTTCGATGGCGGCTCGGCGCGCTACTTCACGAACTGCCGCGGCTCAGCCGCGTGGGAGGAGCGCCACGGGAAGACGACGCGCCCGGTCGAGGTTGGCGGAGGTGCCCAATGACCGCCCTCGACCTCACCCGCCTCAAGGAGCTGGCGCAGGCGGCGACGCCGGGGCCGTGGGAGGCGCTGCCCCACGGCGGCTTCTACCCGACGATGCACACGCCGCAGATCAAGGCAGTGGACGGCTCGGTGATCTTCTCGCCATCGTGCGACGTTGGCACCATGCGAAACCCGGAGATTGTCCCGGGCAAGGACCTCAATGAGGCGAACGGACTCTTCATCGCCGCCGCCAACCCCGCCGCCGTGCTGGAGCTGATCGAGCGGCTGGAGCGGGCCGAAGCGATGCTGTTGCCCGGCCTGGTTGAAATACGCGGCGAGTTCAGCGACGAAGACCTCGAGGCCTTCAAGAGGGAGTGGGCCAAGACTACCGGCGCCATGCCCAACGACCCGCTCGACGACGTGCTGCCGCTGGCATCCTTTTTGTTCACGATCACACCGGAGGAGCGCGCGACACCGGCCGACGACAGCGAAGGCGGAAACCATGATTAACGGCTGCAACAACAGGCCGCGGCCGGTGGCTGGCGCGCCGGTCGACGTGCAGGACGGTTACCGCGATATCATGGACGGGATGGGTAACCTGGTGACGGTCGCGAGCTATGTCCAGGCACCCTTCCGCATGTCCACCGACTGCCAGTACGACGCCAGCGCGCGCGACCAGGGCTGCGCCGGCTGCCAGCATGCGCCGCACCTACGCGGGGCTGCCGCGTGAAGACCTGCACCCGCGACGGCTGCGCGCACCAGGTCCGCGCGCGCGGCCTCTGCAACAACCACTACACCCAGTGGCGCAACAAGCTGGCGACGCCGCTGACGAAGTCGGACACGCGCCAGCGGCTGCTGGCCGCGATGCCGGGCACTACGAAGCAGCTCGCGGAGAAGTTGGACATCCAGTACGAGACCGCGCGCAAGGCCGTCAGGAAGCTGCACGCCGAGGGCCTGTGCCACATCGAGGACCACCTGCCGCCGGAGAACCAGGGTCGCGACTACATCGCCGTTTTCACCGCCGGCCCGGGCGAGGACCACAAGCTGACGAAGCAGCAGCGCAAGAAGGACCACCTGGCCGCGCGCCGCGCGTGGTACCACCGCAACGAGTCGCGGCCACGCACCGGCCATCAGTTGGGCGAGCTCGACAAAATCATGATGAGGATGGCGGCATGAAGCGCGTTCGCAATCGCAAGCTCTGTCACAAGGGAGGCTGTGTCGAGTGGATCATGGTACGCGTCGTGACTGTCGGCGGCATCGAGCAGCAGCTCGGACGCTCCTACATGCTCACGCCGAGCGAGTACCTGTTCAATCGGCCGGGCTGCGCGCAGAAGCTCTGGGCTGTGCGCCGCCAGTTGCGCGAATACATCAGCCGCATCGTGAGCACCTGACAACCAATCAGGTTACGCACGCGCTTAATCTTTTCTGATACAATTTCTTCTAGAAATTTCGATTAACCAACGGGCGCCGTTAGGGCGCAACGCACAATGAAAACACAAGAAAGCCGACCGTTTAACCTTGAACACGCGCGCGCTGGAGCGCCGTTCTGCTGCGCGAGCGGCGAGAAAGTCGAGGTCCTGAAGTGGGACCACCGCGACAGATCCTGCTGCAACATCCTCGGTCTGATCCAAACCCAGGAAGAGGACGTGCTTATGAAGTGGGACGTCAATGGTGCGATGCCGGCGTACTACTCGCGGGCCGAGGAGCGCACGCTCGTCATGACCCCGCTCGGCCACATCGACGGCAAGCCGGTATTCGTGGGCGACGAACTGGTCGACAAGAAGGACGGCAGCCGAGTCACCGCAAGGCCGACATGGGGCGAGATGAACCCTGAGCTGTGGGCATGGCCGGCGCCGGCGAAGCAGTACCCGGTGACGGGGATGAAGGACGGCGAGATGCTGCGAGCCTGGCGCGAGGTGGATCAGGGCGACGTGCGCATGTCGAGCCTTCAGCACTTCGCCAACGCCGCCCTGCGCCACGCGGTGGATAACGGCCAGCTGGTGCTGCCGACGATCGTAAGCGGCAAAAACGCCTACGTCGCGGCCGAAATGCACGAGCGAGCGCTATCCGATTTCGAAAAGGTTCAAGCCGACCTGGATCGCGCGACGCGCACGCTCTATCGCTATGGCTACACGGACCGCGGCGGCGAGATGTGGATCCCGCCGGTTGGCCGGCGCAGCGAAGATAACCGCGGCGGGCGCGATATGGCGATCGCCGAGGCGGTGCGTGACGCGTGCTACGTTGCCGTCATGAAATGCGACAACGGGCTTGAGGGAACGGTTGTGCGTCAAATAAAACTGTCCGACATCATCGCCAAGGTGCAACCGTGAGCCGCCCGACCTGCTGCAACCACAACTGCGGCCAGAGCGACCGCTGCCCGTTGCGCAAGGAGCGGCCGCTGACGGTGCGCGAGCGGCGCGCGCTGATCGGTCTGGCGGTGATTGGCTGTCTGCTGCTTTGGTTTCTGGTGAATGGAGCCCCGCAATGAGCACTCGCGACCTCTGCATCATGGCGTGCACGTTCTGCCGGGATCCGCAGTTCTGTGCCTGGCTGGAGCACCTGGCCGGGGAAACCGGCGACGGCGTCAAGTTCGACGAGGCGGCCGCCAAGGAATTCATCCTGACCGCGTGCGGCATCGAGAGCCGCAACGAGCTCGACACGAACGCACGAGCGGCTGACGACTTCCATCGCATCGTGCGCGTGCCGTTCCTGGAGTGGAAGGAGGCCCGCGATGGAGAATGAGCGCGAGCTCCTGGCGCTGGCGGCGAAAGCCGCCGGCAAAAAGCGGCACGAGTGGGATTTCTGGTGGCTTGCCGAGCAACGCCAGAACGTGGCACGCGACATGTTATGGGATCCAAGGCGGGATAGCGGTCAGGCGCTGGATCTGGCGGCCTATCTTGAATTCGACGTGATGCACCGCGTCGTGTCCGGACGTCGAATCGAGGTGCTGCCGGCGGGCGGCCCGCTGACGAAGCATTTCTACGAGGGCGACACTGCAGCAGCGATGCGACAGGCCATATTCAACGCTGCTGTCGAGTTCGGGAGGGCCATGCCATGACCGGGCCCGTGATCGCCATCAAGCCGCGCATCTCCTACCGCGACGGCGTCTATACTTGTCGCCGGATATTCGTCGTCGGCCACGGCACGACGCGGCGCGCGGCGTGGAACGCCATGTGGCAGGCGTACTGGGACAACCAGTTCAGCCCGGTACGCAGGCGTGCAGACTCTGTCAAGGCTGGCACTTGACATGGCATGAACTATCGATACTCAAAAACGAGACCCGAGGATTTTGAACAATGAACAACGTGATCAGCAAAATATTCTTCGTGGCCGGCCTGACGGCGTTTGGCATGTTCGCCGTCGACCAGGCCCAGGCCTTCGGCGTGCACGACTACAGCACGCACGTGATCGCGATCCTGCTGCTGGGGATCCTCGGCCACTTCGCGTTCGAGCGAAAGTCGGCGCCCTGATCTTTAATCTGGGCGTCATGATCGACAAGCATGGCTCCGCACGAGTTTTTGACTCGCCCAGGCTGGCTTCGGGCGCCCATCGGGCGCAAAATGTTACGCCTCCTATAGCTGGAGGTAGCAATGCCGGAGACTCTGTCGTTTTGGAAATCGGAAACACACACGGTCAGATCAATCCGCGATTTGGAGGTGCATGTATTCACCGATGCGATCGGACCAGCCACCCTTCGTTTCGACACTCATGCGATATTCCTGCTCGAAACAAAAGCAAAAGGATCACTGCTCGTAAATGGGGAGGACCATTCGCGCGAGGAATACGCTCCCAATTCGGTGTTTTTTGTGCCGAAAAACACCACTGTCCATGTGCGGACGAATGAACCCATGATTACGGCTGCCGTGATTATTCCGGAGCGTTGGTTCAACCGCGTTCTTGCCATGAACAGTGATCTTTACGACTGCAATTTCGTGTATTTCGAGGTGCGGCCAAACATGACTCTGGCCACTGCGGTCGCGCTACTGAAATCGATCTCTCTGGAAACACCACGAATCGCCCTGCCACCACTGATCGATGCCCTGATTTTGTCGATCGTCTATCGCGTTCTGAAGGTTGTATGCAAAACCAGGGAGAATCGGCAGATACAAGAGACAGAGCCCATCGGAGAATTAGAGGTCGCTCAGGTCGATTCATATATTGACCAGAATATTGACCGATCGATCAAATCCAATGAGCTCGCTGCTATGCTCGGCCTCAGTCCATCGCACTTCACACGCGCGTTCAAGGCTGCGACGGGGCGGACACCGCTGCTTTACGTGTTACGCCGACGAGTGGATACCGCCAAATATTACCTGGCAACCAGCAAACAAAGCCTGGCGCAAATTGCACTTCTATGCGGGTTCGCGAGCCAATCGCACTTCACGACGTCATTCAAGGAAGTGACCAGCATCACCCCCGCCTTCTACCGTAAGCACGTCAGGCGAGACACGCCGCTCGCCACACTGCTCTGGCTGCTGCCGCTCAAGCTGCTCGCTCCGACGAAGGCGGCTCAGGCTCTCGCCGCGCTGGCGATGCTGACGGTGACGTGAACAGACCCAGCCACATGAACCACCAGGCGATCGGGCTCATGCTGCGCGCATCAGCAGGATAGCCTTGGCGAGCTCGCCGGCGCGGCCGGGCGGCGTGATCCATGCCACGACCTTCTTCGGCATCGATCCCTGCATCCGCGTCGCGCTCGACAGGTGCGCCATCACCCTGCCGTCGGCACCCACGGCGCCCGTGCTGACGATGTACCAGGTGTCGCCGTCGTGCTCGACCGTCGGCAGATCCTGCTTCGGCGGCACTTGGCCCTCGAACAGGTCCGGCGTCGCCGCGACCGGGTCGACGCCTTTGAACGGGTTCGGCGGCTGCTTGAACATGTCGCGCTGACCGGCCGGCGTCTCGACGCGCGAGGCGCGCCCCTCGTAGCCGGACACCCACTTGCCGCGGCGCAGGTATGGGCCCACGCGCGCCTTCAGGAAGAGTATGGTTTGCATGTAAAGATTGTCGGGTCACGACGGCGGCCGCGCGGCGAGCACCAGACCCTGAGTCTGGTTGTCCGCTCTCTGCGGATGCTGGCGCGCCGCCGTTATCGGGCGCCGATAGGGCGCAGGAAGACGAGCGCCTTGGTCATGTTCTCACGGCCGTAGAAATACTCGCGCACCGCGTCGAGGGGATCGCGAACCTCTTTCATCCGGGCGGCGACCTGCTCGACCATGTCCAGCACTGCCTTGCCGCGCAGCTTGTCGCGGATCTGCAGCATGTGCGTGCCGCTCAGCCGGCCGGTGTCGCGCATGTGCGAGATCAGGCTGATGGCGTTGCCCACGTGGCGCGCCTCATCTTCGCTCAGCCCCTTCAGGCCGACCGTGTTCTTGAGGTAGGTCAGGCTGTCGAAGTCGATGCTCTTGGCCTTGCTGCCGGCCAGGTCGCGCAGCGCCTCGCTGACAGTTGCCGGCTTCCCGACCTCCCCGCTCGGATCCTTCCAGCCGTCCGCCAGGTGCTTCTCGGCCTCGCTACGTCGCACGGCCAGCCACTTGTCGCCGCGCTTCAGCGCCACAGCGTCGGAGCGCTCGCCATCGAACGCAGCCATGGCCTCGCGCCGGCTGTCATGGCCAGCATGCGCAGGCGCGGCCGGCTTCGGCGCTGCCACGTGGTATTGCTGGGTCACCCCATCTTTTCGCGTCCGCGTCTCGAGGTGCGTGGCAAACATATCGCTGGTGTGCGTGTCGCGCAGGTCACGCGCCTTGATGAAGAGGATGGTGCTCATGGCCGCATTATCGTTTCACGACGGAGCTCCGTCGCTGCGCGAGCCTGACCCCCAGATGCTGAATCTGGTTGCCCATGGGATTTATCTTTTATGATACAATGACCTCCAGCAGCAGGAGGTAAATTCGGGCGCCGATCGGGCGCACTTCACTAAATTGCACGCGTTTTCACCCGGCCACGCGCCGGGCGTGACGTTCCACTACTTTCTATGACCAGACCCTATACCTTGCACCTCGGCGACTGCATCGAGGCGATGCGTAACCTGCCGGCGGCCAGCGTGGACGCCGTTGTTTGTGACCCTCCTTATGGAACAACGCGCAACGCGTGGGATGCGGTTATCCCGCTCGATCAAATGTGGGAGCAGCTGCGACGCATCGTGAAGCCGGGCGGCGTGATCGTGTTTACCGCCAGCCAGCCTTTTTCCAGCGCACTGGTGATGAGCAACCCCGGGTGGTTCCGGCACGACTGGGTCTGGGAGAAGGGAAATGCGACCGGCTTCCTCAACGCGAAGAAGGCGCCGCTGCGCGCGCACGAAACGGTGCTTGTCTTCTGCAGCCGCCAGCCAACCTACAATCCGCAGATGACGCACGGCCACGCCCGCAAGAGCACGAAGCGCAAGACCGTCGCGAGCGAATGCTACGGCCAGGGCAACCAGTTGACCGTCTACGACTCGACCAGCCGCTACCCGCGCAGCGTCCAGTTCTTCTCCAGTGACAAGCAGCGCAGCAAGCTGCACCCGACGCAAAAGCCGCTGGCGCTGATGGAATACCTGGTGCGCACCTACACCAATGCCGGCCAGGTGGTGCTGGACTTTGCTATGGGCAGCGGGACGACAGGCGTCGCGTGCGCCAACACCGGACGGCTGTTCGTCGGCATGGAAGACGACGCCAAGCACTTCGCGACGGCCGATGCCAGGGTCGCGCATGCGTACGAGCTCGCCATGCCACGGGCCGCAGCCTGACGCCCAGATAACGGATCTGGGTTTTTGGCCGGCTTTTCCCTGGAGAGCTGGCCCGCGCTGACGACTTCGGGCGCTAGTCGGGCGCACCAGAAATACCCGCACCTTCACGGCATTTCCCGCTTTCCACCAACACGCATTACTTATTTTCGAGTAAAATTGAGCCAGTTCAATTGATCCGCTGAAGTACCGGATCTAACACTACTTACAGGAAACCATGAATGAGCTGGCTCTTTTCGCGGGCGCTGGTGGAGGAATTCTCGGCGGGCACCTCCTTGGATGGAAAACCGTATGTGCAGTTGAGCGTGATGCCTACGCAGCAACCGTTTTGGCGCAACGACAAAACGACGGAATCCTTCGACCTTTCCCGATTTGGTCTGACGTCACAACTTTTGACGGCCGACCATGGCGAGGAATTGTTGATGTCGTTTCTGGCGGCTTTCCATGCCAGGACATCAGCGCAGCCGGTTCGGGAGCTGGCATCGATGGCGAGCGCAGTGGACTATGGTCGCACCAGCATCGCATCGTTCGCGAAGTACGACCGCGCTTCGTGTGGGTGGAAAACAGTCCAATGCTCACTGCTCGAGGACTCGGACGAGTTCTCGGGGACCTGGCCGCGCTGGGGTATGATGCGGAATGGGGCGTCATCGGAGCGCACCATGCCGACGCTCCGCACGAGCGAGAGAGGATCTGGATTCTGGCCTACGCTGACGGCGTCGATCGGGAAGAAGTGTGGAGGGCGCCACAAAGGCAAGTCGGACACTTTGGCCAGCCGTCTGGCGGAAGTGGAAGGACTATCCACCACATCGACTGGCCGCGTGAACCCAGAGTGGAGCGAGTGGCTGATGGGATTCCCTTCAGGCTGGAGCGCAATAGAGCCCTTGGGAATGCACAAGTTCCTCGAGTGGCAGCAGCAGCATTCAATCTGCTCAGCCGCTGACACCGCAGCCGCGGCCTGACGCCCAGAGTAGCAATCAGGGCGCCGGGCCGGGTTTTCATAGGGAACCGGGCGCCGGCGCCGCCGTTCGGGCGCTATTCGGGCGCAGCGCCCGCGTACGGGTCCTCGTCGAACATCGGGCAGGCCGGATCCGAGGCCTTCACCTTGAACCAGCGTTCCATGCACATGCCGTCGGTCTCGTCGTAGGCCGTGCAGCGGCCGCACGTGCCGGCCATAGCCTCCTGGCGGAGCTCGTGCACGGCATTGATCAGCGGCGCGGCGCCGATGTCTTCTGGTTTGATCACGGGCGCTCCGGTTGGTGTTGTGTCGGGCAGGATAAACGTGGTCGTTCCGTGCGACCGGGCCCAGGCCACGTCGCACAGCATGTTGGCGTAGCTGTAGTGCGGGTCCATGCCGACCTTCAGGACCTTCATGCGCAGCTTGCGCGCCTCCATGTCCTTTTTCGGCTTGCCGCTGACTGTCTCCGAGCCGTCGTCGACCACGAGCGCGGTCTTCGTGTAGTGGACGAAAACCCAGTCGCGCAGGATCGGGATCCGCTTCGTCTCGCCGTTCTCGACCACGTCCTGCACCAGGTCGTCGGCGTTCGGGAAAATGCAGTGGCCTTCACGCACGCGGAACAGCGCGGTCTGCATGCATTTGTACTGGTTCAGCGTGACAGTGTAGCGCGACCGATCGTCCTCGGACGTGCGCCGGTCCGACTTCGACAAGTCGTCGCCCCACACCATCTGGTCGTCGCGCAGGTCGGCATAGCCGGCCAGGAACACGCGGCCAGGGAAGCGGTTCGCGAACCGGCGCGCATCGTTCACGTTCGGCAGCTGCTCAACCACGCAGACCTCGATCCGGAAGATGTTCATGAGCTCGGCGCAGCGCTCGAACGGATCGTTGTCGAATACCGCCTCGACGTGCACGACCGCCTGGCGGCCATTCGGCAGCCGCTTCTTGATGATGACGGCGTTGAAGCCGCCCATCTGGTCAATGCCGCAGAAATAGCTGCTGGCGCCGTCGTGCTTCTTCTCCCACTTGATGCCAGCGGCAATGCCGGCCTCCATGGCGGCCAGGCAGTGCGCCATCGTCACCGGCAGCTGGTCGGCGTCGATGTACGGGCGCGCCAGCGTGCGGTTGTAGAAGCTCTTTTTCTGGTTGCCGGTCTTCGCGCGGCGCCAGGCCTCGATCATCTTCCGCGGCGTCATCTTCGGCGAGATGGTGCGCGGCAGCAGGAACGAGCGGATTTTCGGGTTGGCGCCCGGATTGGTGACGATGTAGCGCCCGATCTGCGGATCCTGGATCCAGCCGCCGCAGCTCGGGCATGTCCAGACGTATTCGTTCATCGGCGCGCCGGCGTGCTGGCCGGTGTTGTAGCCGATCGACTTGTCCGGGAAGATTCCGGCCGGGTCCGATAGGTCGGACATGGCTTTGCAGTGCGGGCATTCGGTGTGCCAGACCTCGCGCGTGCCTTCCAGGTACCAGAAGTGGATGTCCAGGTCCGGCATGTTGGCCGTGGACAGCATCAGCGTGAAAGCCACCTCGGAATCGCCCATACGGGCCCGGACCTTGTCGATGTGGTCCAGGGCCATCTCCTGAACCTCGTCCAGGGTGACGACGTCCATCGGCACGGATTCGGTCGTCACCTTGCCGGTGGTCCAGAGGAACAGCAGCAGCGACTCGCCGACCTTCCTTGTTAGCACGTTGCCCTCGCCGACCTTCTGCGCATTGCCATCGGCGTCGCGGCCGTTGATCAGCAGGCGGTACAGGTCGGGCGCCGAGCGCACCATGCGCATAAAACGGTGCTCGGACTTGTGGATGGCCGTGGTCATCGACGGCATGAACATGCCGATCGAAACCGGCTCCCACTTCGTCGCCATGTAGATGTTGGCCAGCACCTCCCACACCGTCAGGCCAAGCTGGGTCGCCTTCATGGCGATCAGCATGGCGTCCTTGGCCTCCTCGCGCGTGCTGGGGATGGCCTCGTAGATCGGGCGCAGCGCCGGGCGATCGTCCAGGCGGAACGGCTTGCCGTCGACCTTCAGGCCCTTGGCGGCCAGGTCCTCGCACCATTCGATGAACGTCTTGTCGCCGATTCCGCTGACGTCGACGCGGAAGCCCGTGCGCGCCTCGAGCTGCGCCACCAGCTCGCCGAGGCTGCCAAACGGGTCGACCTTGGGCGCCTTCTTCTTCCCGAACGCCATCAGACGTTCCCGTTCATGGTCAGGCCGCGGCGGTTGTCCAGCTCTCGCAGGCGCGCCAGCACCGCCATCTGGATGTCGGGCGAGGCCTTGCCCACCTCCTCGATCACCAGGTCATACAGCTCTCGGATGCGCTCCATGTTGTAGACCGCCTCGACGCTGTGCAGGTAGGTGTCCAGGATCGCCAGGCGGCCGCGCATGCTCTTTTCCAGCATGGCCGGGTTGCGGACCTTCTCGGTGCCGTCGTCGTTCTTGATGACGGCCGTGCCGCGCAGCAGCTCGGCGTCGCCGACGATCTGGTTGAAGAACGCGAAGAACTGGAACGCGCGCGAGGCGTTGACCGGGTCGGCGGCGACCACGGCCGGCGACGGCGCCGTGGGCAGGTGCGCCTTGATCTTGGCTTGGACCTTGTCCGGTGGCTCGACCTGGCTGCGGATCCGCTGCTGCGCAAGACGGAGCGCGCCCGTTCCATGGGCCGCGGCGCTGGCCTCCTCCTGCTCGCGCGCTGCCTTGAGATAGCGGTAGAACGTTGCCCGGCTCATCTCCGGGTACTTCGCCATGAGACCATCATAGTCGCGCGGGCCGACCAGTCGCAGGTGCTGGCGGATGGCGGCAATGATCTCGTCTTTTCGTTCTTCCTTCGGGCGAGGCATGGGTTCCTGGAGCTCAACAAGTCAGGCTTCAGGATACCGTCACGATTTGAGCAGTCTCAGGAAATTCTCAGTATCATGAGACCGTCTCAGATGGGCGGCCGCCCGTGCTGGCGCGACCGGGTGATGGATCAGGCTGCGCGCGTCGCGTAGCTTGCAGTGGCGCTGACGCTCACGGTGCTGAACTGCTCCGTACCGTCGACGGTTGCACCCCAGCTGACATAGCCGTTGACCGAAACCATGATGTCCTTGGTGTCGTCATCGGCCAGCAGGTCAATGACGCTGCCGACATTGGCCAGCACAGCGGCGCGGTCGCGCACGTGCACCGGCTGGTGCGCCACCACTTCGCTGTCGAACTTGGCGGCGACCGCCTCCTTTGCAGCAGCCTTGTCAGCTGCCTTGATACCAAACGAATAGCTCATTTTTTACTTTCTGCGCCCTATCGGCGCCCAAAATGTTTGCCGCGCTGGTGAAATGCAGGCGTACAGCGGCGCGGCCGGCGCTGACGCCCAGATGCACAGTCAGGCGCGCCGGCGCGCCACGTAGTCGGCCGGCCGGCGCTGCCCGGCGTCCAGCGCGCGCATGCGCTTGTCGGTCTCGCGGAACGCCCGGATCACCTTGCGGTGCGGCAGGTAGCCGAGGATGTCGGCGAACCCGTCGATCAGCTCGCCCACGACGCGCAGCTCGTCGCCCGTGAAGCGGATGACGCCGGTGCGCTCCAGCGCGCGCTCGGCGGCGTCCTTCAGCGCGGCCTGGCCATCCATCAGCAGATCGTCCGGATCGTCGATGTAGCCGAGCTCGATCATCACCTCGACCACGTTACCGACCATCGCGCACACGCGCCAGTCCATCACGGTCGGCACGGGCGCCGTCTGGATGTTCGCCAGGTGCAGGCGCGCCACGGCGACGCGGTCCGCGGCGTCGGCCTCCGGCATCGGATTGACCGGCGATGCCATCATCTCGTCGACCAGGGTAAGGACCTCGCCGGGACGAGCGAGCCTCGGTGTCTTGCGGCGGGTGCTCATTTCCCCTCCTTGGTCGCCTGCTGTTCGCTGGACAGCAGCGGTGCGGCGAGTGTCTCCAGCACTTTGCGAAGGCCGGGCACGCTGGTGGCCGATATCTGTACCGCGTCGAAGCCGTATTTGCTCGGGTACGTGTCGATACCGTTGGCGTGCAGCGCGGCGATGATCTGCGCGTCGGTCGGCATTCCCTGGCTCTGGCTCGCAAGCTGGGCGCGGAGGTCTGCGATCTCGGCAACCATGAACGAGTGTGGCACCCAGCCACTTCCACCAGCTTCGGTCATGCGCTCCTGCCACGTCTTCACGCCCTGCGCAGCTTGTGGCAGTCCGCTCTCTCCAATCCCCCCGAATTCTGGGGTTTTAATTCCGTCGAATTCGACAGGATTGCCCTCTCCAATAGCGGCAGAGCGGCGCGCGCGTTCTTGCCACGCGCGCCATGCCATTTCCGTGTGGCTGTCCTCGTAGTAGTCCGTTCCGCCCGGCGTGGCGTTGCGATACAGCCTGCCGGTGATTCCGGAAGCCTCGAAAGCTGCGCGCTCGTGCTCGGCATCGATGTTTTGTTCAGCGGCCATGGGGTGGGGTTCCTTTCTGTTCATCGTGCAGGTAATCGCGCAGCTTGATTGCGCCGCAGTTGTCGCACTTCCAGACGCTGCGCTTGCCGCCTCGGTAATTGATCTCGTCGCCGTAGATGTTCCTGACATGGCTCAGCCAATGCCCCTTGCGGCCGCACATCAGGCGCTTAAAGAAATCACGCATCGGCGCCTCCCTTCTGCGCTGCCGCCTCCTGGGCGGCTGCTCTCATGGCTGCCGTGAAGGCGTCCTGGCGCGTTTTGGTCTGGTCCGCGATGGTCTGGTGGATGTCCAAAAATTCGCACTTCGCCCGACTGCGTTGCAGCGTGTACCCGCGCCGCGCCATGAACCACAGGAACACGTCGATGGTGTAGATGTGGGCATCGCGCCAGCTGATGGCCTTGGTGCCGTCGTGCTCGTTCACCAGTTCGTGGATGGTCTTGAACAGGTCTTTCTGGTCGTGGAAATCGCGCATGAACTCGGGCAGGTATTCCGCCGCGTCCAGCCACGCCCGCAGGTCGCGCGTCATGGTTGACCTCCTGCGCCCACAGCGGCTGCTCTGGCGGCGTCGATGGCCTCGCGGATCGGCTGGCCGCCCATGATGATCGACTGCACGGACAGGTTGCCGACAGGCGCCTGGCCGACGCGCCAGCCCATGCGGAACTTGTGAACGTTCGTGTCCAGGAAGTTCAGGCGCGCGGTGTCTTCGCCTGCGTTGGCCGCGTACAGCGGCTCAGTCGGGCGCGCGCTTTCGGCAGTGAACGGCACGGCGTACAGCTTGATGTAACAGCCTTCCCGCTGGTTCTCGCGCAGCTGCTGAAGGTGGCCCGGCTCGACGTATCCGACCAGCAGACCGCCTGCGTCCGCAGCGGCAGGTCTGTCGCCTGAGTAGAGCGTATGCACGACCACGCGCAGGTCGGCCCACTGCTGCTGGCGGAACCCGGTCGGGTCCTCCTTGAAGAACGTCACATGCCCGTCCGGCTGCTCGACAGCGTAGCCGTACGGCTTCAGACCGCCCGCACTGGCAGCGTCAGCTTTCCCCGTCGCGTCGGAAGGCGAGACAGCGGCAGGGGCGGCGGGAGCGGCGTCTAGCATGCGCGCCCAATCGGCGTCGATATGGTCGGAATAATCCAGCCATTGGCAGGCCAACCGCATTTCATCTGTTGGCTCAATCGGAACCAGTTTCCAGCCGGCCGGCGCATGGCACACAGGCGCGGGAGGAGCGGCGTTGCGCGGCGGGTTCAGCCTGTTCAGCAATGCGCAGCAACGGTTGAACACTTCGTCGTCCAAGCGGAATGCTATGCCGAGAAAGCCGCTGCTCGTGTCCGGGTCTTCATAGCAAGGATCGCCGTTTTCCCATGCGTCGAACACTGCCGACAGCAGTAAGACGGCTTCGTCGTGATCGGCCTGAGCTTGGTCGATAGCGGGCGATACCTGTCCGACAGGGTGGGCGATAGAGGGCTGCCGGGCGAGCGCCTGTAGTGCATCCGATGCAACCTGACGCATGTAGTCACGCTCCCCATTCGACCCGAACGCTGCCCCGTATGACATAGGCGATCCATCGTCCCAAGTTTGGCCAGATGCAGGCAATTCCCATCCAGCGATAATCTCCAGCGCTTCGCGAACCTTACGTGCCGGTGCATCTGCTGCAGCCCGGCGAGCGAGGGCGCAGCGGGTTTCTTCGATCCATTCGCGGATGTCGCAGGATGCGTTAAACAACCCGCGCGCGTCGACTCGGTCAGCAATTTTGGCCAGCTTGTCCAGGTCGATGCCTGCCGGTGCGTTGTTGTCGGTTACCATTGGCGATCCATCCAGTCTTCGTCGGATTCCGGCTCGGCCGGGCTGAAGATCGAGAAAATCCAGTCGATGAAGCGCTTAAGCATTTTGTTCTCCTTCGGTTGATTGACAACGAGCCCACGAAACACCTGCGCGCCAGATCGCGAACGCGCGCTTGGTGACAGGATGGAACAGCGCGCCGTCAACGCGCGCGGTATTGAAATGTGCGGCGTCGGCCGCCTTGTCGAAGGCGCGGCGCTCGTCGGCATCCGGCTCAACTCCGGCGCCAGACAGGATCGGATCGAGGTCCAGCTGCATCACGCGCCGCGCGGCGTTCTCGTACGCGGTCGCTGCCTGGTCGTGGCCCTGCCGTCGCAGAAGGTCGATATTTTCGCTCACGGCCTTCGCCGCGGCGTCGCGCACGGCTTCGGCCACGCGCGTCAGGTTTTGTTGAGAGGTCATGTCTGTTCTGGAATGGTTTAGACAGACCAATTCTAAATCATTTTTGAGTAATGGTGTTGTTTTTATTGACCAGCCGCGCGCAGGAACTCGGCCAGGTTCTGATTCCATGCGCCGTATTTGCGGACGATGTATTGAAATTCTTCTACGTCATGGGCGCGGATACCGAATTTTGGGTTTCCATCCTGATCAAAGGCCGGATCGCCGTTCTTGTCGAGACTTTGCTTCACATGCGACATCTCGTGTTCTAGCAGCGCGCGGCGCGTGATGTCGTCGGCCTGCAGCCAGAATTCTTGGTCCAGGATGATGAGGAATTGCGGCGCTCGGCCGAACCAGTGCGCGAGCAGCTGCGTGAACAGGTCCTTGAGCTCGCCCTGCACGGTGGGGATGATGGCCATGCCGAGCTGGCGCCGGCCCTGTTTCACCTTCGGCGCCACGCGCAGCAGGAACTCGACGGCGATCTCCTCCTCCAGAAAGTGGATATGCTCGTCGAGCTCAATCAGCTCTTGGAACAGGGCGCCGGGGTGCGCGTCGCCTTCAGGGATGACGAAGTGGGTGAATTCGTGCAGGTCGATATCGTCGGTCATGGTCTCGTGCGCCCGATGCGCGCCCGGGCGCGGTGGCTCAGCAGGTGGAATGCAGATGACGCGCGGCTTTCGGCGTGCCGCGCGCCTGATTTGGAATCAGGGTGTCAATGCTGAAACCAGCACCACGGCCGCGGCGTAGATGACCTTGCACGCGACGTGCACGGCCTGATCCTGGTTTAGAGACAGCTGGCCTTCGCACTTCAGCCAGTCCGTGATCGCATGGACGAACACCTCAGTCAGCGCCAGCCAGAGCGACCCGGTCAGCAGCAGCACGAAGCCTCCATGGATGACTGAGTGCGCAGCCAGCGCATGCGGCCAGAACACCTTGCCGATCGCCGTGTTGCGGTTCTTGGCCTGCGCCAGGAAGTCACCCTGCAGCGGATAGTCCGCCAGCGCGTGACCGACCAGCAGCAGGAACAGGAGCATGGCAAAGTCCATCATGCCGCCACCTTCCCGGCCTCGCCCAGCGTGCGCGCCAGGAACGACGACAGGAACTCTCCCTCACCGCGCGTGCACGTCAGGACGGTCTGGCCGTCGCGCTGCAGCTCGAGGATCCCATCGGACCAGAGCGCGGCGCGGTAGACGGGCGCGGTGGCGGCCGGCGCCGGCGGCACGAACACAGGCACGGCGACGGGGGCCGGCTCGGTCTTCAGCTTCGCCAGGTCGACCGGCGCGGCAACGGCCACCGGCGGCACGGGCACCGCCGCGGGCTGGGCCGGCTCAGGCGCCTTCAGCAGGGTATCGAATGCGCCGGCGGCTGGCTTCTCTGTGCCGGCCGGGTACTCGATCGGGGCCTTCGGATCGAACGACGCCACCGGGCCGCCCTTGGACGGGATCGTCGGGCCGTTCCAGGCGCGCCCCTTGCCCAGGCGCCAGATACCGCCGTCCTTGTGCAGCTTGCCGGCGTTGATCGCCGACTTCAGAAAGTTGGCCGGCGCCTGCTCGCGCGCCAGACCGAGCGCCATGCGCAGGACCTCGTTAGGCGTGTCGCCGTGCTTCGTCAGATAGGCAACGGCGCGCTCGGCATAGGTGCCGGCGGCCGGCTCGTCAGGCATAGCCTCGGGTGCCGCTGGCGCCGGCGCTTCAGGCTCGGCCACGTTCGGCGCCGGATCCACATTCACGCGCGCCAGGATATCCTTGCCAGCGCGCGAGCGGATGAAATCTGCGCTGAGCTCGTAGAACATCGACGGCTGGCCGTTCGGCGCCGTGCCGCGCGCCTGCACTACGTCGCCCACGTCGACCAGCCCGCGCAGCGCCTGGCTGACATCGGACAGGTCCTCATCGAGCCAGTCGGCAAGCTGCACGGCGCGCACGCGGCCATGCTTCGCGATCAGCTCATAAATTTTCTGGTCATTCATGGTTGTCCTTCTGCTTGGTCGAAATAATCAGAAATGATACTTTCACGACCCGCGTTCATATCGTCGCCACCGCGATCGCCAGGCCGACCAGCCAGCCAAGCACGCCGCACATGGTGAAGAGCAGGATGCCGGCAGCGCCGTCCCGGATCTCGTCCCGGTACTTCTCGCGCAGGCTCATTGGGTCACCATCCAGGCTACGGCCACCCAGAACGGCACGCAGGTTGCCAGGATGACGAGGGCGCCGAGGCGCGGGCTGCGTTTGATGACGGGATCAGGGTTTGCGGCTGCGGTATGCATACGGTCTCCTTGAAGGTGGGGCGACGCTGACTCGAACATCTGTTCCATCATCGGGTCACGACGCCGCCGCGCGTGAGCCGCGCCGCTGCTCCCAGATCGCCAGGGCCGTTTCCTCCAGCCGCTGGCGCTCCTTCGTCCCGCGCAGGCGCTCGACGTGGTCCAGGTGCTTACGCCGCGCGTCCCTGGTCGGCATCGCCAGGATGGCGCGGGCCTCGCACTCGTGGCGCCAGGCCTCCGACCAGCTGTCGACGGTCGTGCCATCGATCAGGGTGACGTCGCGGGTCACGCGCCATTTGCGCTCCCTTCGCCAACTTGGCCAAGCAGGTAGCGGATCCGCGCGACCAGGCCAGACGACACGACCGCTGGCAGGAACGGCACCTCACCCGCCTCGCCGACGACCTCGCGCAGCAGCGCAAACGCCTCCTCACGCTCTCGCTCGGCCTGTGCGCGCCGCTTCTTCAGGGATTCGATGTAGTCGGGCAGCTTCACGATGCGTCTCCGGCGATGACGGGCGCGTGCTCGCCCATGTTGGTCATCCGGCATTTGTCGCTGTCGATGCGCGTCATGGTCACCTGGAGCGGCAGTCGTTCCGCGTCCGGCATCTCGTTCAGCACGCCCCAGTTGCGCTCGTGTTGGCAGGCCGCGCACTTGGCGTGCGTGTAGCCGAGGCAGTACGTGCGCATGCCGGCGCTCGCGCGCTCAGCCTGCAGCTTGTCCAGCAGGCCGACGGGCCACCAGCGGATCAGACCCCGCCCGTCGGCCTTGTGGCGCAACACGCGACCGGCGGCCACCTCGGCATCAAGCACTCGGCGCGTGGTGCGCGGGTGTGAGCCTTGCGGTTCGCTCAGCTCAATGATGCGCGTGGTGCCGGCGCCGAGAGGCGCGCAGCCTTCATCCGTGTGTGCCTCGTCGACCAGGTCGGTCTTCCAGACACTCGCGGCCTCTTCCCGGCACGCCTGCTCCAGCGCCGCCAGCACCTTCTCGCGGGTCGCGGCGGTCATTGGGCGCCGCCTTTCAGCACCTTGGCGCGCGCCATGGCGGCCGTGCTGTCCGAGACCAGCCAGCGGTCAGCGGTGTCCACTTTCTTACGGAAAGCATCGTCTAAGCCGCTATCCGGTGCCTCGCCTTGGTCGTAGACCTCGAAGAAGGCCACGCCAGCCTCGCGCAGCTCGGCTATCACCTTACGTGCACCCTGCAATGCCTCAGCGTGCTCGCGGCCGATCTCGCCGGCGCGGGCTGCGTCCAGCTCCTCTCGCAGCCGGTTGCGCTCCTGCTGCAGGGCCTCCACGCCAGCAGCCAGCGCGAGGACATCGGTCGCCGTGTACGGCTCGCCCTGCTTGACGAGGTGCGCCGTCGCCGAGACGTGCACCTTGGTTTCGCTGGCTCGCGTAATGATGATCGCGACGTCGTCGTGCTCGCGGTACATGACGGAACTCATACCGCACCGCCTTCCACCGCCTTCAGCAGGGCGGCTCGGGCGGCGTCGTAGACCAGGTACGTGTCACGCGCTGCCTCGATATCCTTTGCATCGCTCATACGGGCGCTAGCACGGGCCCAGCGGTACAGTGCGCGCGCGGCATCGGCACCGTCGTTCTGCGCGATGGCGAGTCCGCCCGTGACGTCGGCAGCCAGGAACACCGGCACGCCGAGCTCGACGGCCACCAGGCGCTCGAGGCAGGCGCCGCGGCTCTGCTCCCAGCCCGGCAGCATGACGACCCCGTCACAGGCCAGCAGCATGGCCAGGGCGTGGGTCATGTAGTCCGACCAGGTAAAGCCGGGCTGCTCCTTGATGATGGCAGGGTTCGCCACATCGAAATCGAGCAGGCGCAGGCGCTCAGCCTCAGCGTTGAAAGCGTGGACGTTGTTTTGCGACAAGCCGGTCATCGGCCCGCTGATGTACAGTCGTTTCATGGTCTCGCGCCCGATAGGCGCCCGAAAGTTGAAGGGTTGTGAAAAACACCAGGCGGGCCGGCCACTTATGCGCCTGACGCCCTGACTTGCTCTCTGGTTCGTGTATTTTATATGATTAATTTCCTACGCACCAGCACCAGGTGCGGTCACCTGCTCGGCCACGTACTGCGCCGGGTTCTCCGGCGTGCGGCGCGGGTTCGGCACACAGCGCACGCCGGCGTCACGCGTACCGCGCACCTTGATGCCGCAGCAGCACAGGACCTGCGGCCCCGGGCCCTCGGCCTCCGTCTCGCAGCTTGAGCAGCGGTACACCTTGCGGCGGTCGAACGTGGTGCGCTGGAGGACGCGCGCGAAGCAGATGCGGCAGACGTGGGGCGAGAGCTCCCACAGCAACTTGCCCTCGTTGGTCGGGGTCGAAGCCATCAGAAGAGCCTCCCCTGCGGGATCCCGCGCGGCATGCCGAGGAACGAGAACGTCGCGCGCTTCTTCGAGTCACGCAGCACGGCCACGATCATCTCCGTCGTGTCCACGGTGTGGTCGATCGTGAGCATGATGGGCGCACCGTCGGCGAAGTACCGCACCGTGCGCCTACCCAGCGGCTTGAGCTTAGTCGGGCGCGTGCCCTTGCTGTTCTTGCCGACGATGGCCTCGCGCTGGCGGTTGTAGCAGGACACGCACAGGTGTTTGCCGATCAGCCGCGGCGCGGTCTGCTGGCACCTGGCGCACACGCACGCGCCCATGAACGGACTCATGCTGGCTGCGGTCTCGCCCGCGTGCACGGCGCCGGTCGGACACGTTTTACACCTGGCCAGCCGCTCGATGTTGTCGTGGTTCCCTTTGCGCCACATGTCCGCGCAGTTCGCCACGGACAGCGTTGCCCGCAGCCGTTCGCAGCGGAATGCCGGCACGCCAGGCAGCTCCGGCCTCTCGAAGTAGATCACCGCCCCCATAGCACCCCCGCGCCGTGTCCGTATTGGAATTGATCAATTATATCACCGAAAGTTTCCTCAAATACAGTAATACAAACAGGAAAGTGATGTATCGAACAGACACATCGGGATAACACGTGATGCAAATAGGTCGTGAAGTAAGTATAGAGATACACAATGAATAGGAGAGATCCATATGTACGCAATCGAGAGAGGGCGCCACATGCCCGAGGTGTCCTGCCAGCGAACGGGACCGGCCCCGAAGTTTCCCTACCGGCAGATGAGCGTGGGCGACTGCTTCTGGGTCGATGGCGACGAGAGGATGGTCGCCAACATCCGAACTTACAGCACCCGCTGGTCACGTAGCACGGGGCGCAAGTTCAGCATCAGAGCCGAACCGGGAGGTTGCAGAGTCTGGTGCGTTGCATGATCCAGCCCGCTTCGGCGGGCTTTTTTGCGCCCGGGCCTATGGTTACCAGGGAACCAGCTGGTAACCAGCCAAGGTTACCGCATAAGTCATTGATTTTAAAGGCTCTTTTTATATAAATCTATACGGTAACCGATAAATATAATAAAAGACACCATGAAGTGTTTTTGTTGTGTTGTATGTACATTGGGGTGGAGGGGTGTGTGTGTTTTACTTATAGGGGTTTTGCGCGCCAGATTTCGGTTCCCAGGTTACCACTTTAAAATCAACGACTTACGGGTTACCGCCCGAAACCATGCAGTTTCCAGGTTCCCTGCCAAGGTAACCACCGAACCAACAGGTAACCAAGCTTGGTTACCAATAAGTCTTTGATTTTAAACGTATTTTTCACGACAGTAACCAAGGAACCAGAAAACGCGCGAGGAGACTCATGCGCACGCGCACGAGAACAACCGCAACACCGTTACTCAAATTTGATGTACAATGGTTCTGTGGTCGCGAGATGAGCGACAGATAACCAGGAGGCTAAAATGGCAGCGAAACAGAAGATGCGCACGATGTACCAGGTCCGCTACGAACAGGACGCCGGTCAATCCACGAAGCAGGTCGGTCACAAGATGCGCCTGATGGACCGCGTCAAGGCAATGCGCGTCGTCCGCTTCCTGAAAAAACGTGGCGTCGATGCTCTGATCGCACCGATCCAAATCACCGCTTGACCAACCCCGCCCGGTCCGCCGGGCCCACCTGGAGATACCATGTTCAACGGCACCAACCCCAGCGGCAAACTGTTCGACGTCGTCGATGAGGATGGCGCCGTGCTCGGCTCGTTCGACGAGATCGGCGACGCCGTCACCTGTGGCCGGGCTGCGCCGTGGTGGCACGGCCAGGTCAACATCCGCCGCGACGCCGGGATCCTGGCGCGCCGGCACGCGGCGAACCAGGCCTACATGGCGCGGCGTCGCCTTGAGCTCGACTACGCTGCCTAACAACCCGTCCCCGCTCCGGCGGGGCCCACCGAAAGGACTGTATGAAATCGCAGAAGACGATCAACGCCACTGACTACATGGCTTGCCGCCTCAACGGCGTAACCATCTACCGCACTCTGCGCTGGTGCAACCGCCTCACCCGCGAGTTCTGGTTCACCACTGATCCCGAGGCCGTCGACGGCGAGGCGCGCGAGGACGCCGGCCAACTCGGCGCCATGGACGAACAGTTCGACGCGCGCAATCTGCCCGAGAAGTACCGTATCGGCTCCTTCGTGCTGGGCTGGGTTCAGCGTGCCATGCTCGACGGCTTCGACCTGTCCACCATCACGAACAAGAACCTGCCGCCGCCTGCACATGCACCCGCGAGCCTGCCACTCCAGAATGGCAAGACGCCGGAAGACTTGCCGTCCTAACATAACACGCCGCGCCGGCCGGCCGCCGGCTCCCACGCGCCGCACTGGCGCAAAGAAAGGAAGGTATGACCAACCACAGCCAGGGCCGCCTCGCGGCCGGCATCACCAACGAAATCATCACGATCGACGGACGCGCATCACAGCAACACTGCGTTGGGATCGAGGGGCAGCCACAGGGCCTGATCGCCATGCTGGGCCACGTCGGCGACGAGCTCGACGCCATCAGCGCCGCCGACGCCCGCCGCCTCGCAGCATGCTGGAACGCGCTGCAAGCCTTCAGCACCGAGAACATCGAGCGCAACGGAATCGACCTGGTCGTGCTGGAGCAGGACCGCATCGAAGCGCGCACTGCGCTCGCCGCCGCCAAGGCCCGCGAGGCGCAGCTGGTGGCCGCGCTTCAGCGTGCTATCGACGAAGCTGTCGCAGACGACCAGGACGAATGGTTTGCGAATGCCCGCGCCGCCCTGGCCGCCACAGGTGCCGCATGAAGGTCGAGCGCAGCCAGGTCACTAAGCTGCTGATCACCGACGTGCCGCGCCTCGACCCGATCACCGTGTTCCTCGAAGACCTCGGCCCGAACCAGGGCAAGATGATCGTCGAGTGCTACGGCCGCTCGTGGTCGGCATACTGGGGCGGCATGGGCGCCACGCTGGGCGAGTTCCTGCGCAGCGTCAGCACCGACTACCTGACCGGTTGCCTCGCGCGCGGGGCCGAGATCCAGTCCAGCGTCTACGACCCGGACGGCTTCGAAGCGATGCTGAAGCGCGAGCTGCTCAAGGAGCGCCGCGCCTACCTGAGCGGCATCACGAAGCGCCGCGCCCGCGAGATGTGGGACGAGATCGAGAGCATGGACTTCGAACACCCGTACCACATCCGCAGCAACCTGCTCGTCGAGCTGATCGGCGACGACTGGCACTGCGCGCTGCCCGAGAAGCCTCATCCCGACTGGACCTACCTCATGCGCATCGTGACCGCCGTAAAAGAGGCTGCTACCACATAGCCTACCAGAATAGCCCGGGTGATGTACAATTTTCGATGCTTCATCCGACCAACCAGCGCCGGCCCGCCGGCGCCAACCTGAAAAGACCATGCGCCAATACCACGCCCTGCTTTCCGACGTCCTGACGAACGGCTACCGCCAGGAGAACCGCACCACCTCGGCCGCGCTGACCCTGCCCTACGGCACCACGCTGCGCTTCGACATGCGCGACGGCTTCCCGGCCATTACCACGAAGCGGCTGCACTTCGCCGGGATCCGTGGCGAGATCATCGGTTTCCTGCGCGGCTACACGAACGCCGAGCACTTCGCCGAGCTCGGCTGCAGCTGGTGGCGCAAGGACGCGAACACCAACACCGAATGGCTCAGCAGTCCCTACCGCAAGGGCCCGGGCGACCTCGGCCACGTGTACGGCTACCTGTGGCGCCGCTGGCCCCGCGCCGACGGAACGTACATCGACCAGGTCCAGGCAGCGCTCGACGCGATCCGCACTAACCCGACGAGCCGACGAATCCTCTTCAGCGCATGGAACCCTGACGAGCTGGAAAAGATGGCCCTGCCGCCCTGCCACGTGCTCTACCGCTTCCAGGTGAACGTCGCGGCCGGCGAGCTCAACATGTCGATGTACCAGCGCTCGGCCGACATGTTCCTTGGCGTGCCCATGAACATTGCCGGCGCCGCGCTGCTGCTGCACCTGTTCGCGGCCGCTACCGGCCTGCGCCCGCGCTGGCTGACGCACCACATCGACGAGCCACACATCTACGAGAACGCGATCGACGCCGTGCGCGAGCAGCTGGGCAACGAGCACCTTGCGCCGCCGGTGCTCCAGATTTACCCGCAGCTTTTCGGCGCCACGGCCGACGAGCTGGCAGCGGTCAATCCGTACGACATTCGGCTGATCGGCTACCAGTGCACGGATCTCAAGGCGCCGCGCGTGGAGATGGTCACCGGCTGACGCGGCCGCGCGCCAGGATAGCCCGGGATACCAGATGGTACCCGGGCTTTTTTGCGTCATCGCAGCAACAAACCGACACAGTGTATCAAATTTGATGTATATTACTTACATGGGCGGCGCACTGGGCGCGGCGAGAACTGGAGAAGAACATGGCAAAGAAAATCCCGCAACGCGCAGAAGGTTGGAAGTTCGCAGGCGCTGCCGGCCATTTCACCGTTTGGCATGCTGGCAAAAACGACTACCGCATCACGGACGGCGCTGACGGCGAAGTAATCGCAACCCGCCAGCAGTTCGGCGAGGCCCATTCGTTTGCGCGCCACCGTTCGGATTGCGCCCGCGCCGCCGCCTAACACCAACCCCGCGCCCGCTTCGGTGGGCGCATGACGAAAGGACCATATGAAACCCTTCCACTCCAAGCTGAAAGCAGACGGAAAGAACGTTCATACGACCGAGAGCGCGATCATCAAAGCCGAGTGCGCATCGCCAGAGATGGCTGCCTACGTAGCCAAGTCCTGTAACGCGCATGAAACCCTCGTCGCGGCCATGCGTACGATAATCGAGCTGGCCGCCAACGCCCCAGGCCGCGACGTGTTCGCGAAGATCGCCACCGAAGCTCTCACCGACGCGGAGGCCGTATGATCGCGCGCCTGTTCGCTTTCCTCGACCGCAACCTGTGGGTCTGCTGGCTCGGCCTCGCCCTGTGCATCCTGGCCGTCTGCCTGCTTGACGACCCGCTCTGGTCACGCCGCGCTCCGTGACAGCACCATTTATAACTCAGGGCCGGCGGGCCCTGTAGCCGCGCCGGACGGGTCTCCGGCACCACCCGCCCGAGATCATGACCACCACGATTCCCACCCCGAAGACGCCCCTCCACGAGAGGGCGTTCGTCCTTCTGCGCGCCATTGAGCAATTCGACCGGTCGCTTGCCGAGCTGGTCGACCTGAACGGGCGCCGAGAGAGTAATACCCGAAGCGCGATCCAGTACCTGCGCGACCACAAGCTGATCCACATATGCGGGCACACGCCATACGCTGGCGAGCCGATTTACCGGTTTGGGAAAGGGAAGGACGTGCGACTGCCGCGCGCGAAAAAGAGCGATCCTGCGATCTCCCGCGCGCCGCAGCCGTTCAGGATTCCGGAGCCGGATCCGGTGACGGCAGCCTTGTTTGGGATGCGTCCGGCGGAATGACGCCGGCGGCCTGCGCGCACAGGCGCACGAGCAGCAGGATGCCACAGCGCTGGAAGACAGTCTCATCCTCCGGCCACCAACCGCGCGCCGCCAGGTAACCCTGGCAGTACTCGACCGACGGCATATAGCCCCAGGTCTCATCCATGAAGCGATAAACGTCCGCCATCTCGGCCACCCACGTGCCGACGGTCGCGAAGTCGCGCCGCACCGCGTCGCGCAGCTGCTGCTGCTCGCGGCCGAGGATCCCGGCGCGAGCGCAGTAAAATTCGAAGTCCTTGACGAACTTCCCGGTGACGGTGATCGCGGCGGCCATCAGAACGGCACCCGGTCATCGTCGGCCGGCACAGGCAAAACCGGATCGTCGTCGAGCAGCCCATCGAGCGGAATCGAGATTGCCTTCGAGTTCACGCCGTTGAATTTCACCGACCGGTTGTTGTAGCGATCGGCGCCGCGCAGGCGCAGCAGCACGCCGCGCAGGTCGGACTCGAACGGCGTGCCGGACATCAGGCGCCTGAGCTCGCCCGACGAGTTCGACAACACCAGGCGATTGCCGTCGATGCGCATGCCATGGCGCTGCAGCACCGCTTCGGCGCTGGCGTTGGTCATCGTAATTCCATCGACGTGGTAGCTCTTCGCCGTCCGGATCAGCTCGTTGACGGTCACCTCCGCCGATCCGGAGATGCGCACCAGCGCACCCATGAGCGAGGCCAGCGCGCGCTCGCCCTCGTCGGTCTCGTTGTTCTCGCGGTGCTCGGACCAGTCGTACATGTCGATCATCATCAGCGCGGCCTCGCGCGTGGCCAGCTCGCGCGAGATCAGCGACCAGGCGCCGGCCAGTAGCGTGCCGTACTGGTCGCCGTCGCGCTGACTGCCGAAGCGGATCGCCGCGGCCTCGGAGAACGTCGCGATGTTCTTGAGCGTGATCGGCAGCAGGTCCAGCGAACGGCGAATGAGGCGGCCCGGCAGCGATTCATCGCGCTGCATGACGTACAGCGCCTCACTCATGCGCTTCCAGGTCTCCTCCGGCTCTGGATCCGTGTGCTTTGGCTGCAGCGCCAACACCGTCATACGCTCGATGTCAGCTTGGTACTTGATGCCGACCTGGATCGAGGCCAGGCAGAACATGGACCGGATGTGGAAGGCCATGGCGTCGCCGCCGGCCGTGCCCTTGTAGGTCTTCGCCTGGCTCTCGCTCGATGCCTGGCGGATCATGGCGAGCACCTGCTGGATGCGCAGGCGCTCGCGCTCCTCCTGGCTTTCAGACTCGTCGAACAGCACCGGCCGCGCGTCGCCCTTGAGCTCCTGGCGCATGCCGGCCTCAGTCGAATTACCTTGGGCGAACAGGTCCATACCGTTCATGAGATGGTGCACGAACGCATTGAGCACGGTCGTCTTGCCGGATCCGGCGCCGCCGGTCAGCCAGATGTGCGGGCGCCACTTGATGACGCCGCCGATCGGCGCCAGCGCCACCCAGCCGGCCAGCAGCGCGGCCGATGCCGGCTTCGCCCAGCGGAATATCGACGCCAGGTCGAGCAGGTCGCGCCCTTCCTCGCAGGTCATGGCGCGCTCTGGGATATCCGGCAGGGCCTCGGCCATCTCGTAGACGTAGAAGCTGTCCATCTTGGCGATCGGCAGGCGCTTGCCGTCGACCGTGAGGAAGTCGCCATGGTGGAACACGATGCGACCCTTGTCAGTCCAGCCGCCGCGGCCGCGCAGACGCGTCATGCTGTACACGCCGCGCTTGTGAGCCGTGCGCACGAGCCAGTTCATGGCGGCGCGCTTGTCGATGCCGTTCTGGTTTTTCCCGCCCGGGAAATAGCCCTCCCACCAGTCCAACGGCGCGAGCTCGATTAGGCCCGGCTCGCTGAAATCGGACTTGGTGTAGACCATGATCTGGCACTTCTCATACTGCAGGAAGTAGAAGCGCTCATGGTCGTAGCCCAGCACGCGGAAGTAGCCGTTTTGCGTCAAGGCTGGGTCTTCGAACTTGTCGCCGTCATCGGCATGCGGCGGCGCCTCCTTCACTGGTGCAGGCGGCGCGGCAGCGGACTCGGCAGGAAATGAGGCCTCGTCGTCCCACGGCGGAACCTCGCGTGATGCTACGGTATCCCGCTCGAGTTCTGTCTCCTGCTCCGGAACCGGGTCGACATAGACCTCGGCAGCCGGGCGCGCCGTCTTCATGTGCGCCAGCAGGTTGAAGCCCGCTGGCGCCTCGTCCGCCAGGTCCCAGCCGTCCGGCACGCCGACCGGATCCGGGACCACCTTGATGGTATCGCAGTGCGGACGGATTGCCATGTAGATGTCGCGCATGGCGATGGTGCCCGGCTGCTCGAGGTACGGCATCATCTGGCCGGCCAGTGCATGGATGTCCGGATAGGGCTTCTGGTCGGCGTCGCGCCACAGCGCCACCCGGCGCCGGTACAAAGGCGTCCAGTCGCAATGCTTGATGGCTTTGCCGCCACCCGGCCAGCTGGCCACGACCAATTTCGACTCGGGCACGCCTGCCGCCAGGAACAGCGCGCGCGCGGCGTCGCAGGCCTTCTCGCCCTCGACGACCAGGACCTGGGCGTCCGGATTGGCAGCCAAGCGGTTGAGACCGTAGATAGGGCGCGGCTTGCCGAACGACTGCCACTTCCACTCCATCTCGCCCGTGGTCTGGTTGACACAGTACGTCTGCGGAATCACTTCCTTGCCGCCGCCGGGCAGGTCGAAGCGGTAGATGTAGCCAATCAGGCCGCCGGCCGGGTCAAAGTACTCCCAGCGGCCGGCTGGCTTCAGCTTCGTCCAGCGCCCGCTGATCTGCTTGTTAAAAATGTCCTTGGGCTTCGGCGCCCTCTCCGGTACGACTGACAGCGGCAGCCACAGGTCTTGCTGCTCGCGTTCTATGGTGCGACGTTCTCGCGGGGCTGTGTCTGTCTCGACCACGCCTGTGATCTTCTCAACCGCGGTGCGAAAATCGACAGACTCATAGTCCATTACGAACTGAATGGTCCCTCCTGCTGCACCACAGCCGAAGCAGTGGTAACGGCCTAGACCAGAGTTCTCGACGTCCGGAGTAACCGTAAAGCTAGGAGACTTCTCGCTGTGGAATGGGCACAGCGCTTTGAATTCGTGACCGGCTCGATCGAGCTTGACGCCGTAATTCTCAATGAGATTTACGATGTCTGCCTCGCGCGCCTTTTTAACAACCTCGTCTGGTAATTTGGCCATGGTCCTTCTGCTGTGGGACGTACCTGCTGAAAAAGAAGACGGGGGCAAAGGGCGCCAGCAGTAGCGCCAGAGGAGCTACCTCTCCCCCGTCCTTGAAACATTACCAGCCGCATGCGATGAGGCCGGCAAGCAAACTGGGAATTTCCGTGAAGAATCCTGATTGTAACCGTATTTGAGCAAGCTATGGCAGCTTTGCGCCTCTTTTTTCGCACCAGTCCAAGATGATGCGTTCGGCCTCTTCTTCGGACCGGAAGACGCCGTAGATTCCGCCAGCGTTCGTGGTCTGCTCACCCCAGTTGGATTGCTCCTCGCTGACGCGGCCGCCAGTGGTGCGCTTGGCCTCCAGCGAGCAGAAGACTGCAACCGTCTGCCCGACCATCTCCGGCGTGATGACGATCGAGAGTCGGCCCAGCAGGTCGCCAGCGCCGACGACCGGGTCGCCGTTGACCATGCCCAGGCCGACTGCGATCGGGCGCGCCGCATCGATGCGCACGTGACTCCGGTCGGGCGCCCAGTGCACGCCGCGCGGGCCCAGTCCAGACAACCAGGCCTTGCCCGTGTTCAGGCGCCAGAGTACAGCGTGCCGGGCCGCGCGCAGCCAGCCGGCGCGCTGTACAGGGTTCTCGCGGCTCACGCGCCACCGCCCGCGGCCGCCGCATCGATCTGCATCAGCCTGGCCTGCAGGTAGTTCGCCAGGTCCAGTGCCTCCTCGAGCGCGTGCTGCACCAGCGCCCGTTCGGACAACCTGGATTCGGCCAGCGTGACGCCGTACTTGACGATTCCGACCTGCGAGCGCTGGAGCAGGAGAGCCCGGTTTGCTTCGACTACCGGGTCGAGTCGCTGTTCGATATTGATCATTTCTGATCAGAACGGAATATCATCGGTGTCAGCCGGACGCGACTGCGGGCGGCCCGCTGGCGCCTGTGCGGGGCGCTGCTGCTGACGCTGCGCCGGCGCCTGGCCGCCGCTGTCGCCACCCTGGCCGCCACCGCCAAGCATTTGCATGTTCTCGCCCACGATCTCGGTCACGTAACGCTCGATGCCGTCCTTGTCAGTGTACTTGCGCGTCTGTAGACGGCCCTCGACATAGATGCTGCTGCCCTTCTTCATGTACTGGCCGACGACTTCAGCCAGGCGGCCGAAGAACGAGATGCGGTGCCACTCGGTGAATTCCTTCGACTCACCGGTGTTCTTGTCCTTGGTCTTATAACTGGTCGCAACCGCGATGTTCGCGATCGCGTCGCCGCTGGGCATGTACTTCACTTCGGGGTCGCGCCCCAAGTTACCCAGAATCGTGACCTTGTTGACTGATGCCATTGATGCCCCCTGTTGTGCGGCGTGCCGCAGTTAGAAATTCAGTTCTTGATTGGCGTGCGCACGGAATACGCTGACCGCCTGTTCGTTGTTGTGCAGCCGCTTGTGCTCGTCGAAGCGCTCGCGCAGCGCTTTCAGTTCGGCCGGCTTCAGCGAGTTGATGTCGCCCAGGTAGATGCCCAGCACCTGGTGCGGGCTCTGTCCGGCCTCCTTCTGCCAAGCGACCAGGTCGTCGCGCAGCGCGTCGCGCAGTGCCTGCTTTTCCTGGCGCGCCTTCATGATCGCGTGCGCGCGCTGGCGGCTGTAGCCGAGCGTGTCGACCATCTCAGATACCGTCGTCGCCTGCGCCTGCGCGATGCGGTTCGCGCGGCTTATCTGCGCCTCGAGTTCGGCGTCGACCTTGGTCAGCTTGCCGTCGACTTGCTCGATCTGGCGCGGCGCGGCCGTCTCGTAGACGTGCTGGCACTTCGGGCAGGCCGGCGCCGGGTCGTGCACGTGGAAGCACTTCGGGCACTGGAGCATTTTGACCTCGTCGTCCTCGTCCTTCTTTTTCTTGCCCTTCTGGCGCCCCTCCAGGCTCCACTCGCGCAGGTCGCCAGGCAAGCCGTGCTTGCGCTTGAACACGCCATCTATCTGGCGGCCGACGTCGCCGACATGGTCGAGATACCAGGTGTTGTCCGAGCTTTTGCCGGGCGCCGGCCGCATGATCCGGCCGACACGCTGCAGGTACCGCGACAGAGATGCCGTCGGCGCCAGACCGATACAGCACTGGAGCGCTGGAAGATCGTAGCCCTCGTCGACCAGCGCTACCGTGCACGCGCCGTGCAGCTCGCCGGCGGCCAGTTTGCGATTCACCTCGGTGCGCTCGGCGTCGCTCATCTCTGGCTCACCAACCAGCAGCGCGAATTTGAACCCGGCCGCATTGAATTCCTCGACGACGTGCTTGGCGTGCTTGATCGAGGCACAGAAGACGATCGCGGTCGCGCCCGGGCAGACTTCCTTGTAGTGCTCAACGGCCGACCCGATGATGACGGGCCTGTCCACGCGTTCCTCGACCTCGCGCGCATTGTAGTCGCCCTCCTTGTTCGCCTTCAGGTCCGAGAAGTCGGGCGGCGACAAGCAGGTGTAGACGGTCGGGTTGATCAGCATGCCGATCTGGATCAGCTCGGCGACCAGCGGCCCGACGACCATCTCCTTAAAGATCCCGCCGTGGCCGTCGCCCAAGCCGGTGCCGTCGCCGCGGATCGGCGTGGCCGTCACACCCAGCGTGATCGGGCGCCCCAGGAGCTCGAACACCTTGCCCCATTTGTTCGCCAGGATGACGTGGTGCGCCTCGTCGAAGATGCAGAGCTTGAATGCATATGGGTTCGGCGGGATCGGCTTGCCGGCTGCTGCTGCCGCCTCCGCGCGGTCGATGTACTTCTTCAGGCGAATCAGCAGCGTGTCGATGCTGGCGACCTGGACCATCTTGTGCGGTGCCGGAGTGAAGTGTGGGCTGATCAGGCCATGGTCGATGCCGAGATTGCGCAGTGACGCGGAGGCCTGCAGCAGCAACTCCTTGCGGTGCACGATGATGATGACGTTGTTCGCCTTCTCGGCCGCGCTGGCAGCGATATAGCTGAATGTGTACGTGTTGTGGGTGACGGTGAAGTCGCCCAGCATGAACAGGTGGTCGCCGTCGATCTCGAAGCCGTAGTAATCGCCATCGCCGATCGGCTCGACCTTGATGCCAGTGACCAGCACGTCCTTGACTTGGCGGCGCTTCGCGGCCTGCTTACGAGGCAGGCGGCATGGGATCTGGTCGACGTCGCCCGAGATGATGCACCGCCAGTAGTTGCCCGTCACGCCATTGTTGTGGCAGGTCTTGCGGCAGGGCGCCTTGTAGGCGGAGAAACCGAGCGAGCGCGCCACGAAGATCAGGTCGTCCATCAGTCGCTCACTGCCGAGCGCGATGTCGTAGCCCTTTCTGGTGTAGTGGCCGTCTGTGTCGATAATACCAGCTAGGACCTGAAGACGCTCCTCGCGCGACCCGGTCAGGTACCGATGCGGGATGTGCTTGTTGCGGATCAGGTCGTGCTCACGCAGCGCATTCATGAGCGCCGTGCCGCCGCGGCCTGTCATTTCTATGCCCTGCATCTGGACAACGATCGACCGCTCGCTGTTGTCGAGCCAGCTGACCTTCATGCCAATGCGGCCGGCGTAGTCGATCAGGTATTGAACGATCTCCTCATCCCCGGTTGTGATGTTGGCGATATGCGAGTGCCCGTCACCCAGCCAGATCCCGAGGAAATACGGCTCGATGGCAGGCTCAAACTGGTGTTGTGCGAATTCGACACCGGCGCGCCAGCCTTTGTGAACATGCTTGAAAGTCGAGCTCTTGGCCAGGTAGTCGCGCACGCCGATGTTGACGATCTCGCCGCCGCGCGCCTGGCTTGGATACTTCGGGTCCTTGTGCGTGCTGGTGCGCTTCAGGCTCAGAATGTGGCTCTCGTTGACTACATACGGGTCGCCCTTTGTCGGCGTCACGCGGTACAGCGGCTCGCGGCCGCGCGCCAGCGAGAGCACCGTGCGGGGATTGCTGTCAGGCCCCATCAGCAGGTCGCCGACCTTGACATCTTCGACAGGTTTGATCGTGCCGTCGAACATGAGCACGGGAGTGCCCTTGCCGAGGCATTTGCCGCCGCCCGTCGGAAGGACGAACAGCACGGGGTAGTTCTTGCGCCGGAACGCATCACGAATGGAGGCAACGCCCGCTTCCTGGTACGGGCGCAGTGTAATAGCAGCCATACAGTCTCTTTCATGTGGCGCGGCTCGATTCCGTCCTATCCGCGCCGATTGTTATCGTGGGTGCTGCTAGTCGTGGTGCAGGCCGCTGGCCTCTTCGCGTGCAATCTGCTCGCGCCGCGCGGCAACGATCCCCTGCATCTTCGTCAGGATCTCGACGGTCTTGGGCGGCTCCTTGCGCCAGCGATCCGGCGTCGCGCGGCTGATGCCGAGGTCTCGGCAGATGGACGTAATCGTCATCCCGACCTCCTTCGCATCCTTCTCGACCTGGTCGAGCGCCTGCTGGAATGTTTGTTCAAACGTATTCACGTTGCTCCTCATGTTTCAGTAGTTCATCGAATTGTACAATAAAAGAACAATGCGCGAAAAATGATTATCATGATCCAGCGTGAAAAGCCGGGATGTGGCGTGTATAGAACAGACAAACGCGGACGCGATACTTGCGCATTACTCAAATATGATTCAGAATTGCCCCATCCTAATAAATTTGATGAAGGGGATTTATGGAAGCCCAAGCCGCCCAGCCGCAGGAGCTGTACCTGCACGGCAAGGTTGACCTGACGAATGAGCAGTACCACTCCGCACCGGGCGTATCGAAAGGACAGCTCGACGCGATCGCCGTCAGCCCGCTGAACTACTGGGATCAGTTTGTGAACCCGGAGCGCGAGCCGCGCGAGTTCAAACACTGCTTTGCGGTCGGCGACGGCACGCACAAGCTGGTGCTGGAGCCGGGCACGTTCGAGCAGACGTACGCGGTTGGATTCGACAAGTCGGCCTATCCGGAAGCGCTGGACCTGGTCGCCGACCTCAAGAAGGAATGCACCGCCCGCGGCCTGATGGTCAGCGGCAGCAAGGGCGAGCTCTGCGACCGCCTCATTGAGGACGGCTTCGAGCCCGGGCGCCTGATGCCCTGGCTGCTGCGCCAGCACGAGAAGACCATGGCCGGCCGCATCGCGATCTCGGCTGCCGAATACAAGAACATGCTCGGCATGCTGCGCGCGGTGAACAACCACCACACGGCCGCTGGCCTGCTGGAGGGCGCCAAGGTCGAGCAGTCGTTCTTCGTGACCGACGACCAGGGCATCCTGCGCAAGTGCCGACCGGACATCATCACGGCCAACGGCCTGATCATGCCGGACCTGAAGACGACGGATGACGTGAGCGAGATCGGCTTTGGTCGCACGATCGCGCAGCGCCGGTACCACGTGCAGGCAGCATACTACCTCGACCTCCTGTTCATGCTCTACGGCGACGCCGCGCCGCGTCACTTCTGCTTCATCGCTGTCCAGAAGACGCGCCCGTACGACGTGGCCGTCCACTACCTGACGGACGACATCATCGCGATCGGCCGCGCGCTGTATCAGCGCGACCTGCAGCGCCTCATAGAGTGCCGCGACGCCAATCGCTGGCCCGGCACCGACAACGGCGAGATCATCAAAGCAAATCTGCCCCCGTGGGCAATGAACGGCGAGCCCGTCTACCTCTGACCAAAAGGACCCGAAGTGAATTTCTTCTCATCGAATATCAGCGCCAGCGGCATCACCCGCTTCACGATCATCGAGCGCGGCGGCTGCGTCATGGTGGAAGGCGCACTGCCGCCGAAGTGGATCAGCGCCATCACCAAGGCCATGCCCACGGACGCGATCATCGCACCCGAACTGGCGCGCATGACGGGCGCGAACTTCGCGTTCGGCCGCCAGGAGGACGTCGAGGCGCTGGTCGCCGAACTGAAACCGGCGGTCGACCACGTCGCCGTCGCGAAATACACCAAATTCGGCCTGTCCGAGTCGGCCGCGCGCTGGCTGTCCAGCGGCGAGCGCGGCATCAGCAGCAACTCGATTTTCACCTACCTGACCGGGTTCGACGCGCTGCAGGGCTGGATCCAGGACTACCCGCGTGACCCGTGGGACTTCCGCCGCTGCCGGCTGCTGCTCGAGCAGGTGCCAGAGATCGCGGCGAAATTTCCAGAGATGGCCAAGGCCTCGAAGAAGTGGGCTGCACTGGTCAGCAGTTGGGACGCGATCTGCGTGGCGATGGATATCGAGATCCCGCACTGGCGCGCCCCGAAACACAAGGATGCAGCACCCCAAACCTATCAACTCATCAAGGCCGCTCTCGGCCAAAAATAACCATGAAAATCCAACACCTCACCATCCGCAACATCCTCGGCATCGACGAGCTCGAACTGACTCCGGGCGGCTTCAACAGCATCTCGGGCCCGAACGGCGTCGGCAAGACATCGGTTCTGGAAGCCATCAAGGCGGCCGTATCGCCCGGCCACGACGCCACACTGTTGCGCGCCGGCGCCGACCAGGGCGAGGTCGTGTTCGTGCTCGACGACGGCAACTCGATCATCAAGAGGGTGACCGCCGACAAGAGCATCACCGAAGTGCGCGACGCGGAAGGCAAGAAGGTGCCGCGACCGGCCGAGATGATCCGCGGCCTGACCGACATGCTGTCGGTGAACCCGGTCGCGTTCCTAGCCGCTGACAAGAAAGACCGGGTCAAGGTCCTGCTGGAGTCGATGCCGATCGAGCTCGACGCCCGGAAGCTGACCGAACTGTCCGGCGTCAAGGTCACCGCGCAACCTGGCGTGCACGCGCTGCACGTGCTCGAGACCGTGCACAAGCAGGTGTTCGACGCGCGCACCGGCACGAACCGCGCCGTCAAAGAGAAGGACGCGACGATCAAGCAGCTGCGCGCCGCGATCCCGGAGGCCGTCGGTGGCGTCGAAGGCAGCGAAGAAGAGCTGTCGGCGCAGGTGCAGGAAGCGGCCGCTGCGCGCGACAACACGCTCGGCAAGATCGCCACCAAGCTGGACGGCATCAAGGCGAAGGCGCAGGCCGACATCGATGCCGTCCGCACGCAGCTGCAGGCCGACATCGATGCGCTGAAGGCCGCCGCCCAGGAGAAGGTCGACGCGATCAAAGCGGACCTGCTCGACAACGAAACCCGGGCCGGCGCCGCACGCGAGAAGGCGCACGGAGCGTACGCAACGACCACGGGGCCGATTGACCAGGCCCTGGCCGTCATCCGCGCGAACCGAGACGCGGCCGCGAAGCGCGAGCAGTCGCTGGCGATCGTCGCCGACATGGAGAAGAGCCTGCAGGGCCTGCGCGACGAGGCGCAGCGCCAGACCGACGCCCTGGCAGCGATCGAGGCCTACAAGTCGGAGCTGCTGTCGTCCCTGCCGATCCGCGGTCTTGAGGTGCGCGACGGCGAGGTGTTCCGTGACGGGCTGCCGCTCGACCGCCTTAACACCGCGCAACAGGTCGAGATCGCCGTCGGTGTGGCCAAGCTGCGCGCCGGCGACCTCGGGGTTGTATGCGTTGATCGTATCGAGTGCCTGGATCCGACAAACCTGGAAGAACTGCGCAAGCAGACTGCGTCGGCCGGGCTGCAATGCTTCGTGACGCGCGTTGGCGGAGAAGAATTCGCCATCGAGACGCAGGATTAAACACAGGCAATCAATAATCAAATATAATCAAGACTTCACCAAAACGGAGTAATACATGAACGACCTCGTACACCACGAATCCGACCAGTTCCGCCGCGCCATGGTGGCGCCGGCAGGGTCCGCCGCCAACGTCGGCGCGATCACGATCGAATCCGAACGCGCCGTCGCCGAGGCGCGCGGCCAGATCCAGCTGGCGAAGATGTTCCCGCGCAGCGTGACCGGCGCCATCACGGAATTCCTGGATGCTTGCCGCAGCCCGGACTTCGCCGCGACCGCCTTCTACGCAGTCCCGAACCGCGGCAGCGGGCCGTCAATCCGCTTTGCCGAAGAGGCAGCGCGCTGCTACGGCAACTTCGAGTATGGCCACCGCGAGCTGTCCCGCTCAGACGGAAAGTCCGAGGTCGAGGTCTATGCGTGGGACAAGGAGAAGAACAACCGCAGTCCGCGGCAAATCACTGTGATGCACATCGTCGACACCAAAAACGGGCCGAAGCCCTGCCGCGACCAGGCCGACATCGACAACCGCATCGCAAACGTCGCCAGCAAGCAGATCCGCGGCCGTATCCTGGCGCTGCTGCCCAAACACATGATCGCGGCCGGCATCGCTGAGTGCCAGAAGACCCTGGCCGGTGGCGGCGAGAAACCGCTGAGCGTGCGCATCCAAGGCGTGGTTCAGGCCTTCAGTAAGTACGGCGTCAACATCAAGCGCCTGGAGGCCCACCTCGGCCACGGCATCGACGACACCACCGTCGAGGAACTGGCCGACCTGGTCGGCATCGGCAATGCGTTGAAAGAGGGCGCCAGCGTCGCCGAGTATTTCCCCATCGGCGGCGACCAGGCCGAGGATGCCGGAGCCGTGAAAGCTATCGCTGACGCCGCGACCGCTGGCAAGAATAAGGCGGCCGCCGCTGCGACAACGACGACGCGCGCCTCCCGCCAAGCGAACAAGCCGGCTGAAGCACAGGTAAATCCGGTGAAAGACCCTGCCCAAAATGTGACGGAAAAGGCTCAAGAAACGGGCGGCGATTCGGCGGCTCCGGAACAACTCCAGCAACAGGAAGTCAGCCAGCCTGCAGCCACTCAGGCCGCCGGCATGGATGACGACGTGTTCTGAGTACCAACAGCAACAAATTAGCAGCACCAATTAGGGGGCACCCGGCAGTTCCATGCAACAGGCAGTAGCAGTTCAAGCAGTAGCAGCACGCAACAAGACCTCGTACCTGACACCGGCTCAAGTGGCGGCCAGGTACGAGGGCCGGATATCGGTCCGGACACTTGCAAATTGGCGATATATGGGCAGCGGCCCAGCCTTCAGCAGGTTCGGCGGCCGCGTTCTTTACCCAGAGGACAAGCTGATCGAGTGGGAGGCGAAGAACACCGTCAACTCCACAAGCGAGTACCGGAAATAAAAACGGCGGGGGAAACCCCGCCTTCTTTCTAAGACAATTATGGACCTCAACTACGAACAAAAGCGCGCCCGCTTCACCGCTGCCGAACTCACCGAAATCTGCCACGGCGCCGCGCGCGCGGCCGGCTGGTGGAATGATGCCGACCCGAACACCAGCAAGGCCAACCCGCTGCACTTCTCCAACAAGCTGTGCCTGATCCACTCCGAGATCAGCGAGGCGATGGAAGGCGACCGCAAGAACTTGATGGACGACAAGCTGCCGCATCGCCCGATGCGCGAGGTCGAGCTCGCCGACGCCGCAATCCGCATCTTCGACCTGGCCGGCGGCTATGGCCTGGACCTGGCCGGCGCCATCGCCGAGAAGTTGGCCTTCAACGCCCAGCGCGCGGATCATAAGCCCGAGAACCGCGCTGCCGACGGCGGCAAGGCGTACTGACATGGCGACCGCCGCCACCAAGGAATTTGCCGCCAGCATCCGGCCAGCCATCAACGGCCAGTCCGACAAGTTCAGCTGGCGCCTCTACCAGCGCGCGCTGAAGCGAGGCCGCGAGCGCGTCTACATCTCGGCGTGGAACCAGATCACGGGCGCCATCCAGCCCAACCTCGAAGGCCTGAAGGCCGGTGACAGGCAGCAGATTGGAAGCCTGATGATAGGCGGCGCCATCGAAGGCGGCTGGTTCCACGGCAAGCGCCTGCTCGAGGTGACCAGGCCCGGCGCCAGCCTGCAGGACTTCGCCTACGGGCCGAACTTTGAGACGGCGAACTGGCTCGACGTCACAGACTGGTTCTGGCGCGAGTACCTGGTGCGCGGCCGCTGCATCATCCACGGCGAGAGCGTGCACGAATGGGTCGCCATCAACGCCAACGCTCGCAAGTGCGCCTACTGCGGCCATCACCAGCGCCGCACGGTCCGGACGGTGCGCAAGGTCGAGCGTGTCGAGCGCTGGGAGGCACCATGCCTGTAACCCGCATCGTCATCACCAGCACGCCGGCGCGCCCGAAGCCGAAGACCGGCGACCGGCGCGTTACAAAGAAACACGGCCTGCAGATCCGCATTCCACAGGTCTGCACGTTCGGCCCGGGCGCCGGCGCGCGCATCTACAGCAACGGCCGGCCCTGTTTCGAGTGGCGCAAGCCGGCCGACCTGCCGCGGATCTACCGCCACTACCTGACGGCCGAGGAGCGCGCTTCACTCCCGCCGAATGCGCCCGCCGCGGCGTGACAGCAGAAAGGATATATGGACTGGTCACCACAGCAGGCCGCCGCACTGGCGGCCGTAGATAAATGGGCGCGCAGCCGCCGCGGCCCGCAGGTTTTCCGTCTCTTCGGGTTCGCAGGCACCGGCAAGACTACCCTGGCCAAGCACATCGCCGAGGGCATCGACGGGCCGGTGCTGTTCGCCGCATTTACCGGGAAAGCGGCCCTCGTGCTCAGAAAGAAGGGCTGCGGCGAGGCCAGCACGATCCACAGCCTGATCTACAAGGTCGAGGAGGACGAAGATGGCGCCGACCCGACGTTCACCCTCAACCCGGACAGCCCGGTCCGCTTCGCCAAGCTGGTGATCATCGACGAATGCTCGATGGTCGACGAGGAGCTGGGCCAGGACCTGCTCAGCTTCGGGACAAAGATCCTGGTGCTGGGCGACCCGGCCCAGCTGCCGCCGGTCAAGGGCGATGGCTTCTTCACCAGCGCCGAGCCGGACTTCATGCTGACGGACATCCACCGCCAAGCCGCCGACAACCCGATCATCAGGCTCTCGATCGACGTGCGCGAAGGCCGGCGCCTGCAGATTGGCCAGTACGGCGACAGCAAGATCATCCGCCGGCAGGGCCTCGGCGCCAGGGAAGTGCTGGCTGCCGACCAGGTGCTGTGCGGGATGAATAACACCCGCCAGGCCATGAACCAGCGCATCCGCCAGCTGAAGGGAATCGACAGCAGCATGCCGGTCCAGGGCGACCGCCTGGTGTGCCTCAAGAACAATCGCGAGAAGGGGCTGCTCAACGGCTCGTTGTGGACTGCTGACGCTGTAACTGTGCAGTCGGACCGCGTCAGCATGACCGTGAAGTCGATCGACGGCATGGCCGATCCGGGCGAGTTATCCGTGCCGCATGAGTTCTTTCTCGGCACCGAGAAGGACCTCCAGTGGCACCAGCGGAAGTATGCTGACGAGCTCTGCTACGGCTATGCACTCACTGTGCATAAGAGCCAAGGTTCACAGTGGGACAACGTAATGTTGTTCGATGAAAGCGGCGTGTTCCGCGAGAACCGGATCAAGCACCTGTATACCGGGATCACGCGCGCGGCCGAGCGGGTTACGATCGTCCTATAGCAGTTTCGGGCGCAGATTTCGGGCGCAAATCCGGGCCCAACCTGCCGCCCGAATCGGGCGCCGGCGCCAGACCAGCCATCCCGGGCCTTCACGCTGGATCCCCCGCTTTCCCCTGTGTTCCCGCTGGATCTTGCGCCCGACCTGCGCCCGAGAGGACTGCCGCGCCCGGGTGCGGGCCCGATTGACAGCGCCAAGGCCTTGTGTAAGGCCTTGGCAGTGCAGTGATTTTGGAAGGGAAAAGTGGCGCGCCCGAAGAGATTCGAACTCCTGACCCCCAGATTCGTAGTCTAGCTTGACCACTTTCACGGGGAATCACGGAACGTCTCTTCTCAACGCGATTTCAGCTACTTAGTCGCGAGACGGCCTCCCAGTCAATCCCCCAAAATCACTGGCGACACCGGATTTTTGCGCCCGACCTGCGCCCGAAAATCCGGCCAGCAACTGAATACCTGATTGGCCCTGGCCGGCGGGTGTTCGTCGACAGTGAGAGTGAGAATGCCCAAACTAACGAAGACGGTTGTGGATAACGTGAAGCCACCGGCGGCCGGCGACGCGTGGATCTGGGACAGCGAGTTGGAGGGATTCGGCATCCGGATCCAAGCCAGCGGCCGCAAAACCTACGTAGTGAGGTACCGGACCCGCGACGCAGCGCGCACCCAGCGCAAGATGACGATCGCCCGCTGCTCCGACCTGGCGCCGGACCGCGCGCGCGACCAGGCGCGCAAAATCTTCGCCCAGGTGGCGGAGGGACAGGACCCGGCCGCCGAGCTCCGACCGACTGCGGCGCCGGCCTCGAAGGCGACTGTCAGCCGCATGTTTCAGGGTTACGTTGCGCACATGCGACAGAAGGGCCGCATCAGCGCCGACGAGGTCGAGCGAGCCCTGCTGCTGGCCAAGAACAACGCCGCCGACGCGCTCGGCCGCGATAAGCCGGCCGCCGACGTCACGCCGGCCGACGTGGTGAACTTCGTGTCGCGGTTCTACGACGCCGGCCACCGCGGCGCGGCCGACAAGGCGCGCAGCTACATCGCCTCGGCGTTCGCATGGGGCATGAAGTCGGCGCACGACTACACCGCCAAGGAGCGCCAGGACTGGGGCCTGGTGCGCAACCCGGCGGCCGACGTGGCGAAGGACACCGGCGCCATCAAGACACGAGACCGGAACCTCTCAGCCGCCGAGCTGAAACAACTCTGGCGTGCAACGGAGCTCGGCCAGGAGGGGTTCTCGCAAGAGGTCGCAGCGGCCATCCGACTGATCATCTGCTGCGGACAACGCGTGCAGGAGACGCTGCGCATCGACGGCGCCGAGATCAACCTGGCGGCCTGCAGCTGGGACATGCCGCCCGAGAAATCGAAGATCAAACGGCCGCACTCGATCCCGCTGCCGCGCCAGGCGATCCCGGTGCTGAAGGACCTGATCGCCAAGCACGGCGAAGGCCCGCTGTTCCCGGCACGCAGCGGCAGCCAGGGTGACAAGACGGCGTACCGGAGCATCAACCAGGCCATCAGGCGCTGGCTGGCGCGGCCGGACGTGTCCATGGTGCCGTTCCAGGCGCGCGACCTGCGCCGGACCTGGAAGAGCCGCGCGCACGACGCCGGCGTCGACCGATTCACGCGCGACCTGATCCAGCAACACGCCAAGAACGATACCGGCTCAAAGAACTACGACCGGAGCGACTATGGCCCCCAGATGCGCGAGGCCATGACGAAGTGGGCAGACTGGATCGAGCAGCACGTCGCATCGTGAACTGCGTGAGATGCAACAAGGGCAGGTTCCCCTGCCCTTTTCTATTTGTTCAATTCATCAAATCCGAGTAATATTGTATTGTTTTCCAGCAGCCAATATTTTGAGGAGTCGTGAATGTACAGTCTGAATACGCAAGAGCGCGCCAAGGAACTATTCCCGCAGAACCCGGCACTGCAGCAGCGCTGGGAGAGCGCAGTGAACTACCTTCGGCAGGGCCCCGTCAGCAAGTGGGTGCTGGACGGGCAATTCAGACCAGGATGGAACGCACAGACACGATGAGCCAAGAAGACCGCGCGCAGGACGAGGAAGTGTTCCTCTGGAGCCTGATCAATGCCAGCCGCCAGGCGCCGGCGGAATTCAAGCCAGGCGACAAGGGCTACGGGCCGGAATTCTGCGCAAACGAGGATTGCGGCGAGCCGCTGCCCGCGCTGCGTCGCCAGATGGGCAAGACCCTGTGCACGGAATGCCAGGGCCTGCACGAGCGCAGGACTCGCCGCTACTGACCCATGCACCCGCGCGGCGGGTGCGCTCCATCCTCGTCCAGCAGCACATTGCACCGCCGGCAGAAGCGCAGTGTGATATCGATGCGCGTCTTCGCCGCCATCTTTCAGACCCTACTCTACTTCACTCCCGTCGTGCCGCGCCCGAGCTCGAAGTCGATCAGCTTGTTCAGCTGCGCGCGGCACTCAGCGTACTTGCCGCCGTTTTCGGCGTGGACGGAGAGGATGTCTGGGGTGTCGACCGGGGCACGAGTAACGTCGGTTCCTCCGGGCGGATAAGCAAACTCGCGGGCGGAGCCGGGCAGATCGGGACGGAGGGCACGGTTGTACAGGCGCACAGCGCCCCAGGTAATAACAGCAGGAGGAATCGCTTTCGGAGCTTCACCGGGCACCTCGACATAGACGGTTGTGACTTTCGGAACTTCCTTGACCACCTCGACGGTGACCGTTTTAACGTTGCGCTTCTCTTCCTCGAGATCGGCTGCCAGCCGCTCGCCGCGCGCGCGCTCATCGGCCAGCGCCTTGTCTGCTCTCTCCTTGACCTTCAGCGCCACGGCCGCCTCGTGATCGCCGCGCATCTCCCATCCCTCGTAGTAGCCGCCGGCCGCGATCGCGATTGCCAGCATCAGGGCGCCCAGCAGGGCCCACGGGTTCAGTTGAGGCATATCGTCGTCCCCCATGACGCAAAGACCGGTTGGTGCGTGAGCAGGATCCAGCGCGGATAGAGCCGGCTGTACTCGAAGTTCTTGGCCGACTGCCCGGCGTTGATGTGCTCGGTGCTGTCGAACCATTTTCCGGGCTTCGCCGATTGCTTCTGCGCCCGCTGCACGTAGCCCAGGCCGGCGTTGTAGCCCTTCAGCGCGGCAGCCCAGCGCTCGCACGGCGTGTCGCCCTTGACGCGCTCGTACAGCCAGCTGTCGAAGCGCACCAGGGCCCGCATCGCCCAGGTCGGGTTATACGGATCAGGCGCGCCGAGCTCCGGATACGAGCGGACGATCTGCGCCGCGGTGCCGTCCATGAACTGCGCCAAGCCGCGCCCGTTGTCCCAGGCCGTGACGCCCGGGCGCCAGTTGCTCTCCTGCGTGATCTGGCCGGCGAACATCGCGACCGGCGCATTCAAGCCGTACACTGCCTGAGCCTCACGAGTGAGCGTCGGGCGGAACCTCGCGGCAGCCTCCGGCGGCCCGGCGAGCGCCGGCGACGCAATGAGCACGAGGACGGCCAGCAGCCGGAGCATTACAGCCCCATGGCGATCGCGAGCATGGCGGCGCCGATGATAATGGCGCGGCGCACGTGCTCGACCGGGCTGCTGGCCAGGTCGATGCGCGCCAGTGGGAAGGCGCGGCGATCGATCCAGTAGCCGGCGAAGGCCGCCAGGGTGATGTGGCCCATCTTCCACAGCACGATCTGCATTTGCGGCAGGGCCTGCGAGATCGCCAGCAGCGACGCACAGGTATAGAGGACAGCCGAAATCAGAACCCATTGAAACATTCGCATTTTGTCCATCGTGATCTCCGGGAAACGGGGTGAATTTCGCATTACTTGGCGCCGACCTTGTCGGCGACCTTTTCGACGCTGCGCTTCAGGTCCTGAAGGCTCTCGCGTACTTCCTGGAACTTGTCCTTGTTGGCGTTATCCTGCATCGTGTCGCGCTCGCGCTGCATGGAGACCCGGTCCTCAAGCACCGACACGCGGCGGTCCATCGTGCTCCAGCCGACGCCGGCGGTGATCAGGAAGCCAATGAAGGTCAGGATGTGGCCGAGGTTGACCGTTCGGTCGAAGCGGACCCGATTGTCGGGCTGAGGATTTGCCATGTCGGGCGCCTTGAATGATGGCTGAAGTGTTGACGTTAGGAATCGTACAGTCACGACACCTGGCGCCCGACGCGGTCAGTTACCGATGGCCGCCCACCAGTGCAGAGAGGTGTTGCTCGCGTAGAACGTGAAACCGGTCTTTGTCGGCGTCTGCGCGGCAGTTGTGTTGTTGACCGATGCCGGACCCGTGATCACCACGAAGCAGTTGTTCGAGAACGCGATCGGAAATGACACCGCACTACCCGCCGGCGTTGCCTGGGACAGTCCCCACTGAAGGGTTAGGCCACCGGGAAATTTCTGGTAGCCGTTGGTCGCCATCTGTTGCTTCCCGGCGGCCGTCCACTGCGCCAGCACGGAGGCTGTTGTCGCCAACAGCTTCGAATTGTCATCGACAGGCGGAGAATTTGCGGCGGTCAGGTTCTTCGACGAGTCAGCGGTCAGCGCCTGTGCCAGGAATGCAAGGTTTTCAGCAAAAGACACACATCGGCCCAGCCTTTCGTATTATGGTTGAAATTGAAGACGACGCGCGTCAGACATCCAGCGGCACAAACGCACCCTGGACCTCAGCCGGAGCGCTCGCCACGATGCCTTGGTACACCGCGAGCACGGCCGCCTTCAGGCCGTCGACGTCGGTCGCAGCCACAACCTCGGGCGCTTTGGTGATATCGAGCAGCTCCTGGCGCGCGGTCGCGGTCGCCTTCGCGGTGTTCTTGTCGCCGCTAACCAGGGCCGCCATACCGATCCCAGCGAGGCGGTTCAGGACCACGTCGCGCTTGACGCGAATGGATCCCATGAGCGCGTCAAACTGCCCGGAGAATGAAACCTCCTCAGGCGGCACGAAGACCAGCTCTCCATCCTTGAATGTGACAGAAAAACCATGCCCTCTCGCGGCGATCGCAGCTTCGAAATCGGCTTTCGAGACCTCGTGAATATCGGCAGGAAGGTCGCTGCCGTAATCAACTTCCGATGGATAGAAAGAACCGGTCGATGGGGAGAAAAGAATTCTCATTTGTGATTTACCTTTTACCATCCAATTGCAATGTAAGCGACAATCGCAGTGTTACCACCACCCGACGCATAAATCACATTTGCACCGGTTTTCGAAACCGCTTCGATTGACAAGTTCACGTATTGCAATCCCGAATTGCCCGCGCTCAGCGTGCCAACGCACGACGCAACTCCATTCGGAAAAGCAATCGGAAACAGGAATGGAGTGGTCTGGAAGGCTCCGGTCGTCGTATATGCGGGCGGCGTAACAGTGCCCCACTGGATAATCATCCCGTTCGGCAGCTTCTGATAGCCATTCGTGGCCTTCAGGGACAGGAAGTCAGCTGCGTACTGGCTCGTCGTTACCGCGTTCGCCACCTGGAACGACGAGAAGATGTAGACGGTGACCTTGTCGCCCGCGATGGTCGCGACGTTAAGAACCACAGTCGTACCGTTCGTCGCCGTGTAGTCCGCCTCATCGAGCCAGACGCCATTCTTCTTGACGATGATGTTGCCCGGGGTGTAGCCGCCGACGATTGTCAGTGAGGTGGTACCGGCCGACGGATTGAACACCTGCGGTTTGAACGAGTTCTGGCCGGCCGAGCTCGCGAGATAGACATTCGTTCCGTCCGAGTAGACGACCACGGCCAGGCCCTGCGGCAGCACGACACCAGTGCCGGTCGCCAGCTTCGCGGTGATGTTGAACGAACCGGTGGCGTTGTTGGCGATGATCCACTGGCCGCTCTGCGTCGGAAGAATGAAGTTGATGTTGGCCGTCAGGATCCCCGTGAGGTTCAGGATGCCAGATCCAGCCTGCGCAACCGTGGCGGTGACGTCGGAGCCTCCCGCTACGTTGATCGTTGCAATGCCGTCGATCGCATTGTTGACGAACGCCGTCGTGGCGACACTGCTACCGTTCGAGCCTGATGCCGCAGTCGGCGCGGTCGGGTTACCCGTAAGGGCCGTATCGGTAAAATCGGTCGTCGACTGCAGCACGTTCGTGCCATCGCAGAACACCTCCTGACGCTTGCCCTGCGTGATGTAGATGCCGGTGCCAGCGGCCGTCTTGACCCTCAGCGTGTAGGCACCCGTGGTGCGATTGTCGACGATGAAGCTGTGCGACGTGGCAGGCACTATCACGTCGATGTTGCCGGTCAGTGCGCCGGTCAGCACCAGGATGGCGTATCCGGCTTCTTGTGCCGCCAAGGTGACATTGGTATTGCCCGCGACGTTCTTCGACAGCGTGCCGTGCGCCGTGTCTTGCACGAAGGTAGTGTTCGAAATGAGCAGGCTCCGATCACCCATCGGGGCTGTCGGTACCTTCGGCGTGCCGGTGAAGGTTTGGCTGTCCACCTTGGCGATGCCTGGCGGGATGGTCGCGCCCGATTCCAGGTCGTCGACGTGTTTTTTCAGCCAGGCCGTGCGGTTCGCCAGGTTCTTTAGCGGCGAATTCGCAATGCCGCTGGGGCCGCCCTGGACGGGGTCGGTCGTTTCCAGCTGGTAGACGCCGGCGTCATAGTTGACGACTTCTGTGAGGTTGGCCATGCGCGCCCTTTAGAATGAAATGATCCAGGACCCGGACAGCGAAATATCCGACTCCTTGTTGAGGGCGGAGACGCGCACCTTGCGGGCGAACAGTGTGCCCACCTCAGTCAGCAGCCCGAATTCCATGATTGCCTTGCCATTCGCCTCGCCGGTACCCAGCGAGAAGTTGAACGACACCTGGTTGCTGGCCGGATAAGTGACAGAGTCGATCAACTTCGGGTAGGAGTTGGTGATCGACGTGTTGCCCGATGCCGGCGCGGTGCCGCTGGTGCCGAAGGCGATCTGCTTCACGCTGTTGCCGGTGACGTCACCGCCCAGCAGGTGCGCGAGCGCAAACTTCGAGCCGTCGACGATCAGGTTTTTTTCGACCCACTCCTCGACGAGATCGCCGCCGCGATAGACGCGCAGCTGAAACTCGCCACGTGGTTGCTCGGCCAGGCTGGAAAGTTGGATGCTCACAATGGTCTCCGATGATTGGAGACCATTGTCGTGTCACGACGACGGATGACAGGCGGCGGTTAGAGATTGCCCTCGCTCACGAAGTTCGCCTGCGTGGTGGATCGCATCGTCCAGACGACAGTGCCGTCCGTGACGGTCTGTCCAACCGTCTTGCCGGTGATGTCTGGCGCGCCGGTCGTGCTGGTGCCGGCCGTGGTGCACTCCCAGACGGTATTACCGGTCGGCCACTTGGCGTAGACATTCGCGGCGTAGACGGTGGCATCGGACCGCGTCGTGCTGCTTGCGGCGCCTGTTGCGGTATTGATCCAGCCCTTGGGGGAGCCAACAGCGGGAGCGCTGTGCAAGACACGGTCGCCAAGTTGCCAGACGCCCTTCGTTGGGGCCGACGTGCCAAACGACAGCCCGACGGACGGGAATCCCCCGTCGCGCCTGGAGGCCAACAGCAACGTCGCCGACTCTTGCCCCGCCGTCGCGTTCGTGACCCGTTCACCGTAGCGCCCCCACAGCAGCCCTGGCTCGTCGTACAGCTGCGTCCCCAGCCATTCGGAGTTCACTGCCACGGCAGCCCGCTCAAGCTTGAATTGCGCGGTCGAGTTGCGCTTGACCTTCATTCCGGTAAATTCGAGCTCCTGGTTCGAATCCAGGAACACGTCACGGAACAACTGGGTTTTCTGGTTGGCCGACAGCAGCCGTCCATTGACGACCCCGTTACCGCCACTGGCGGTACCCAGGTATACGTTACTCATCGAGAACACGTCTATGGTGTTGATCTCGACGTAACCGTAGAACGTATTGCCGCGCAGGCTGGCCTTGCATGCCGCGTTGCCGCCCGAACCTTGGCCGGACAGCTTGATGCTCGGTTCCGTATTCGAGTTGTCGCGGGTCGTGAACGTCGTGTCCTGGACCGAAATAATTTTCGAATCCGTCGACGTGACGTTCAGCGCGTAGCGCGGCGTCAGGTTGCCAGTCGTCGATGGCCAGCACTCGGAGCGACAAGCAATCAGGCCGACCACGCCGGCTTCGATGAAAATTTTCGACGTGGACGGGACGTTGTAATTACCCGTCAGAAAATCGTACAGACCGCCGAAATACGAACGGATGAACCACGCATCGCCGCCGCGCTTCTGGTGAACCAGGTAATCCCTGCAGTCCACCGTATGGCAGGCATATGCCGGATTGTGCAGGATGTTCTGGCCGTTGATGTACCAGCCGGTATTGCAGTTGCTGACCTCGAGGGCCTCGAAACTGTTGGTTTCGATGTCCGGGTCTTTGCCGTCCGTGTCGTAGTCGCCGATCTGCAGGCCAGTGCTGAGCCGGTAAATCTTCAGGTGGCGGAACTTGTTGTACTTCGTGCCGTTGCCGTTCGTGCCGGGCTGCGGGTTCCCACGAATATACAGGCCATGGGACGCCGAATAATCGGAGTTGTCCGCCTTGACTTCGCTGATTAACGTCAGTTTCTCGACAACGTTGTGGAAGCCGCTGACGGTAAGGATCGGGCCGGTGCCCGTGTTCTTCGGACGCAGCAGCACAGAGCCATGCGTGCTCTCACCCGTCAACGTGACGCTGTAGCAGTTTTGCGTGCCGGCATACGTGCCGATGTAGATCGTCCCCTCGATGCGGTAGGTGCCGTTCGGGACATAAATCTGCGTGCCGTTCCACGAGCCGGCCAGAATCGCGGCCTGGAATGCGGCGGTGGCGTCGGTCGCGTAGCTCGGATCGGCACCGAACCACAGGATATTCATCGGACCGTCGAAGACACGTTTCCAGCGACGCCCGCTGCTATCCACGATCGTCAGCGCATTGTCGTCGGCCGTCACGCTGTCGGTAGCATCTCGAACAAACATGCCACCCACGTACTGCTTCGTGACATAGGCAGAAATGCGCGCCCCGTTATACGCGCGCAGCGCGGTAAAATCGGCGCATTGCAACGCATTGAGCGAAGCTTGCATGTCCGGAATAACAGCGATGTTCTGCTCGACGTTCGCTACCCTGTTAAGCAGCGCCTGCGCCTGCTGGTTCAGTGGGCCGCCAGGGCCGCCGAGTACCGGCGTGGTGGTCTCGATCTGGGGGACATTGTCTGCACCAGGGGTAGGGATGAGGTAGTTCATGCTTATCCAATCAATCCATCGGCGACTTCAGCGCCGTTGCTAGTTATCGAGCCGTCAGCATGTAAAAGCGCGCTAAACGGGACGTCACCCGAAGTTCCCACGTCCTCCGCAGTGGTACTGGTGCCACAATAGGAAATCACCCCATCGAACCGGCGGAGCCCGCTGAATTTGTATTGTGTCGTCACTACCAGCCCGAGTCCGTCCTGCCGCGCTGGAATCGAGTCAGTCATGGACGCGGTCGCCATCGCCATCGATGAGGAGTCGGCTGGTGCAGCGGCCGCATCCGAAAGACTGATCGCGCCGCCCAGTGCCATGCCGCTCGTGTCGGTCGGGGCGGACACGCTGTCGGACAGAACGGAGCCCTTCAGCGACAGGGAGCGCAAATGCGTGCCGGCGTCGCGCAGGCGATCGATCAAACCGCGCACGACATCCGCGAATCCGCCGATGTCGCCGCCGTTGGTGATGTCGTAGCCGTACTCGACGTCAAACAGCCCGTAGAGCGGCGACGACGTCGAGCTGTAGAATTTACTGCCGTCGAAATTGTCCTCAGCATCGAACATGGGTTTGAGCGGCGTGAAGACGGTCACATCCGTGACCTTGGCGGCCTGGCCCGTATAGGCGGTGATCGCCGCCTCGATGGCAATGTTATTTCCGCGCGGGCGAAGCACCTCGGCAATAATGCGCAGCCCGTAGGGTGCATCCTGCTCCCCAGGAAGCCGCGGCACCGCGTAATAGCTCCCCAACTCGTCCAGCCAGACGCCGCTGGCCGTTGTCGTGCTCATCTGGAGCAGCATCTGGTCGATTTGCTGAGACGCCTCCTCGAGCTCCCGCGCATTGGCCTCCATGTACGACCATAGAACGTTCGTGTAGCCGTACAGGTGGTCGCCGTTGGATTGGTCCTGGTCGCCGTCCGCATCCAGCAGCACAGCGGCACTCATCAGCGATAGCTCCGACCGATCTGCAAACTCGACCGAGTACCCGGGCTGAGCCGCCAGGTAGTTGACCAACTCGCCGATCGTGAATTCGGTCAGGTCAACCGCAAGCGCCGACCCAATGCCTCCCACCGGAACGGTCGTGAGACACGCACTCGAGACCGACCAGGTCATCCCTGTCCCAGCATAGCGCAGGCGAAGGGCCAGGAACGGCGCCGGGTCCTTGTCGAACACCCGGTGGAGGAAAGAGAGAAGCTTTCTGGTCAGTTTCATCAGGACAGCGCGATCGCGCCCGGCATGAGTTTGGTCTGTCGATCCGCCAGCACGTCATCGGCCGGGTCGGAGAACGTGACGTTGAACACGCCATCGATGCCCATCACCAGGGCGATGAGCTCGGACTTGATGACCGGTGCGCCAATCGCGAGCGACAGGATATAGGTGTAGATCACCTGCTCTGCTTCGACGATCAGCGCTGATTTGTCGTATCCAGCGACAGCCGTGAGAACCCCCGTGACGTCCACCAGAACCTCGGTCGCAGGAAAGACATCGACCCTGACACCGGCAGCCTTCCAGCCCGGCACGGCCATGCCGCTGTCGTCGTAGTAGCCGTAGATCACCTCGCGCGCGCGATTGACCAGGTCGCCCGATGTCCCGCCGGATCCGTTGTGGATGTAGCAGTTCACGAGGGCGATAGGCTGGGTGTCGTCATCGACCCATGGCTCGATGATCGACGAGGAGACCACGCGCTCGGTCTTGTTGCCGTTCGCGTCGGTCAGGTAGGCGAGATTCAGGCCGTACGTGAGCGCAGCGACCGTGCCGCGTGGCAGCGCCGCGATGAAGGCATTGAACCGGTTTTTGCGATCCTGCTCGTTTTCCGTATCAACGCCGCTGACGAAGGCCGCCAGGTTCTCGGCGGACTGGAAGCCGCCGATCGCCGGCTCGGCTGAGAATGACTGGCCGGCCAGGATATTACCGGCAGCGCCAGGCACCGAGCAGGTCACCAACACGTCAGCGAAGGTGCTGCCGGCCGCGATCACCACATCGTTGTTCGATGAATAGGTGACATCCCCGAAGGCGAGCGAGAAAGTTGTCCCGGCTGGAATGGTAATGGGTACGGCCGCAGCGGTAACCTGGACGCGGATAAGGCCGGTGGCCGGCAGTTCCGTGACCGCATCAAACCCGAAGCTGTTGTAGACGGAAACAGGTATAGCCTCCTTCAGGCCGATGAACATCTGCTGATAGAGCTCGTCGATCTCGGCGGCCGGCGCCTCCACCAGCGTGCGCGCCACCGAGCCAACGTTGAAGTCGGTCAGTTTCTGCTGCGTCGCCTTCATCCAGTTGACCATGCTGGCGACGATCGACGTGAAATCCTTGATTTGAAATGCCATTACACAGCCTTGGAAACGTTGATGGTGACGCCGGTGATCGGAACAACCTCCGCAGAAATCGAGATCCGGTCACCTACTGGCTCGGCCGTTACCTTGGACACGGCTTTGACTCGCGACTCCTGTCGCAGCGCCTCGTCGACGTAGTCGGCCGCGACCAGCGCGCGCACCGGACTCGACAAGGTGCCGATCAGGCGCCCCAGGTTCGCGCCGTAACGCGGGTGGAACGGCAGCTCGCCGTGGTCAGTCACGATTCGGTGGGACAGCGCCTGCCGCAGATTGGCTCGCCCGGAGACCAGGGCGAAGTCGCCGTTCTGGAACTGGAAGCCGCCAGCAACCAGCTGGCAGTCCGCCTGATACACCTCATCCGGGAACGCGGCCGCATCGACCTCGATGCTCGCCGACGGAACGCGGATCGTCGATCCGGTCAGCAGGACACCATCGCGCACCTCTGCCGGATTGTCGGTCAGATATGGCGGAACCAGTTTGTTCAACCAGATCAGCTGCGCCCATCCGCTCGCATCGCCGAGCTCGCGCAGCGCAACGCCGCGCAGCGTGTCGCCGTACTGGGTCTGGACGAACCTGAAGCCGGAAATCTGGCGAGTGAAGTCGGACATCAGAACGTTACTCCCGAAGTCACGGCGGACAGGGACGACGCAATGTCAGGCAGCGGCATCGGCGCGATGACGATGTCGCGGTGCGCCAGGTCATAAATCGCGGAGCTGGCCTGCGGCGAAATACCAATGACGCCCGTATCGGCCTTGTTGACAGCGTAGAACGGATTCTGGCCCGCGTACGCGGATGGCGGCATGCCTCCGCCCGTGGACGAGCAGTTCGAGGCGCCGTAGAGCGGATTGTAATCCTCGTAGGTCGGGGTCTTGCGCAAGGCGTTCTTCAGGACGCAGAACACGTTGCTGTAGGCCCCGGCCACCTGCATAAGCGCGGCCTTCGCGGCAGAAGGGATGTTGGCGATCGATGCCATCGTCCGGAACACGTTCAGTCCGGTTTGCGCGATACCATGCGCGGCCATGATGAACGGGTCAGCCAGCGACAACCCGTTCGAAATCGTATCGTGCACGGCCGTGAATACTCGGCTCGACAGACGCATGAAGTCTGTCACGGGCCCGAGAATCGTCTTGTTGACGAAATTTTTCGCCGTGTTGATTGCCGCATTGATCTCGCCCAGCGAGCTGAACAAGCTATCCAGGCCGAGGCCCTGCAGCCCGCCGCCGAGGGCCCCGAGCAGGCCCGAGATGGCGCCTGGCGCGCCGGACTTGCCCACCGCGATGAACGAGATCCGGTAATTGGCGAGAAGAGGCCGGCTCTTGCTGCGGCGGATCTCGAACGTTAGCGGCACGATGACGCTGGAGTAGCTGTTGAGGGTGTCGACGAAACGCAGCTTGACGTCGTTGGGATCGTCGCCGCGGTCCACGGCCTCCTGGCGCAGCTTGTGCCATTGCGTGTAGGTCTTGTCGCGCATGGTGATCAGGCGATCGCCGCCGTCCTGCCCGTCAGGACCGGCGCGCCAGCCCAGCGTGCCGGAGATGTTGATGCTCTCCAGGCCTTCGCCGAACGAGTCGATCCAGGCGCCGCCCAGGGTCTGGTTGACGGACGTGCGCGACGGGCTGCTCCGCGACATCTCCTCCGGTCGAATGAACAGCATGACCTCGTCCGCAGCTCCACCTCGCGCATCGAGGATGAAGCTGATCGGACGCTCTTCTGCCTTCTGACTTTTGGCCGGAGTGAGGTTCATGCCCCAATCGTAGCGTCACGACGAGGGCATGCCGGTCAGGGCACTGGGATGTCCGACGTACCGCTGCCGGGCTGGACGCCGCTGGTCTTGTGGCTCTTCAGGCTGATGGTATCAGCCTTCACATCGCCGCCCGTCACCGTCACGTCGCCGGCGACCGCCGCGCCGGAACCGCCCGAGACGTTGAGTCCGTTCTGAATCGTCACATGCCCGGTGAATATCGACTCCGGCGCATCCACCTTCAGTTGCGGCGTGGTCAACGTGGTGTTGCCGCCCACGGTCACATCCGCCGTGCCGTCGACATTCACCGTGGCCTTACCCTTGGTGTGGATGACCAGGTCGCCGTCGTGCACCAGGGTAGCATTCCCGGCCGGATCAACATGCAGGTCCAGCTTGCCGGCGCCCAGCACCACGCGCAGATGCATCGACGCGCCGGTGTTCTTCTCGGTTGCCCATTTTCCGTCCGTGTCCTTGCCATTCAGGTCGACATGGTCCGGACTCGCACCGACGCGGAAAAATGTCCCGTTCGGCCAGGCCATTTCGAAGTCGCCAGCCTCATTCAGGGTCGAGTAGACCTCGGACGCGTGCCGATCGACGCGCAGATTCTTCTCGTTGAAGGTCATCTGGTTGACCTGCGGGTACCGGAAGCCGGTCACCACGGGCATAATGCCCGAGAAGTCGACCGCAGCGACCGGGTTCTTGGGCCCAGCCTTGGTGATGTCCCATTTCTCGTCACCGGATTTCTCGTCCGGGCAGTACAGGTCGTTGCGCCCATAAGCGCCGTTGCCGTTCGATGTCAGGACCTGCACGCCGGCCAGGCGCGAATAGTCGTCCGTCATCACCAGGTCGACGGAATGATCTTCGGGGTGCGTCGCAACGACGACGCCGTATCGAAGTGCCATCAGGAGCTCGCCTGTTCTGAATAGTAGGGGGATTCCGGACCGCCGTTCTTGCGCAGGCGCTCGACGAAGCCGAGGCCGCGATCGACCTGCAGGACCGAAACGAAGTTGTTGAACGGGGAAAACTGGTGCTCGACCTGGACGACATAGTAGAGCGCCGTGAACGTGCCGCGACGCACCTTGACGTAATTGCCCGCGCGGATGTTCTCGTTGCCCTTGATCGCCATGGAGCCTCGCTCAAGCAGCACGTTGTCGCGGTTCATCTCGACCAGCATCTGACGCCGGTTCTTGATCCAGTTCGCCACGCTCGTATCGCGCTTGATCTTCTCCTGTTCTGACACGCCGGATGCGGTGTTGCTGACGTCGTCGCCACCCATCTCAGTGGTGACTTCCATCTTGCGGATGCCGTACAGCTTGCCCTTCGTGTTGACGTAGTCGGTCAGGCCGATTGTTTTCTTGTCGCCCGAGGTGGCGCCCGCCTGCTTCTGGTAGATGTCGCTGACCATCTCGTAGCGCGGCGCCCGGACCCAGTAATAGTTCGCCACATTCGAATCGCTCCGCGACACGTTGATGCTGCGAATATCCTCGGCTGGCACGTCATAGTAGACGAGCGTCGTCGGGTCCGTGCTGGCGCTGCTGAAGGCCACCGGCTCCTTCGTGTCAGGGTCGATCGGCTTGCCGTGCACGTCCAGGTACGGGTTCGGACGGTAGATGCAGTAGACCTTCTCATCGTCCTCGGTGATGAACAGCTCGTTCCAGACGCCCACGTCCAGAAACCTACGCAGCAGGTCGTAGAGCGCGCCCTCCTGGTTCTGGGTTCCTGAGATCGACGTCACGCCGTGCTTCTGCAGCGCCTTCACCTCGATCGTGCTGGGGTTGTCCGAGTTGCCCGACACGATGTCCTTCACGTACGGGTTCAGGATCTTGTCGAAGGTCTCCTTGAGGAAGTCGGCACCGGACTGGCCGATCTTCGCGCCGGCACCGAACCGTTCGAACATGGCGTAGGCCGAGATGATGTCCTGCCCAATCACGTACCAGGGCCCGTAGAACAGCTGCAGCATCTGCCACAACTTGCCGTAGTCCTGGCCAGCGATCGTCACCGTGCGCACCGGGCGTCCATCGTTGTCGACGAACTCCGACCTGGACACGTCCGATACGAACCCGCGCATGATCACCGGTGGCTCCGACGAGCCGTTCGGATGGTGCGCAAAACGGATCTCGACGATGTCCATCGGCTCGACGATGCCGGCCAGGGTGTCGACGCCGGCCGGCACCGAGTACGGCTGGTCGGAGACCGTGATGGAGAAACCGCCAGCCGGCTCGCGCACGGACTTTGACGTCGAGATCGTCGACTGGTCCGTCAGGAACTGGGTGAGGTCGATGGTCTTGGCCGTGGCGCCGTAACGGACAGATACCTTCTCCTCGCCATCGATCGTCTCGCGCTGTACGGTCTTGAACAGCGTAACCTTGTAGCGTGGCTGAAGAATTGGGATGTTTTCGATTACCGCCATCATCATCCCCCGGACGCCACAGGCAGCATGACGCGCTTCTTGATCTGCAGCGGGTCGGCGATGCGCTGGCCGGCGCCGTTCACCATCGTGAATTCTCCGGACAGGTTGATATTCTGGGTTTGCTGCTGCGCGGGCGCCGTGCGTGCGCCTTCGGGCATCGGCGAGGCGAAGTGGCCGCGGTTCTGCGTGATGGTGGCCACGTAATCGGTCGTCTCCGGGTTGCCCCACTTCGACGAGTCCCAGCCACCGTTATACGCGGCCAACGCCGCAGCATCGGTCTTAAACCGGTCCTTGTTCTCGCGCATGACCTCGCGGTGGATGATCACTGCATCATTCTCGTTGTACGGGTCCAGCTTGCGGCCGAGGCGCTGCTCGATCGCTGCCAGGGTCTTGGGCATGACTTGCGCCAGGCCCATGGCGCCGCTCTTCTTGTTGTAGGCGCTCGGATTGAACCGGCTCTCCTTGCTGATCTGCGCCGCGGACGTGCCAGGCGACAGCCCAAGCTCGCGGTCCGTACGCGCCAGCTCATGCATGACGTTTTGCGGGTCCTTCAGGGATGAGGCATTCGGGTCGGCCGGCGGGGTCGAACTCGTGCCGGCTGTGGCCGCGTTGATCTTCAACTGCTTGACGTCCTCCTCAAGCCGCGCCTTCTCTTTCTCCTCGAAATCGGAGCTCTCTTTGACCAGCTCGAGTATCCGCATTTGCGCCGCACGCTTTTTGGCCAGCAGCTCATCACGCTTCTGCACGTACTCCTTGCGAAAGGCATCCGCGCCTTCAGGCGTTCCGGCCTCGAGGATCTTCTTGCGATAGTCCTCACGCAGCTTGCCGAGCTCGCCCGGGCCGCCCTCCTCGCCGATCGACCTGACCAGCGATCGCTGTTCCTCGATGTCAGCCGAATTCTTGGCAGCATGGTTGCCGATGCGCTCCTGCGCCTCGGTGCGCATTACCGCCTCTTGGATGCCGATTGCTCCCAACTTGCCGTGTCCGGCCATGTGCACGATGCCGTAGCGCATGTCGGTCATGAGCGGCACCAGCTTGGAGGCCATCTCCTGGATGGTCTTGTCGACCTGGTTGATCGATTCGCGGGTCTTGCTGCCGTCAGTCTGCTCCTGCTCGCGCGAATAGGTGAGCTCGGTCAGGATGTCGCGCAGCTTCTCGGTGTCGCCGCCGTCGATGGCGGCCTGCAAGCGCTTGTTCTCGTCGACGGAGAGCGCCTTACGGCTCTTTCGCAGGGCGTCGGCCTGACTCAGCAGCGCGCCGCGGTCGCCAGTCTCGATGTTGGACAGAGCCGAGATGCCGGTGGCCGACAGCTGGCCCAGGTCCAGGCCCAGGCGCCCCATGCGATCCGTCATGCCGCCCAGCGACTGCGGGCCGATCGTGTGCAGCGCCATGGCCTGGTTCTCGTTCACGCCGAGCAGGCGCGCCGTAGCGTTGAGCATCAGGCTCGGGTTATTACCGTAGTCGCGCTGGATCTTGGACAGGATCGTCGACAGGTTCGTATCGTCCGATGTCGCGGCCGCGCCGGAGACGCCGCCCCCGAACTTCTTCGAGAACTGGGAAAACAGCGAGCCGGCACCGAAAGCCATGCGGCCGGTGCCGAACGCGCCCTGCTGCTGCAACAGCGCAACCTGGACCGGGTTGAGACCCAGCCGCCGTCCTAGCGCGCTGAAGAGATAATTCTGGCCGGCCTCACCGATAGCACCGCCGCCCATGATCGCTCCGTTGACGCGCCCGAGGATGGCCGCCGATCCCTGCGCATCCAGCCCCGGCACGCGCGACGCCATGAAGCCAGCCAACTGGCCGGCGTAGCCCTGGACGTTGGCGCTGGCCAGGCTGTTGCGGGTCTGCGAGGCGGCGAATCCGGAAATCGCCTGCAGGACCTCGTCCATCTTGCCGAACTGGCCGGTCTTCCCAACTGCCTCGCCGATCATCAGGGCCAGGCGCTTGCTCTCGTTGACGTTCGCCGTGACCTGGAACTGACGCATCTGCGCGAAGAAGGCGTTCGACTGTTCCGGGTCCATACCGAAGCTGCGGCCGAAGCCACCGCCGACGGAAACCTCCTCGGCCAGCGTCTTGTACTGCTCGCGCGTCATGCCCGACAGCTTGGCGAAGTCGGTTCCCAGCTTCTGGGTCTGTTCGAACGTGGTGTCGATATCGTAGGACGCGGCGCGCAGCGACTCGCGCAGCAGGCTGAAGCTGACGTTCACGTCGCCCAGCGTGCGCTTCAGCGTATCGTAGCCGACGCCCTCCTGGCCGGCGGCGTCGACCTTGTCCTTGATGGCGCCGATGCCCTTGCCGATGCCCAGCGCCGCCAGGCCGCCGAAGAGGCCCAGCAAGCCGGCGGAGAACCCGCCAGACATGCCGGCACTGGCCGCGTTCGCCACAACACCGCCGACCGGCCCCGTCGCGCGCAGGCCGGCGCCAGCGATCCCGCCCAAAGTCGACCCCAGTCCAGGTCCTGCAGGAGCCGGCGGTGCGGCCGGGTTAGACGGTGCGGCCGGCTGCGCGCCCGGTTTCGTTCCGCTCGGCGCCGGGGCTGTCGGAACCGCCTGAAGGCCGTACGAGGTACCGGCCGTGACGTGCTGGAACGCCTGCAGCAACTTGCGCTGCCGGATCGTTGGATCGTCGTACAGGCGGTTCCAGTCAACAGCGCCGAAGCCAAGGCCGCCCTGCCCGGTCGCCTTCACGCGATCGCGCAGCGCGCCGGAAATCTTCAGCAGCTCCTTGAAGCGGTCCTCGACCTGCTTGAGCTCATTTACCGACCCCTGCGTCACCGGCGTGAACTTCATCTTGTTCGCCGTCGCGACCGTCTGCGCGAGCCGGTTCATCTGCTCGTTCAGCTTCGCAATGGTTTTCTCGATGTCGGCGCCGTCGAAATCAGCGCTGACAGGGATCTTGATTCCGGTCATATCGGCTCGCCCCAGTCATCTGGGTCATCAAGGCCCCCAGGAATGGGGCCGGGTTCTTCCATCTGCTTCAGGACGTCATCGAGATCGAAATCGTCGTCCTCGAATTCCTCGCCTGGCGGCTTGTTCGCGTACTCATGCGCCCAGTACTCCGCATGCATCTGTTCGGGCGTCGCGTCCAGAAAACGCGGGTCAGTCGGCGCCAGGTTGTACTTGCGCCGGAACCAGAACTCGATCGACCTGGACATCTCCCGGCCGAGCCGCTTCGCCCGCTTTGGCAGCTCCGCTGCGAAAGGACTGCTCCTTTTCGCGTAGTGCCATGTGCACCGCCGCGAGCTTGCCGTAGGTTTCCGGGTCCAGCGGATCCATCGTCTCGATGTTCCATCCGGCCGGCGCCGACACCGTCAGAACGGTCAGCGCCGCGATCCAGCCACCCACCATTTGCAGCCACTCGGTCGGCGTCTCGACACCCTCCGTCAGGCGCGAGTACTCGGCGGCGATGCGGAGCTCATCGCGCAGGGTGCGTTTTGCGAACGAGAAGGCGCCGACGTTCGGAACGTCAACGAAGAAGTCGGTTGCAGCAGAGGAACGGGCCATGGTCATCCTTGAGAGAGTTTGGAGGGCATGCTTACGAGGATACGGTCACGACAAAAGAAAAGGCCCGCACATGGCGGGCCTGGCCGGAGCGTGCGGGGTGTTACGCCGCAGTGCCGGACACGTCCAGCGCCATGAAGGTGCCGGACGACATGACGATCGCGTGCTTGGTCACCTCGAGTTCGCCCGAGGCGTAGGTGCAGCCCACATATTTGCGCAGCACCTCGCCGGTATCCTTGTCGTAGGAGACGATGTCGAACACGCGGCCCTGCAGCGCGTCGTCGCCGTTCTCGGACGCGATGCCGAGCTGGCGCAGCGTGGCACGCTTCATGACCATGGTCTGGACCGACACGCTGTGGCGCGCGACTGTCGGCACGTGCTCCTGAACGTGGATGTCGCCGACGCCAGACGCGGCGTCCGGCGCATAGTCGTCCGACATACGCACGGACTGGATCAGGCCGACGTTCTGGCCGTCGAGCTGGATGACGATCCGGTTACCGGAGCGAACGTTTTGATTTACCTTTGCCATTTATCGCTCCTTAGATGGTCACCGAGCCGCTGTACGGCACGGCGAAGATGGTCACCGGGATGAAGTTGACCGGGATCACGGGCGAGCACTCGAATTGCACGCGCAGGACGTCGCCGTCCAGGCTGGCGGAGATGTTCCGGTATGCCGGGCTGGCCTTGTCGCCGACGATCACGCCCGGGCCTTGCGGCTCCGGCCTTGCGAGCTCGCGCAACGTCGACTCGGTGATGCTGGCGGCGCGCGACAGCACAATCGGCGAGCCCTTCTCGCCGCGCAGGACGTCCAGCGCCTCACGCACGTTGCGCGCCACGAAGTCGACCGCGACGCCGCACGACACCTCGACCCGGTTGTAGTTGTCGTTGATCAGCCAGGTGGTGATCGACTGCACGACCTTGAAGCCCGTGTTGGTCTCCTCGACGCACAGCACGCCGCCCTTGATCAGCTGATCGGTGTCGGTCGGGTTGCGCAGCTTGCGCTCCAGGCCACGCACCTTGATGGCCTTGTTGGTCAGGGCCGTTCCCGGGTTCACGCCCGAGAAGGCGCCGGCCAGCAACGCGGCCAGGATGTACGGCGGCTGCAGCACCAGGGCGCCGCTCGCGTCATAGTCGTAGAAGCCCAGATGCACCAGCGAGGTACGGTCACTGTTCAGTGCCTTCGCGGCGGTCAGAGCCGCGGAATCGCTGGTCCCCGGCGCCGCGCCGACGATGCCTCGGCGCTCCATGCGCGCCACGTTCGACATGAACGTGCAGTGCGTGTCGTTCATTGCGTGGATAGCCGAATCCGACGAGATCGGCGTCACCCACTGCACGTCGACGGACTGCAGCGTGGTGTAGGCTGCGCTCCATTCGTTCATCGTCACGTTGCCATCCGAGCCGCCGGCCAGGTAGGTGAACCCGAGCGAGACAGGAACCTTGCCGGCGTTGTCCGAGCGCGTGGCGGTGATGAAGCCCTCGCCGATGCCGTTGAACCAGTCGACGGCAGCCTGCAGGTTTGCAGTGACCGTGTAAACGGCGGTCTTGACGTCGACGGCCGTCACGTAGTCCAGTCCGTTCAGGGTCGGCTTGGTCGCGTTGCCGTCCAGGACCGATGCAGCGAACCCGGAAACCGAATTGATCTTGTCGACCACCTGCTGAACGGTCGGGAATGCGTTCAGGTCCACGGTCGCAACCGTGCTGCCAGAAGGCGCTTGCAGAACCAGGCTGTTGCCGGTGATCGACATGGTCGCGGTCACGGCAGCGCCGCTATACTGCACGCTGAACGCATTCCTGGCGATATTGTCGTCGGTGTAAAAGTCGTTCCCGAACTGGGTCGTCAGCTTCAGGCCGGTCGTGGTTCCCGCCTCCACCTTGACCTTGATCTGGTTGGTGTACAGGCCGTAGTCGGTCGACACCAGGTCGATCGCGGGCGAGCTCGAGACGTCCAGCAGGGTGAGCGATGCCTGGACGGCCGGGTTCACGCGCACGGCGACAACCTCGGACGGGCCGTTCGTCTGGGAGCTTGGATCGAAGGCCTTCAGCACTGCGGTCAGCAGCTCGCCATCGCGCAGCGTGGCCACCGCCTGGTCGGGCGAACCGAAACGCAGCGCCGTATTCGGCTGGCCGCCGGCGGACCGACCGACGAGCGCAACAACGTTGCCCACGGTCAGGTTCTTGTTGTTCATTGCGCTGTCGTCGACGACCGACATGGTGGCGGGCGAAGTCCACAGGCGCCCATTGAAAAATACGCTCATGCCGGATCCTTAGACAGGCTTGTTGATGAAAGCGGTGAAGCGAGATTGGAACTCGCTCTCCAGGTCCTTGACGCGGCCGGCCGCCACTTCGGAGTGGTGGAAGGCGCCGATCAGCTCGACGCGCTTGTCCGTCTTCGACAGGCGCGCGCAAAACTCCACGAGCGTCTGTTCTTCGGGCGCTGCCACCGGGGTGTCGTTGTTCGATTCCATTAAATACCCTCGATAGTTGTGATGACTTCTTTGATCGCCCCGACTTTCGCGCCCACTTGCGCAGGTGCGGAACACGAGAACGTGCACAGAACCTGGTAGACAGGCACCGCGTAACTGGCGAAGTCTTCCGTGTCCTGCTGCGAAAATTCGATTTCGACCATGCCGGCGAAATCGAAGATTGGGAGATTGGTCTGGACGATGCGGCGCAGCGCGCGACGCAGGGCGATCCTCTCGTCCGGGTTGATCGACCAGCCCATGATGGTCAGCTGCGTGCGCGCCAGCCAGCCCTCCTTCTCCGTCCACTGTCCGGCGTCGAAATCGTCCACCTCGACTGTCTCGCCAACGGTCCGCTCGGCCGGCTGCTCATTGCTCAGGTGGACGGTGACGACCGGGAAAACGGTATCTTCGTAGATGGGCGGCGCCGTCAGGACCGGGATGTAATCCTCAGCATGGCGCAGCGTTTCGCGCTCGACCTCCACCTGGAGGCCGAGGTCGAGACGGTCGCGAACGAGCGACAGCACGTCGCCGCCGAGCTCCTCGTAGATCGCGTTCGGGACGGCCGACGCAGTATCGCCCGGCACCCAGGCGTCATCCACCAGATAGTACGGCCGATAGTAGTACTTGCGTCCGTTGACCAACTGGAGGATGTCGAGCGTGATCTTGTCCGCTCCTTCATAAACCAGTAGCGCCTCCGGATCATCTTCGCCAGCGAAAGTATCTGCCACCTTGCGCAGCAGCCGCCACTGAACCGCGCCAGCCGGCGGCACAAGGAAAACCCTGAGCGCGTTGCCGGCCGAGACTGGTTGGATGAGCGAGATCATGACGCCATGATGCTGTCACGACGATCACGCGTGATGGTATGCTCTGGCCATGGCTCAATTATCGATCAAGGTCGACCTCTCCAGCGTGGTGGGGCAGGCGCGCGGCATCATTGACGCGTCCATCTTCCCGCGCCTCAACCAGGCTGTCAGCGCGGTCGCCCAGCAGGCGACGATCGACTGGAAGGAGGCGGTCGCGCGCGCCAAGCTCTGGACCGGCGAGAAGGTGCCGTATGGTGAATCGATCACGTGGAAGATGACCGGCGCGTTCTCGGCCGAGGTCTCGAGCGATTACAAATACGCCCAGGAAATCGACGAGGGGCGGCCCGCGCGCGACCTAAAAAGGATGCTCGACACATCCCTGAAGGTCCGGACGGCAAAGAGCGGGAAGCGCTATCTGATCATCCCATTCCGGCATCAAGTTCCCGGAGCGGACGCGATCGGGCAGTCCATGCCGGCCGACGTGTACGAGCTCGCAAAGAACCTGGCGCCATCGCGTGTCGTTGGCCGTGGCCGTCGCCTGTCTGGTACCGGCGCCATGGACATCAAGACGCGCAAGCCGATCACGGTCGCCTCGCGCAAGTATGCATGGGGTGGACAGCTCGATTTCCGCGACGAGGCCCAGTTCATGGCGGCACCGAACGCACAGAAGAAGCACCAGGGTATGTACCGGTTCGACACATCGAGCGGCAAGGCGAAATCGAGCCAGTACCTTACGTTCCGCGTCATGGTCGAAGGAGCCCCCGGCTGGGTCATCCCGCCGCGCGCCGGCCTGCACCTGGTCCAGGGTGTGACCACCAGGCTGCAGCCGCTCGCCGAAAAGGCCTTCAGCGAGGCCGTCAAGCGCGACCTGTCCTAATTACTGGATCGACCCCATAGATCGAACCGCCGCGCCTGCACGCGTTTCGGCAACCGCGCGCCGTGATGCTCGCCACGGTCGGACGGCAGCATGTCGTTGACGAAGTACTCCGTGAACCGGGTGCCGGTGATCGTGTACTGCGCGCCCTCTGGCGGCGCTCCGGCCAACCACGTCAGCACGCCAGCGTCGTCGACCGTCGGCAGGTCGCCCTCGACGATCGTGAAGCCATCCGTCGCCAGCCAGAACACCCGCTCGAACTTCTCGACGGGCAGCTTCACCCGCTCGTTGCGCGCGCCGCGCACCAGTGGCAGCGAGAAGCCGTCCGTGCTGTTGAGCATGAGCATCCGATCCCAGCGCCCGGCCTCGAACATGGGCGAGCTCTGCGGGATCGAGAACACCGCATCGCCGGACTCCCACTGCCCGAACTGAGCAAACTGCTTGACCACGCCCTGGCTCGCGACGCCGGCCGTCGCCGGCACCGGATCGCTCCAGAACACGCCGACGCCGGCACAGCGCTTGCAGGTCGGCTTGCCGCCGCCGGAGTGCGGGTCTCGACACGGGCAGGTGAAGGCGCGTCGCCACAGGAAATCCTGCCCGATTTGCGTCAGGTGTCGATCGAACGCTGCCGGATTCAACCGCATCACATCACCCCCATGGTCAGGCCGTGGATCGCCGTGCGCAGGCCACCATTCGAACCAGGCGCGCCGTTCAGGATGCGGTCGATGGAATCCTCGTACTTCGACATGTCGAGGCTCATGGACTGCGACAGGCCATCAGCCGAGATCGAACCCGACTGCGGCAGGAAGGCGTCCTCGAGGATCTTCAGCACCGCCATCTTCTTGACGGCATCGACGAGCTCTGGGTAGTCCGCAGCGGCGTTCTTGAGGCCGGCCACGTAGGTGATGCGCACCATGTTCGGGATGACTCGGCCGACGGCCACCAGCTGCATGAGCATGGGCGTCAACTGTGCGACCGCGCTGGTCGACAGCGGCACGATGCGCACCTGGCCATACTTTCGGTCGAGCTGCAGCCACTCCTGCGGAATGTCGAACACGTTGTTGCCTTGAGCCGGGTAAGCGAAGCGCACGCTCTTGACCTCGATCAGCGGCGAGCTGTGGGTCTGAAACAGGCCCCAGCGGTCCTCGGCGTACATCAGCGGGTCGTAGTCGTAGCCTTCGTCGAGCTCCCACGGCATGGTGCCCAAGGCGTCGATCTGATCCTGCGTCGGCGGCTCCGGGAAGAACATGGTCGGCTGCAGCTTCACGCGCAGTGTGCGCGATACCTCGGCCTCGGCAGCGGACAGCTTCTCCCAGATGTACGACGCACTGAGCGTGACATTCGGCAAGGCATTCTGCGCAGTCAGCACCAGGCGATCGCGCTGCATCTGCGCCACCGCCGTGAACTTGTTCGGAAACAGCGCCGATCCCAGGTCCGAGATCAGCTCGGCATCCGCCCGGATGAAGACGCGCACCACCACCTGCGCCACTGCGCCCTGCGTCGATGTGTAATTGGCGACAAGGGCGTACCACTTCAGCGGTTCGCCACCCGGCTCAATCCAGAACACAATATCCGTCCCAAGGAAGTCGCTATCGGTGATCGCCATATCCGGTCCGGTCGACCAGACGACAGAATTCAGCGAATCACCGGGCGCAAGGAAGTCGGCGAGCTTCAGGCGGTAATCCTGCCGCGCGTCCTTGTCCTTCTCAATGACAATGCCAGCGTCGCTCGCGACAGAAATCGAAATGGTCATGCAAATCCCCGAAAATTAGTCCCAAGCCTGATAGACATCGACGGCCTCGCTATGCGGCTCAAAAACCCGCATGGCCGGAGGCACGTGGATTCGAGCTTTCGCCAATGCGCCGGCGACTGAGAAATTCTCCTGTACCGACCCGTCTCCGACGAGCAATTTCACGATGACGATTGGCCCGCTGGATCCCACATTGACCTGCATACCAGACAGGCCGTCCAGCAGCTGCACCCCAGTCAAAGCGCCGTCGTTGCCGATATTGTGCTGGTAGGTCCCATCACCCCGGATCGTCGGCGGGATAGTGATTACACCTCCGCTGCCAAAGTTGAACTGAACTGCGCTGTAGCCACCAATCAACTTCGGTTTGGATACCGCCCCGGCAGAACCCACATTAAATTGGGTCGCGCCAGCTCCTGCTATCAGGGCCGGTCGCGAGACGGCGCCGGCGCTACCGACGTTCATCTGCAGCGCACCTGCCCCGTCGATCAGCGGGATCCGAATGACAGATCCAGCGGCATCCGTGTTCGACTGGCTCGATCCCATCCCCCGCAGCGCAGGCCCTGGAGAGATCGCGCCAATGCCGCCATCGTTAAGCTGGATGATAGAAGAACCGCCCAAGGGCCAGATAATGCCGAGCGCTCCACTCGCGCCGCTGTTTTCCTGGCTCGCCCCGACACCATCGATCAGCTTGGGCCGGGAGACGACGCCCGCACTGCCAACGTTCGGCTGCGCTGACGCAACACCCCCGATCACCTGGATCGAGCCAACCGAGCCGGTGCCTCCGACGTTCATCTGCAGAGCGCTACTGCCGCGGATCGACGGTCCAGCTGCGAGCCCGCCAGCAGTCCCTGCATTGCTCTGGAGCGCCCAGGTGCCCCCAAGGACAGGAACTGAACCCGCCGCCCCACCGATGCCAGTATTGGCCTGAACCGCCCCGAAGCCATCTATCAATTGTGGCTTCGATGCAGCGCCAGCAGTCCCGCTGTTCGCCTGGACGGCACCAGCTCCGCTGATCATCTGCGGGCGGGAGACCGCACCAGCGACACCGAGGTTGCTCTGGAACGAAGCAGCCCCAGCCGCAATCAGCGGGATAGTTGCCAGTGACCCAACGCTGCCGGCATTCTGCTGCAGGGCGCCATTACCCCGCAGCGCAGGCCCGGGCAGGAGCGCACCGGAGCTGTCGGCATTACCCTGCACAGCGCCGGCGCCGAAGAGCGTCTGGACGAGAACCGCCGCTCCGATGCTGCCTACGTTGCCCTGAACGGAGTCATCGCCCGGCAGAGACGACACCAGAACGACGCGTCCCGGCGTGTCATAGTTGCCCTGCGAGGAATCCACTCCAGAGAGCGTGAAAACCTGTGCGGCAGAATACAACTGATCCGAGAATACAGCCGAATCATCCAGCCGCTGGAACGTATAGACGCGAGAGGAAGGCGTTTGCTGTACGTACGCCTGAGCGTCATAGACCGCGTTCCCGTCGAGACGCTGGTACGTGTAAACACGTTGAGCAACAGGCGAACCTGCGTACGCCTGCTCGTCAAAGACGGCATCACCATCAAGCCGCTGTTCCCGATAGACGCGCGGGGAAACAGACGAGCCTAAATAGACTTGGGTATCGTAGACACCGTCACCATCAAGCCGCTGCTCCCTATAGATGTCCATCAGTCAACCTTGACCGGGCCCGAGAACGCTTTGTGCACCGTGCTCGGATTGCCGTCACTGTTCGTGACGACCAGCCAGCCTACCTGCCCCGATGTCATCATCGTGTTGGTCAGGCTGACCTGCAGCAGACCGCCAGCCCCGATTACCACCGTGCCTTTGTCGGTCGGGGTGCTGAACTGATCTGGCGCGCTCTGATCGAACCAGGCGAACTTCAAAGTATCGCCTGCAGCAATGGCGACACCATCTGCTCGTACGAGATTGATAGTTGCCGTTTTTACAGTAGGAACAACCGCGGCCGGGACAGTGACAATTGCCGTTCCGGATTTTCTTGGATCTTGAACACTCGCAGCCGTCACAGTGACGAACTGAACCGCCTCAATCGCATCCGGCGCCTTAAACAGGCCGGCCGCGCTGATTGTTCCCTTGTCCACCGACCAAGTCACACCCTGAGCCGGAGAATTGTCGCCGGACACGGTCGCGGAGAACTGCTTCGACGTGCCCCCGGTGACCGTTACCGATGCCGGCACCACGTCGACCGACGTTACGGTCGGCTGAGTGTCCACGGCAGCGATCGTCATGGTCGCCGTGCCGAACTTGCTCGTGTCGAAGACGCTGGTAGCGGTCACCACGACGGTTTGGTCGACACTCGTCGCGGCCGGCGCAGTCAGCACGCCGGCGGCACTGATCGTGCCAAGGTTCGTGGACCAGGTTACGCTCTGCGGCGGCGAGTTGGTGCCGACCACAGTGGCTGTGAACTGTGTCGCCAGGCCTCCGATCAGCACCCCAGACGATGGGGAAACGGAAACACTGGAAACTGCAGTAACTGCCGCCGCGATCGTCACGGTTGCAGTTCCGAACTTGGTCCCGTCAGCGATGCTGGTTGCGGTGATAGTGATCACCTGCTGAGAGCTCGTTGCCGCCGGAGCCGTGAATACGCCGTTGATGTCGATAGAGCCGGCGGTAGCATTCCAGGTGACCAGCTGTGACGGCGAATTCGTGCCGGTCACCGTCGCGGTGAACGTGGTCGAGCCGGTCGCTGTACTCGGCGAAACGGTCACGCCAGTCACAGTGGCAGTTGCGGGGGCATCCTGAGGTGGCGCCTCCGGACTGCCGCTGATCGCCATGATCGAGACGGCCGACGTGCCGGCTTGAGGCTGACTCTCCCCTACTACATTCGAGAAGGTCAGGATGGGGACCCCATAGTTGCCAGCCGGCAGGGTAACACTGACCGTAAAGGTGTTCGGGGTAACGCTTGTGTCGACGGTCACCGCCGCAGTTTGTTCGACTGCGCCGCCAGGGTTGGTGGCCGCAATCGGCACAACCAACTTGCCGCTGGTCGCCTTCTCCACCGTGCCGTGGATCGTCAGAACCTGACCAGAGATCGGGTCCTGAACCACAGTCAGTGCCCGTGGCCCCACGACAACAACGCCGGTGGTTCCGGATTGCGGCATACTGGTCCCCGCAGGGCCCGTAAATGTCAGGATCGGCGCATCGTAGCTGCCGGGAGGAAGTGCGGCCGAGACGGTGAACGTATTTGGCGTCACCGTCGTATCCACCGTCACCGACAGATTTTGGGTGGCGACATTCGGATTGCTCGCCGACGCCGGAATGATGACCGAGCCCGACGTCGCATTCTCGACCGTTCCGTGAATGGTCAGGATCTGGCCGTCAGTGACGCCATCCTGGATCAGGCTGAGCGCACGCGGCCCAACCACATCGATGACGCCAAGAGGATTTGACCCTTGAACGCTATACGACGAATTCGACACGGAGAACGCGAGGTTGTACCGGCCTGCCTGTACCCCGTTAAACGTAATCGTGAAAGTCCCAGAGGAAATGACGACGTTGACGGAGTTTTGCGCCACAGCGGAGTTGTAGGGCACCGCCGCAGGGGTAATGGACGCTGTTCCGCTTGTCGGATTTCCAGACGTCGTGCCAGTGACAACGACAGTCTGACCCGTTACCGAAATTCCAGTAACCGTTGCTTGCGGAGCCTGAACCGCAGATGGGTACTCCCATGCGCCGATATCGGCCGAACTGCCCTGCTGGCGGACGCCGCCTATCGTGGTAGTGTTGCCGGCGCTCGGCGTCGTGCCGGCGTCAATCAGGTCAGAACCGGCCTTGACCCTGAAGTCGTTGACGGTATCCACGAACTGGTTTGCGTAAACCAGGTTCGTTTTATTGTTCGTGCCGAACGAAATCGCACCATCGCTTGCGTTGTTCGAACCAATCAAATCGGAGCGCGTCGAGAATGCAGAGCATCCGAACGCGGCACAGTTTGAGACCTTCATGCCAGAGCCGTCAGCATCAAACGCTGGCTTGCCCGCTGCAGGCAATGATGACAGGCGGACAACCGTGACGTTCTCGATTGTCGGCGAGGCGCCACCCGTTGACCAGTACACGGCAGTGGAGGTTGTTCCGGTCAGGATCACGTACGTATTGCGCACAATGCCAGACCGAGGGAAGATCACCCGAAGGGTCGCGTTACTGCCCGCGTTTTCAATCAAGCAGTTTTCGAGTATCGCACTGGTGTTCCCGAAGCTAATCCCGACGGACGAGATGGCGCCAGCACCTGACGATTTGATTTGCAGGCCAGTCATGGTAACGAAGTTGCCGAGACTGATATGCGTAGCGTAGTTGAAGGCGAATTTTACAGCGACGCCGTTTGCCTGGTTGTAACGAAGCGCGTTCGTGAGAACATTCGGGTTGTCATTAAACCCGTGGCCGACCGCCGGTCGAATGACCAGAGTATGCGTCGCATCGAGCGTTTTTCCGTTGAAGTTCCATACCGCACTCGGCACGAACTCCGAGTCGTTATACAACTCAAAAACGTACGATACGTCGGCCGCCACCCAGTCACTGGGGGTCGACGCCCATGCCGCCGCGACTGTCGCGTAGTCTCGGCCAGAAGCGGCGCTGCCAATTTTTAGAGTTATGGTCTGCATAGCGGTCCTTTAGAAGTAAGCGTCTTCGAAGCCGTTGTACTCCATCACCACCTCGCCCTGCGGCGTACGGTGCGAGTAAATGCAGACGAATTCCGAATTGTCCTCCAGCCCAGTGATCTCGTGCAGAAGTTCTGCCTTCACGAGAACCCACTGGCCGGCCTTGAACGTCTTTTCCCACAGCACTGCGCCGCTATCATCGCTCGTCACGATGTGCACCGATCCGCGCGTGACGAACGTCGTATGGTCGAAGTTGTGTTTGTGACCAGCGCACACGTCACCCTTATCGAGCGGATTCGGGCGAATGAAAATGTTCCCGGATTGGTATTCCATAATTGTTCCTCTTACTTGGGACCGACTTCGCTGGGCGGCAGCAACGGGCCATGCGACGCGTACAGATAAGACATTGTGTAGGCCATGCCGGCAGAACGTTTTACAAGGTAATCATCGTAATAACCTTGCAATTTTTCAATTGCGGCAGCGAGGCGCGGAGCCGGGTAATCCGGGAAGTAATCACGACGTGCCTTCAGATACTGCATGTACAAGTGAGGACAGCCGAAGTGTTCTTGTGCACGGTCGTTGTAGGTTGTGAAGAAGCCTTTGAACTGCTGCGTTTGATTCGCATTGGCGGCAGCATTGGCCGACGTATCGGGCGGGAGGGGTGGAACATACGTATCCACCATTTGGCTTTGGGCCACCCAGTCAGCCGGCACATCGGCTGCCGTGTACAAGCTGATATCGTTCTTTCCCATTGCCACAGCTGGGTAGTAAGCATCGCGCATGTCCGTATCCATGACGTAATCGATGACGAACTTGTCAAGATTGCGGATCATCATATCCAGAGCGTCACGGCACTTGTAACTACGCGCGCGCATTGCTGCGAACATGCCGAATTGACGCATGGCGACCAGCGTATGAACCATGTACAGACCGAGAGAACCGCCGGCACTCTGGTAACTTGTGCCAGATGCTATTGCGCCACAACCCAGATTCCGGATCGCCGCGGAATACACTGTCTGTGCATTGTCAATGAAGGCGGGTTTGTAAACAACATCGTAAAGCAGCTCGAGCTCGATTTGCAAACGCGATTCGATATCTTCCTTTGAATAACCGAGAGGATGCTCAGTGGCGACTTTCCAGGCCATGACGTACGCAAGCATACGCCATGCATGCTCACGAACAGTATAGAAGCCCAACGGATTATAGTTAGGGCGAGATCCACCCAGAGAACACATCCACTGCGTATCGAAGTCATGTTTGGCGATGAGCGCATGCATGGGGCTATTCAGCATGATAGCCCACCACGCAGCATTCGCGTAGCTGTGCAGACTGTCACGCTGCCATCCCGAGTAATACATAAAGCCCTCGGGATCGTTACTGGTCTTCCTGCGGCTCTCCCCGTTCTTGATACCTACGATGTCGATACAGTAAGACCGCCCGGGCGACGTAAGCAGTGCAGGGTCGTTGCCATAGTAAGAACCGATGAAAACCCATTTGCCTGCCAACATGTCATCCTTTGGCATGGATTCGAAGGTTTTGACGTTACGTATCCAGTGGTTACTATGATTAAAGTAATTCAGCCCCCATTCTTCGGCCAGATCACGAATTGGGACATTACCTTCAGGACGAACCCAGTTTTGATCGGAAGCCAGGATGGCCAGTACCGAAGGCGATGGCGATCGGTCAAACCGCTGTCCGCCCTTGCCGGTAATCCAGTCGTGGCCACCGACGCCGCCGGCTTGATACTTGAACCCCATCGACCGGTAAGCAGGATAGTGGTCACGGTTAGTGAACAGACGCGCGTCGCGCGGTCGCGATTCGTAGGCGGACAGATAAGTGCTGTCTAGTGCCCTGTCATCCTTAAGTGGATACGGCGGCAATGTCAGCCAATGCGCCGTAGCATCGATTTGCTGGCCTGCTGTTCCCAGCGAGCTTTCATAGACAGACAGCGGATAGTAAGCGTTTGCACTGCCTCCTCCAGTCGCCCCAAAGACGTTATGGGAATACGCGTATGACTCGACCCCAGCGAAATATTTACCAGCTTTAGAAGAGAGGCGAGTCCGAATATTTTGCCAAGGAAGAATCTGTGCGCAATTGAAACGCGGCATTGCAGGTTCGGTCGCCGTCTGGATCTCCGACAGTTTCGACGAATTGATCGGAACCGTAGGCTTATCGTTGAACGCTTTCCACTCGTGGGTAAACACCGGCGTACGGTCAGACGCACCGTTCTTGTAACCATCTACCGTGTACAGGTTGATCTTGAACGCTGGCAATACAGTGCGGTCTGCTTCGAGAGGATTGGTGCATACACCATTCACATCCCAGCTGGACTTGACGAATGTATCCATAGCCGGATACGTGGTCCATCGACCGTACGGTTTAAACGACAGCATCATCTGTTCGAGCTGCGTGACGCCGTCCTGGCTGTTGTAGTTCGCTGCAATCAGCAGCAGGCCACCCAGCTCAAACCGACGAGCCGCAATCGGCGTGGTCCACTTGATCGTATCGTCCAACTGGTAAACGGCCACATCCCCGATTTCAGCCGCCATCTCGGCATTCTGGAATACCCAGTCCTCTTGGCGGTTTGCCTCCTGATAGGTGGCGATGCCGACCACGACCGGAGCATCTTCGTTAATGTAGTCCACCAGCTCGATGATGGTCGGCGTCGTGGACCTGATCGGAGGCGCCTTCGGGCCGGTGCCGGAAGCCAGCATTTTCGGCGCCTTGGTGCCGGCCGTAGGCGAGAACGCATAGCCCTCGGTAGGCAAGCCGGTCGGGCTCGACGGGAGCGTCATCTCTTTCCCGGAACCAGTCAGCCCAAGGGTGTACGTGATCGAGTGTCCGCCGCCTTCCAGCACCAGCACGCAGGCGCCAGTCGAAAGGTCCGCAGCCTGGCGCACGGTCGCGGCGCCGGTCACGCCGAAATTTGTAATGTTGCCGGAGCTGGTGCCGATTTCACCGGTAACGGCGATATTCAGGAACTCGACGCCGGTCGACGCCGGATTGACCGCGGCGGAATTTGGATCACGGAAGCAGCGCAGGCGGCGGTTCGGGCCAAGGGCAGCCTTTACCGTATTGGCCCAATCGAGCTTCGTCGACGCCGAATTCAGCAGCGACTTCAGAGCAGAACTCAAGACAGGCATCGCTGCTCCTTATTACGCCAGCTGCGGCTGGTTGGACGTGTAGGTGAGGGCTGGGAAGGTGTAGCTGGTGCCGACGACGATCGCAGTGTCGCTGGTCGCGTTGGTGACCCACAGGACTTTGCTGGTGCCGTCGGTGAAGGCCCAGAACAGGTCGATCTTGGTCGCCGGCGGGACAGGGCCGGAGGCGCCGACGGTGGCCGCCGCAACCTTCCCGGCCGGCGACGTCACCTGGCGCGCGCCGTTGCCGCCATTGGCGATCACCCACTCGGACGGCGCAATCGAAACCTCTGCCATCTTGTTCGCCAGAACGGTCGCGTACGTGTCGCCGTTGGTATAGGAGCTGATCAGCAGTTGCTTGATCGCGCTGGTTTTCAGGTAAGTCAGGCCGTTGTCCAGCACATCCGAGTGAGCCCACATGATTGATCCCTTGAAGAAAGTTTGAGCAGTTCGCTCCATCATGCCGTCACGACAAAAAGCCCGCTACGGGAGCGGGCTTTCGGTGCTGCGGTTGCCTCGGAGGATTACTGCGCCTTGTTGGCGACAGCGTCCTCGGCGCGCTTGATTTCGGCCCTCAAGCGCTGTGCCTTCCAGTTGCCCTTGACGTCGATACCGAGCTCGGTCGCGCGTGCGCGCAGCGCTTCCATGTCGTCAGCACCGGCAGTGCTGGCATCGCCCTCGTCGCCGGCGATCGGGTTGCCGTCGTCGTCCGCCAGGACGTAACCCTTGATGGAGGCGAAGTTCGCCGCCTGCTCGTCGGAGACGTTCTCCGAAATAACGCCCATCTCGTGCCGCTCGAACTTCACGCCGCTGATCTCTTCCGACGCGTTCGGAAGAGTGCAAATTACTCGTGCCATGGTCCCCTCCTAAAATGGGTGATAAAAAAGCGG